TCAGCAGCAGTTCGTGGAGGTGTTCGGCCCGCCTGACGATACGATCGGCTATGAGGCGTATGCTGCGCTTCAGTATCTCCGGCAAGGTCGTCAGCTTTGGTTTGTTCGAGTGGTTGGTGCGGCTGCGGCTGCTGCAACGCATACTTTCCTGTATGGTATTCCGGTTACGTCAGAGTCTCAGACTGAAACCCCGGCAATCGATGGTATTGTCAAGAGCTTCACTGGTACTGTGGCCCATGCTCTTGTAAAGCCTATTGGGTTTACTTTAACGGCCAATCTTCTTACTCATGGCACAAGTACCATGACCGATATCACTGGCCAAGGAATTCTTGTTGGTGATCATGGTACTGGTACGATTACCTATTCGAGTGGAGCATGGTCAGCCACCTGGGATACTGCTCCGGCTAATGCTTCTGATATCACTGCCACTTATACGTATACCGATGATGGGTTCCTGGCTACCTGCATTTCCGATGGTGAATGGGGCAACAACATCACCATTGGTATCGAGGACGGTAGTAACGCAGGGACCAAGAAGCTCACGGTGTACTACGAGGGGATGTCGGTCGAGCGTTGGAACAACATTGACCTCGATGACACGGTTGGCAACACGCAATTCATCGAGACGGTGATCAACGGTAACTCCGAGTACATCACCGTTACGTTGGATGCTGGTGTTCCGGCTGCGACTGCCCTTCTTCCGGTTAATATAGCGACTCCAGTTGCTCTAACTGGTGGAGATACGGATGCCGCTGCGGTGGTCGCTGCGGACATCATTGGTTTAGCGTGGGACGATGGGCTGTCCTCGCCAACCGGTCTTCAACTTTTTGCTTCGCCGGGTGCGGTAGACATCAACTTGTTAGCTTGTCCGGGATGGTCGGATGCTGCGGTTGTAAACGAGCTGCTGAACATCTGTGAGACACGGGCTGACTGCATGGCGATCATTGACCCGCCTGATAACCTTCGCCCGAGCGAGGTGGTGGACTGGCACAATGGTCAGGGTACGTGGGTTGGGCAGCATGCGGCCTTTAACAGCTCCTACGGTGCTCTGTATTGGCCGTGGGTCAAGGTCTACGACTCCTATAATGCCCAGTACGTGATGACGCCGCCCTCTGGGCACGTTCTCGCGGTGTATGCCTTTACCGACTACAACACTGAGACTTGGTTCGCTCCTGCGGGCGTCCAGCGGGGTCGGGTGAAGTCCGGTGTTGATGTGGCGATGGGTGCAACTCCCGGTGAAACGGACCTCCTGTACGGTGACGGCAATGCGGTCAACCCGATCGTGCGCTTTACCAAGGAGGGGATCGTGGTTTGGGGCCAGCGGACCCTGCAACGGTCTCCGACCGCCCTTGACCGGGTGAACGTTCGCCGGTTGCTTCTGTATCTCCGGAAGGTGATCTCGACTGCTGCCCAGTACCTCGTGTTCGAGCCGAACGACGAGAAGACCTGGAAGCTGTTCGGCCACCTCGTGGTGCCCTACCTGAACGATGTCCGTCAGCGGCGCGGTCTCTACGACTTCCGGGTGAAGTGCGATGAGAGCACCAACCCTCCGGCTGTTATCGATCGGAACGAGCTGCACGCGCAGATCTTCCTGAAGCCGGTGAAGGCTGCTGAGTTCATCCAGGTGGATCTCGTAATCACCTCGACCGGTGCCAACTTCGACGAGATCATCTACTAAGGCTAGGCAGATGACTCTACTTGAACGTGTTAAGCAACGTGTTGGCCTCTTGCAGGCACTTGGGGCAGGGGCCAGGACTCTTTACCAGGGGGTAAAGGACACGCCACGTGATATCAAGCGAATGCGGGTTGCCCATAAGCTGCTGACCCGCACTCGCCCAATTGATCCGAATTTGCCGGGGAAGTTGCCTCCGCTTCTTCAACGGCACCAAACCTTGACGGCAGCACTTTCTCAAGGGAAAAACGCTTTCAGCCCAGAAGATTTTGCACGAAAATCTACTGAATTCGCTAAGGTAGAAAAAACACGTGCGAAGCTTGGGGCAATTCGCAAGGCTGCTGTTCAGCGTAACGCGATTCGGTTAGGGGCATTAGGACTAGGGTTGACTGCTGGCTCCTTTGCTTATCGCACTTACAAGTTGCGGAAGCGCCAAGCACAAGAGCGGGCTAAGTACCGAGATTATCACGTTTTCCCGGAGCATAATTACGCGACTGCTCCGGTTCAACCTGAGAATCGCGCTGTTTACTACGACAACCCTGTTCCAAGTTCTGGCCCACCGCGAGTAATTGAGAATGAACGCACTCAACTCATCAATCAGATCATAGAAGCGATTCTCGGATAACGGCTTTATTTGGTGGACACTGTATAGGAGGGTTCTAACATGCCATATTGGGAACCAATCGGATCGGATCTTCTTGGGGCCAAGCACATTGCCAGTCCCGGTGGCGGCTTTGAACCTCAGCGCGGGCACAACTTCGAACTTCTTCTTACGCTCCCCGGTGGTGTCCCAGGTGGCGTTGATGCAGCTATTCTTTTGAAGTCAGTGGAAACCTCGCTAGGTATCAGCCATAACAGTGAGCCACTGGCCCTGCCGTACATGAACGAGACCGTCTATATCGCTGGACGGCCCCTGTACGCGCCTGGGGCAGTGGTCTACCGCGACATGGTCAACATGGGTGTCTACAGCATGCTTGAGGGCTGGTATCAGCTCGTGTACAACGCCTATACCTCGGAGATTGGGTACGCGGCGGACTACAAGAGCATGGGCACGCTGACCATGTATGACGTGAAGGGCATCATTGCCCGTTCCTGGGAGCTGATCGGTATCTGGCCCCAGGATATCTCGCAGGAAGCGCCGTCGCATGTGAACGGTGACATCATGCGGCTCAATGTGACGTTCCAGTTCGACAAGGCAGTACCTTTGTTCATTGCTTCGTACTGATAGAGTTTGACAATAAGATCTTTTCTTGCCCGCTATAAGAACTTTCAGCCTGCCTAACCTTTCATAAGAGGCAGGCTGTATTTTTAGATGAGGACAAGAGTTAACCCAATTAGGAGGACACAATGGGTGAATTCGATTTCTTAACGCCAATCCCAAAAACCACGGTGCAGGTGAAGCTGCCGTCACGGGGAGTCCTTTACCCAAAGGGATCTCCTGCGTCGGGCGGTAAGTTGACCTTGACGCCAATGACGATGGTTGAGGAAGCCGTTTTCGCCAACCCGAGGTCACAGGGTGGGGAAGCGGTGGACACAATCTTGAAGCGGTGTATCCAAGAATCTGTTGATGTCAACACGCTTTTGTCCAGTGACAAGTTCTTCATGTTCATGATTCTTCGTGCCATCACCTATGGTCCGAAGTACTCGTTTGTGTGGACTTGCACAGCTAGGAAGAACCCTCGGGAAGCTTGTGGCCGGAAGAACGAAAAGACGGTCAGGATCCCCGATGACTTCGAGGTGAAATACCTGGCTGATGAGGATAAGGAGCCGTTTATCCTCCGGCTGAAAGACAGCGGCAAAGAAGTTTCTCTGCGGCTTCTTCGTGGTTATGACGAACCGATGATCGACAAGTACACGGCGGAGTTGGAAGCCAAGCGGAAGCAGGGTATCCAGATCGCTGATACGACTCAGGCGTACCGGTTGTCCCGGCATCTTGTGGCTGTGGACGGTAAGTCGGTCGAGAAGGCCCCCGAGGACAAGGTGCTCTCCTTTCTGGTGTCTTTGTCGTCCAAGGATATCCAGCAAATCCGTGACACTATCGTGTACTACACCCCAGGAATTAGCACGGGTGTGACGCTCGTGTGTGCTGACTGCGGCACTGTCCACGAATGGGATTTGCCGTTTACGGCGGACTTTTTTCGTGCAGTCGATACGGAGCCGGGGCGAACAGTGGTCGATGAAGTTCGACCTGATGTACCACCTCGGGATGAGGTACAGCGAGATAATGAGCCTGGACCTAGCGGAACTCCAGTGGTACTACGAGAAGCTGCGAGAGACGAAGGAACAGGAGATCGAAATCGAGAAGGTCAAACTCGAAGTGCTGGCTTACGTCGCATCAGCCGGGGCCACCAAGAAACAGGCGCAGAACCTACTAAGCGGTAAGGGTAAAAAAGAGGGTTAACCTATGACCCCCGATCTCGACCAAACTCTATCCCTGAAGGCGCAACTGAATGATCTAGTTACGCCGACGCTACGGAAGATCGAGCAGAATACTCGTACGACCAGTGATGCGTTGAATCAACTGGTGCAGGCTTTCGAGCAGGCAGGGGCACAGACTGGGAGTAGCACGAAGGGTATGACCGACAAGGTCGGGGATAACCTCGACCAACTTCAGGCTAAACTCAAAGAAACTGGTGGTGGGTTCAGGGAGTTCGGGGAGGAAGCGTCACAGAATTCCCGTAAGGTAGGTCAGGCGTTAGAAGACGCGCTGTATACTGAAGGGGCTACCCGTAAGCTCGATGAGTTAGACAAGGATCTGGGCGGGGTCAATCGTGTTTTCACTTCGATGGCTTCCCGACAACGGTCCATTTCGGGGAAAGCTCGGAACCTTCAGGCTGTAACCAAGGATAATATCAACAAGAGGGTCATTCCGGCCTTCGAAGAACTCCATGCTACATTAGACGACTACCCGGATACTTTGAAGGAGATCAACAGCCTCGAAGAGGGCCGAATGAAGATGCTCTCGGAGGGGGGAAGTGTTCTTAGCCGGGTAGGAGAACGGCTCAAGGGGCTGACTGGTATCCCCGAAAAGATCAAGTTCGGGGTAGCGGACATGGCAGGTGTTGTGACTGGCGGCATGCTCGGTGTTGCGGGCATGAAAGTGCAGGAGCAACAGCGAGAAGTAGCCCGAGTGGGTGGAGTAGATGCGTTTCAAGCGCTGCCTGGGGAACTCACCAAAGCTACCATGCAGGCTCAGACCACGATGGATGTGGCGGGGCCTTTTGTGCTGGCTCTGAAAGAGCTGAACGCTACCTCCAGTGAACTGATCCCCGAAACTGTCAGCCAGATGGTGAACTTGAGCAAGGCCACGGGGATGAGCGTGGAGGAAACGGTGGCCTTGCAGCATGCTTACACGCGCTTAGGGGGAGTAAAGCTCCCGGATTACGAAGAGATCATGAGTGGTGCCCTGTCAGCGGCACAAGAATCAGCCGCTACTTGGGACGACATGTCGGCAACCATTCAAGAAGCCTCTCTTCACATGCTCAATTACTCAGAGGCGCAACGGAAGACCTTTGTCAATAATCAAATCGCCGCCACTGCGGCTGCGAAAGATTTAGGGCTGCAAGCGGACGCCTTCGAAACTTTGCGAGATAACATTCTTGACAATTCAGATGCCTATGCTCGTTTTGCGGGGATGTTAGCTAGTGCCGGGTCAGCGTTTGCCCCCGATGAAGCGTTGAGAGATGCTAATACATTAATCGATGCAATGCAGGATATTATCAATACTTCCGGGGCTAAAAGCTTAGATATGGAAACCTTCCAAGGGCGACAGGTTTACCAGCAAGTTTTTGCTCCGTTAGGTATTGGCGAGGATATGTTCCGGCGTATGGTTAAAGGGATGCCCGAAGGAGAAGGGGTGCTCGGGCAAACCGCCGCAGAACGTTTAGCGAAAGTTGAAGCAGGTGCGCCTACGGCAGTTGAAGAAACGTCTAAAGCTATCCGTGGCACCGTAGCAGAACAGTATGAACAAATCCAAGGGACATGGGACTCTGGAATCATTACTCCAGGAACAAAACTTATTGAAGGATTTGGGGTAGTTGTTGATAAGTTTGGTAATTTCCTTGAACAAGGAGTTACGGCTTTTCAGCGGTTCGATGAGAGCGTAGGAGGAAAAGCGAGCACGGGTGTTGCTGCGGCTGGAGCAGCAGCCGGTGTTTACGGGGCGGGACAAGGTTTAGGCGCTTTGATGGGGTTCAAAGAGGGCGGTATTGCGAGTACGGTAATTGGCCTTTCTGCACTTACAGGAGGCGCTATTGTCGGGACAGGAGGCGCTGTTCTTACAAAAGATTTTTGGAAGGATCCTCTTGGCAATCTTTTCGGAGGAAAAACAACCCCAGAGGGGCAAAGTAATCTTTTTGGAGAAAAAACAACTCCAGAAGAGCAAGCTAAATTAGCGGCGGTTGGGCTTGGTCCACAAGCGATGCCTCAAGAACAAGCCCCCCTTTGGGCTAAAGAAGGCATCCCCGAGCAAAAAACAAGTATTTGGACGAAGGTTAAAGAAGCCGTACACCCGAAGTCAGCATTAGATGATCCAGAATTTTTTGCGCGTATCCAAGCTACTTTAGCCCAACAAGGAGTGGCTACAACTATTCCTACGGACTTATCTACTGCTGAAAAAGTAGATATGGCTAGTGCTATCCAAGATATTTTAGACCAAACCAATATTTCACGTGACTCTTTTGAAGGACGTAAATTTGAGGAAGCGTACTTTAAGCCTATGGGGCTTAGCCCAGATATGTTTGAGCGAGCAAGGATACATGATGAGACGATGACTGCCCCTGTTAACATTGCAAAAAAGACACTTATTGGTGGTCTCGGAGATCCTCTTGGAACTGCTTGGGCTGGCCTCAAAGAACTCCACTCTGTGTGGAAAGGGCAAAAAGACCTGGAAGAGATTCAGAAACGACAAACAATGGCTGATACTATCAACGCTTTACCCCAAGCAATTGAAGTTACAGCAGCAAATATTCGAGAGACTGGGGTACCGACTGTCTGGGACGGCTTGGGGGATGGGGAACTCATGAGCCAGACTCTCCAGATGGCTCCAGAGCTTACTACAACCGGTGAAGTAGAAATCCCAGCCATGAACGAGGTGGCACGTAATACTTCACAGCAAACGAGTATTCTGAAGTCCATCTTAGATGCAATTCGTAATCTGAACGGCCCGGATACCCCGCAGAATCCTCGGATCATTCCGGGTATGGCTAATGTAGAAACACCGGGTGTCCTTCGAGATTACGAGTACTTTGCAGCGGAGTTAGGGAGATAAGTCATGTCTTCTGGTTATGGTGGAGATCGTTCAGCCGCCCGAGTGTTGAGTCCTGAAGCATATTGCTTCATTCTCGATTTAGACAGTGACGATCAAGATCGGCTGGAGTTCCAGCTCATGCCGGAAGCATTTGTCGATACGAAATCGGCAGTCTATAACGAGACACCGATTATCGGACGTAGCTTGCCGCTTCTTGGGTACTCGCACTCTACCTCTCGTACTATCGGGCTTTCTCTTCAGTTTGCGTCATTGAACCCTACCGGGTCATACTCACCTTCTTGGGTAAGAGAGAAGATAAGCTGGCTGGAGTCGAAGATCTACCCGGTGTATGAGGAGGGGTTCGTGTACCCCCCACATCGGCTGCTGCTGTCTATCGCTGAATCAGTGGGCATGCAGGTAGTTATGACGAGTTGTTCAACTACTTGGATGGGGCCATGGGCTGTTAATGAGTATGGTGCTCAAGCTTTTCGGGCACAAGCTGACTGTCAGTTCCAAGAGTATGGCGCAAACGATGGTACACGCCCCTATAGCTTCGCTGACGCTATTGAGGGTAAGCACAATACGTTTGGGGCAAAAGGTACGACGATCTATTTTGACATTCCTCTGAGTGTCGGGAGTGGATGATGCCTATCGTAGAGACCCTTCTGACGCCCTTAAACCAGGGGCAAATCCCACGGGGGTGGAGACACATCCCCGGTCGTTACCAGAAGTCCTGGGCCTATCAGGACGCGGAAGAACGGTATTTCCTGGGGACGTTCAGCGTTCCGACTATTTCGGCACATAGTTCCGATCTGCTGTATGCGCTGGAAGTCGGGGATGTGGCTCGCCCTGATCTCATTTCCTATAAGGTTTACAAGCACCCTGGTTACTATTGGGTCATTTTGTGGCTCAACAATATCAGTGACCCATTCGAGGGTATGTATCCGGGCATGATGTTACGGCTTCCTACGCTTCAAAGGTTGGCTGAATACGGTATCCGAGCATAGGGGGAATGATGGTAGACACAATTATCCCCCGCCCCGAGATGTACCAGACGTATGCTCCTTTTTTGGAAGTCTACGTTCGGGGGCAGGATCTATTACGTTCTTCAGATGGGAAACCACGTAATCTGATCTCCTTTACGCACACCCGTTATCAAATGGGCGGTGGTCTGTGGGAGTTGGAAATCTTTGACCCTGACTATGTAAATGCTGAAGAACTGCTATTAGGCGTGTCTGCAAAAGAAGGGACAACGAGTGGGGAAGAAGGTGGTGACCCAGAAAGCTATGAAGTCACTCAACCCGCTATGTTTCGGTATGGTTACGTTTCGCAAGATGGAAAAGTTATCACAGTTAGTCCTCTTGGAGAAGAGTACTTTTTTGCGACTATAAATCAGTATAGAGCTACGTATCAACCAAATGGTACATTACTCAGTATCACGGGACAAACTCTCGGATACGTTCATGCTCGATCTATTAAAGAAAAACGTTCATTTTATGCAAAAAATATCTATACTATTCTCAAAGAAATTTGTGAATTATTAGAATGGGAGTTTGTTCCTCTGGGAGAAACTGAGCCAGGAGAGTTAGCCCCAGAAAAACAACCCACGTTTCTATCAGTCACGAATGCTGCTATTGACTCTACTGAAGAGCAAGAGCCAACTGTTACAATGGAAGAGAATGAAACATATTATCAATTTATTCAACGGATTTGCAATATGGCCCGCTCTAATGACCCAAAGTTTGGGGATTACGTTTGCTATTTACAAACTAGGACCAAAGGAAAAACAAGTGAGGGGGGTAACCCTACCCCAGAGAAGCCAGTTACCTATTTATATTTCGGCCCTTATGATGCTTTCAAAGGGCCAGTTCGTAAATATGTATACATGCGTGACCCAACTTCTGATGTTATCAGTTTTACTCCAAATGTTGCTATTACTGTTGCAGCTATAGCGGGGGCCTCAAGCGGTGTAGTAATTAAAGGGGATGACCCACAACGTGGGGAACCATTTGTACATCAAACTGATCATGCTAATCTCGACATGAAAACACACCGTACACGTCGTCCTCCAGTTGGAGTAACTGCGAGTTTTGCCGAAATGCGGCAATTCCAAGAGGGTCTTCCTGAACAAGGTGAAGACACTTTGAAACGACCAGAAGGTGGTGTTGCAGGGCCTACAGTATTAGCTGCTCCAAAAGCAGCGGATATTGACGCTCCTGTAGTGGAGATGTCCACGGCAATAACTAACCCGATCAAGTTAGACCATGCTGCCATGAATTGGTGGCTTGGTTTGAACCGAATGGTGAACAGTGCCACATTAGAGATTTTTGGTGACCCTTCACCTGAGTTAGATATTGGAAATAATGTTATTGTCGTGTATTTCGTCCCTACGGATAACAAGGAGTTTCGTGTTCATTGGATTACAAAAATTTGGGGAATCATTGGCATCACTCATTCGATCCAAGGCGGGACTTACATCACACAGCTTGAGTTAGGGACAAATGGTGGTGGGCTGGATATGGGCACCCGTCAAGCCTGGAACGCCATGACTAGTGGTATGGACCCAGGCGCAATGGGACGGGCAGGGGGTTAAGATGACAACGCCCCAAATGACTGCTGAACGTGATGGATTTGCTCACCTGCTAGATTGGAAGTTTGGCCGGGGGATCCATAAGCGAGATAATTACGCTATTGTCAGAGGTATCGTAGAGTACAACCGTGACCCTGAGCATCGTGGACGGATCATGGTCCGGGTACTTGAAGATGGCCCAGAGATGAAGCTCGGTAAGGCGGAGCAACCTCGGGTAGCTAGCTTAGAGCTAGGCTGGTGTGATGCCCTCTTTGGCCATGGTTCTGGCATGGGATTTGGAGCGTTCACGGTTCCTCCTGTTGGTGCCAGGGTGTTCGTCATGTACGAACGGGGAGCCAGTGAGAATGGCCTTTACTTTGGTGGATGGTTTGCGAATGCACCTCGGCAACGGCGCTATGGTGTAACGAGAACAACTCTAAAACCTCCAGTTAACGATCTCCCGGACAAGCCTGGGTTCACGGAAGAGGGTCATACGGGTGGAGATTACATTTACCCCCCGAAGCCCACACCGTATGGTGGCTATTGGATGGAGCCACCTCGCCCGGAGATTCCACTCGAACTTGTCGAGATGGAAGATCATACCCCTGACATCCAAATGTTTTTCAAGACCCTCAAAGGGGCTACATTAATTGCTAAAGAGCGCGATACTGTCGAAGAGTTAATGCTTATTGACCGATTAGGAGCCGAGCTTCGTTTTGAGTCAAATCTCATTTGGCAAGAGAACGGGGTGATTCGCCGGGGGATGAACTCAGCGACTCAGCTAGAGCCTATGGGGCTGGATAACCTGAACCATGCCTCCCATAAGGTCTCGCTTCTTACCGCTACCCAAGCGGGCTTGGTCATGGAGAACAACATATATGGAGACGATGCCGTTCTACTCCAGTCACACGCCACTCCCAGCACAGTTGTACGTAACGCAGAACTATCCCCTACCCGCATGGCCGTTGAACTCGATGAGGGGCAGGGCCGACTCCGAATCATATACATGGACGCCGGAGTTGAAATTGGGTCTATCACAATCGATATCGTATCCCGACGACTGGACATCCACGGCATTGAACATTTTCACCTGACCTCTTCCGAGGAGATCCTGTTAGAGGCTCCGAGGGTCCGGGTATGTGGGGACTTAGATGTAGAGGGCGAGATCCGGCACCTGGGCGGGAAGAAGCTGACCTTTATCGACAACGATACCGACCCGTACGATTCACAAGCTCGTAACTTCTGGGACATCACACCTGCTAAGGGGTGGGAGGGGTTCCGCAAAGACGAAGATGTGGATAGGTGGTAGTAATGGCTGACCCAGTTAACCCGCACGATACAACAACCTACGGGCAGCAGCAGGAAGAGAAGCTCCAGCACAATAAGGCTGAGGGTGAAATTCGGGATCTGTACGGTTACTACAGGTTCTCAGATCACCGGCTTACGAATATCGCCTTGAAGGAGAAGATCTATAAACGGCAGGAAGTGTGGTTTGAAGGCTACATGGACTGGTCGTTCAAAGAGTGTTTGTTCAAGGCACCTTTTCACTTTGGAGTCGAAGGAGAACGGCTAGAGGAAGATACTCGGGGGACCGAAAAGAACCCCGAGCCTTTCCCAGGGTATGGGTTCAACGGATTGAATTTCGAGACTTGCAAGTTCAAAATTGATGATCCTGAGTTATCACCACTATTTGAAATTAGGAATAACTGTAACGTCGTGTTTAAAGGGTGTTCGTTTGAGAAAGGTTCCGGTGACATATATCCTACCCTCAGCACCGGGGACAATTGCCGAGTTGAGTTTATCAACTGCAAGTTTGAATGTTCCCTTGTTTTCGATACCTTCTGTGATGTGAAGTTTCGAGATTGTGAGTTTGCCGAAAATCTAACATCTTATGTTTCTGCTAGTGATCATTGTAAGCTACACTTTACCAATTGCGATATGAACCACTCCCCAGAGAACGGGAACTGGATGAGTTTAGCTAATGACTGTTCGGTAGTAATTCATGGTGGAGCTAACCTTCCAAGTTTATTGGGTAAAACAGGTACAATATCTTTAGCTAATAATTGTCATGTAAAAATATACAAAATGAAGAAAGTTTGTTGTACCGAAGGAATTATTTTCTCTTTAACGAATGGTAGTAAGCTCGAAACATTTGATGTTGAAGAGATGTCTTGTGGTGCTGGGGTCTGTTTTGATATTGCAAATAGTGAAGTTTATGTACGCAATACAGAATTAATTAAAGCTGGGTTTGCGGCTATTTGTTTAAACGATGGTGTTTTTCGTAGCGATAATGTTAAAGAGATACGTGCTGGTCAAGGTAGTGCTATTGATGCTAGTAATGGCTCAAAGGCACAAATTAAGAACACTGAATCCATTATTTCCGGGAAGGGTAGTGCCGTTGTACTTATAGCGAGCACAGCAGATTTAGCAGATATTACTCTCGTTCAAGGGCTGCTTAGTGGGGTTAATGCTAGTGGGGCAGGGCGCTCCTACCTTCGTCGTGTAGAAACTGTAACCGGGGCGACCGAGTCAGGCATTGACCTGTCAGATGGTGTGGAGCTGTATGGTTACACAGTATCAACTATAAACGGGGGGCTGCTTGCGGGTGTTACGCTAGACAGCGCACGTTTTGAAATCACTGACGGCACCACTATTCATGGGCCAAAAGGCGGAATTGTAGGCACCCAGGCCCATATTCGAGTAGAACAGGTGACAACGATTTCCGGAGATGATGAAGCCGGAATCTCTCTTGCTGACTCAGCATATGACATCCGAAATGTGCAAACTATGTCCGGAAAGTCCGGACTTACTATGTCAAATTGTAGGGGAGTACTTCTTGACATCGGGACAATAAGTGGAGAGCAAGAGCCAGGAGCCATAATTGAGGATTGCTCCGGTCCTACCGAGTGGGACACTATTACCACTATCTCTAGTAATAGCGGTGATGGTCTGGTCGTAGAAGGTAACCTTAAGCAGCTTCGTATCATCAACGTAGACACGATTACCAGTACATCTGCTAACGGTGTGTCCTGGACCCAAGCGTCTGGTACGGCCTTCCTCGGGCATGTACTTTCGATTACCTCGACTTCTGAAGTAGGAATGACTGCCACAGTCACCATCGGTAGCTTAACGCTGGAAGAAGTTGACACCATCACCGCTAAGATGGATGCGCTGAACATCGCGGGTACTGGGGAAGTCTATGGGAACATCCTTGGTACGTTAACGTCACAGGAAGGAACCGCTTTTTCGGTTTCGATGTCTTCGAGCGGTAAGGCACGTTTTCGTGACCTTGGTACCCTCACCTCGCAGGAAGGGACTGCGGCCTCTTTGACGGCTCAAGGAAGCGCCGAAGTTGCCCTGTGGGCAGTGACTGCTCCTATGTCCTCGCAAGAGGGAGACGCGGCGGTGCTCACTGCGTCGGGAGACAGCTACATCACGCTCAGAGATATTGCCGGGATGACGAGCGAGGAGGGACGCCCACTGGTTGTTACGACTAGTGGAACGTCAGAAACGTACATCTATAGCATCACGTCGGAATGTACCGCTGTAGAGGTGGCTGCTTGGACTCTTACTCTGAGCGGGCAATCCCAGGTGACGGTGCGTGAAACCGCAGGAGCTAGCTCCGAGAAGGGGCAGGCGGTAGTTGTGAATGTCGGTGCTGGTTCCATCTTGACGATGGACGACAACACGAAGTTTTCCAGTGTGGAGGAAACTGCTTTTTCGGGTACGGTTCAGGGTACGCTCAAGGTCAACAACATGGACGAGATCAGCACCGAGGAAGGGCGCATGATCGTCCTGAGCGGTGGCACGGACTCTTGGATCGAGTTTACGAATATTCCCACTATCAAAGGGACGAATCCTTCAGAAGATGCGGTTGAGATCACAGGTTCTGGAACTACTCGGTTAGTGAACATCGATGAAATCGACGGTGGCAATCTCTCTAGGTACATTGTTGAGTTAACGAGTCTCGGGGCAGAGCTGGGGAAGATCGAAGTCATCGATGTACTTTCGATCAAGGCTACGAACTGCCGAGGGGGGTTACTTGTCCAAAACTGTGGTGATATCGAGATCTACTGTACGACTTCGAAGGGGTCTATCGTTTGTGACACGGGGTCTACGCACTGTCTGAGCATCTTCTCCGGTAACGCTGTTGTCCGAAACTTCTCCGAGATCAAAAACAGCGATGGCTCGATGAACGGAGTTTACACGTATGGGACTGGGCGTGTAACTCTTGAAAACATCGATCTTATGCAGGGGGAGCATGGTCTCTATGCGTATAATGTTAATCGAGAGTTACTGGTTTCGAACTGCCCCAGTATCAAAGCACCAGAAAGTGGTCAGTCTGCGTTGGAGATTTCTGGTCCGGGGCGAGTTGTTATCCAAGGGGTATCTCCTACAGTTGTTGAAGCTAAGGATGCGAACACCGTAGCCTTGAAGCTAACTGGAAATGGGGAAATTCGTAACGACTTCAGACTTTTAAATGTCGAAGTTACTGCAAGTAAAGGACAGATTCAGTGTGAAAGTCTATCCGCGTACTTCTATGGTTGTCAGTTCGATGGGTCCACTTCTTTCACTCAGTGTACCGGAGAGCTTCAAACAACGGAGATGACAGTTGGGCTAGCGGTTAGCCAGTCAACTCTGGCTTTCTATGACACCAAGATCCAGCTCGGTACAAACGATGGCCCGGATCAAAATTTGACTGTTACTGATAGTACATTAACTGCTTATCGTTCTGAGGTTACTGGAGATAAGGAAGTCACGATTAGCGGGTCAGTGGTGGACTTCACTTGGACTACGACTGCCTTAGCTGGTGGCACTTGGACGACTACTGATAGTGTGCTTCGAGGGGTAAAGGCTGACTGGGACAAGGATATTGACGCTAGCGCTTCATCCGTGCTTCAATTTACGAAGACCGACGCTGCAAATATCACCTTAAGTGGTGCTGACCAAGTTATCGAAGGGCATCTTCTGACTGCGGATAACCTTTCAATCGGGGCGACGTGTGCGGGGTTCATGTCCCATTTGACTGCGACTGCTCCTGTTTCTACGGGAGCTGATACAGCTTTGTTCGTGAACTACGGTGCTCTGGATGGCGTACAGCTTGGGCAGGCAAACGGAGTAGTTCTGAATCGGGTGACTTCGGGGCAGACAACTCTAGCAACTGATATGGCTTTGTTTGTGAATTACGGTGCTCTGGGTGCTTTACAGTTCGGGCAGGCTACTGGTGTAGTTTTGAACCGAGTGACTTCGGGGCAAACAACTCTAGCAACTGATATCGGGTTGGTAATGAATTGGGTGGACTCTGGGGCGTTTACGGCTAGTAGTGATGACGCTATCATTGCAAACAACTATAGGACTTCATCGAACGTTACAACTAGTAGTGGTTGTGGCATCGTTGGTGCCAGGATGCGAACGACTGCTGCATGGAATATTGGACAAGATAACGGTATCATTTCAGCTAAAGGTTCTGGTAGTTGGAGTACTAGTGCTTCGGGTATTGGTGCTCTCTTTGCTAAACATGACACAGCAATTTCGGCAGGTGGGTCAAATGTAGGTATTATCGGCGCTTCAATGGCTTATGATTTAACGCTTAGTGGGAGTACTACTGGTATCGTTGTTGCTTCTCAGGCAGGAGCATCAGAAGCAAAAGGTGTAGTCGCCGCTTATTCAGCCGAGGTTACTGGGTATGGAACAATTATGGCTGCTGGTGGGGATATCACTGCCGATAATGGGCTTGTAGCCGCAGGATGTACTGGTATTGGATCCGGTGGTTATGGGTGTGTTGCTTCCGGTGGGGCAGGTTCTCCAGATGGGAAAGGATGTGTTGCCATTGGGGGGGAGTACACGGCAGTATCTGGTAGTAAGGGGGTTGCTGCTGTTGGACCAGAAAGCTGTGGTTCTTTAACCGCAGGAGAAAATGCTGGGATGTTGGCGTTAGGAAAACATTTTTCAGCTATTTCTACCCCAACAAGTGGGGGGGCTATGTTAGCTGGTACCGAGGTTGACTTAACTTTGGGGGGTTCCTCCGGTACTATTTTAGCCGGTTGTTCAGTCCCAAGTGGACTTACTGTGACTACTACTGGTGCAGTAATTGGGGCGGCTGTTTCTTCTTCAGCGGCGCATAGTGTAACAGGGGATGCAGTTTTACTCGGTAACCAACACTCAACTGGTACTGGGCGAGCAATTACTATGACAAGCCAGACAGATTGTTTAAATCTTGGGTCAACACAACAAACAGCTATAAAATTTAATACTAATTCAATCGGATTATATAATGCTTCTGGTGGTTCATTTGTGGAAGAAAGTGGTGATGGTGGTGAGAGTCCTGGAACGGCTATAGTACTCGGGGCTAATGATCCCTATAGGGGGGCAAGTATTAAACAGCAAGTACGAATTGCTGGAGTTGGAATTACAGATTTATCCCCAATTATTCATCATAATTATCCTTATTATGACCCACAATAGTGTATAGGAGAGTATATGAACATCCAGCGGCGGATTGCATACCGTTATTTAAATGTTGTAGGTAATACAGGTTACATAGCTTTAGATTGTATTGAAGATGTTCGTTTATCCGATTTTGCGCATAATTATTCAAAATGGTGGACTACTGCGTTTGCAGTTCGTAAAACAGCAGAATATGATGGTTCTAAAGTAAGTAATTATTATGTTCCTGGTGTCTACTCATTAATCTTGGAAGGTTCTACTAAAACTTTTGCTCGTGGCTGGCCTGTTGCTATTTCAGGCGCGCTTTTATCCGATGGTCGGCGTTTAGTAAAATACAAAACTACGTATCTTCCCTCTGATAAAGGTATTTTTGTGAGCCAATAATAATGTTCAACTATACGATTCAATATCCTAACTTAAACTACTCGGCAAAATACACGCCGAGATCAGTGCGTAAAAGTAAGCTCACAACCGCAGAGCAGATCATGGTGGACATCACCCCCTTAGACCGAGGGGACCGGGTGAACTATATCCCCGGTGATATCACCCAAAACGTTTTAGCTGGTGCGGTTTGGGTGGCGGCGACCTTGAACCTCTATACAGCTAAAATAGTTGCAACTACACCTGTCCCAGTCATTCTTGGGGATACCGAGTTGGGGTTGGCAATAAGCTGTCGAGAAGTACCAACTTCTCTTTACGCAACGGTGGAGCAGCTAAACAAGATGGTTGCTTCTTTCTTGCTTCGGTTCGATTTGTACCGAGCAGCGACTTGGGACGAACTGCTTCTCGGCATGATGGAAGGATACAGCCCGTTGATCGGGGGCACGGTGTACTCAAGTTTCCTTTCTGCTAAAGATACCGGTGTCGTGCCCATGCCTAAGCCGGGGGAAGATTTATTGGGTGGTCATATTGTGAATCTGGTCTCGTTTGACCGAACTCAGGAGACAGGAATGGCGATCGGAAACTTGGGGATGAGCTTCGGGAACTACGGAATGTTGACTTTCCGTGGCTCCTATCTCAGAAACCTGGGTATTTGTCGCGATTTCTTTTTGCTGATTCCAAGGAAGGTTGAGCATGCCGTTCACTGATGAGGAACAGCGGATCGCCCAGCAGACGGTCGCCACTAACCTGTTGGAGATCATCGGGCAGGGCATTGCGTTCCCGTTTCAGTTTACTGTGGCGAAACAGATTGGCACGATTCGGCAGTCGAATGCCGGTGAGCGGATCAACGACTCGATTCACATCATCCTCTCAACCAGGATCGGTGAACGGCCTTTCAACCCCGAGTTTGGTAGTCGGCTTCCCGAGTTAGTGTTCGAGCCGAATGACGAGATTCTGAAGCGGTTACTGGTCTTCTACACTGCGGATGCTTTGAAACGGTGGGAGCGCCGTATCGAAGTCCTTCGTGTAGTCCTGTTAGAAGGATATAACGATGACTGGAACCAAGTTGGGGTTCAGGTCGAGTACACGATTCGGAATTCGCATATCCGAGGGAGCTATGTGTATCCCTTCGTTCGCGAGGGCATGCCCACTAGCGAGCTGTATACCGGAGTTGAAGCACGTCGGATGAGCACCTCCGGAATGGTGGTGGAGTAGCCCATGGCAACCAAGTACAAAGCTGACTACTTTCTGAAAGACTACGCGACGATCCGTACCGAGATGATTTCGCGCCTTCCGATCCTTTCGGATGGCAAGCTCACTGATCTTAACGAGTCGTCGATCAGTGTTACGTTGGTAGAAGTCTTTGCTGCTATCGCGGATATGCTTGGTTTTTATCTGGACTCCAATGCTCTGGAAGCCTTTCTTCCTACTGTTCGCCAGCCGGAAAACGTGTATCGGTTAGTTGACCTTATCGGTTATCGTATTCGGGAAGTCACGGCAGCTCGGGTGCATGTACGTTTCTCTTTGCCAGCTATTTTGGTTGAGGAAGTGTTTATCCCGAAGGGTACTCAGATTGGGACTACGAGTGGTGGTGGGCCAGGGAGCGAGGGGCTATTTCTGACCCTGGAAAACACTACGGTTCCAATTGGGCAAACTGAGAGTGAATTGGTCGAAGCTGTCCAAGGATACCGATATATCGAAACCTTCTTGAGCGACGGCACAGCGAATCAGTATTGTGTGTTAACGAGAGATAGTATCGACATCAGCACAATTGAAGTGACTACAGGAACCGTCAAGTGGACTCAGGAAGAGTCCTTTCTGTACAGCGAGGATATTGATTTTGTCTACACAGTAAAGACCGATTACCTCGGTATTACTAGGATTTACTTTGGTGATGGGAAATTTGGGCGAGTTCCTTCGGTGGGAGAGAACATCGGCGTGTCCTACATCCGTTCCTCGGGAGCCGCAGGGAACGTTGGAGCCAATTCGATTACGTTGGTGTTCTCTGATATCCGAACAGTGAGCACCAACTCGAAGGTCGAAGGAATCGCGGTGATCAACCCGGCTGCTGCCGCAGGTGGTAGCGACCGACAGTTGCTAGAAAGCGTGAAAACCAACGCTCCCGGCTCTCTGTCTGCGTTGTACCGACCTATGACTAAGTATGACTATACCACCCTCATTGCCCGTCTGGGGGGCATCCAGCACGTAAATGTGTGGGGTGAGCAGGAAGAGGATCCACCGTCTTACGAGAACATGAACTGGGCGAATGTGTGTCTTGTCCCGGTTGGGGGTGGGTTGCCATCTATCAATCTGCAATCGATCGTGCGGGATTACCTTGTGGAGTATCAGCCAATTACGGTGAGAGTTAGGTTTATTGACCCTGAGTACGTCTATCTTAATGTTTCGATGGATGTGTATACGCTTCCCGGTTACTCGTTAGAAGACATTCGTATCCAAATCACTGATGCTGTCAGGGTGTTTTTTGACTTAGAGAACGTCCAATTCGGTCAAGATATCCGAGCTTCTACCTTCTACAAGATCGCTATGAATATTGATGGGGTTGACCACGTGACCGTAGACGATTTTGTAAAGGTAGTAGGCGATACGGAAACTGATTTAGGGCAAGAAGCCATTTTGCAAAAGTGGGAGATCCCGGTGTTGAACACCTTTACCATTTCGATTCAGGAAGCCACTGAGCTGCCGGTTCCTGACCTGTACCCAGACGAAGAGATCGAGTAGGGAGTAAGCAATGACATTTCCCATTATTGGTACTACAAGTGTTTGGGAGAACTGGAACGGGTCAGGACTCGGCTCCTGGCGTATGTGGTTCATGGCCCCATATGGATCATGGATATACGCCGGATTTGTACGTGACAATGAGGTCACTTACGAGAAGATCGATATTGGGCCGGTGGATACAAACTATGAACGTTACAGTTGGGATTTTGGACTAGCGGCGAATACTCCCGAGGATATCTTTACCCATGAGCAGCATGAGGGGAATCCAGATGGTGCGATTGGGTGTGGTTGCATTCGAGGAGCAACTCCTAAGTTGTATCTGATTGGGCGAGGAGATGCCGCTCCAGCCACTAATGCCGTTCTGCATCGATTTACGGTAGGAACGGGGTTTGTCCAACAAGCGCCAGGAACGATTCCGTTTGATGATTCTCTGACAGATACTCCGGTCAACATCAACCATGTTGCTGGGATTGAAGTTATTCAAGGGACCGCTTTCTTTCTTGTGCTCAATAACCGTGACACGAACGAGTTCCGGTTGTTTCGTTACCCCTATACGTGGACTGGTGGAGGGCAGAATCCTACCCATCATATCGAGCTTTCAACCAATTACATGGAGAATAACCTTGGCGCTCGGGTACGGGGGATTGCTCGGGCCAGTGATGGCAACATTTTGGTTTTTGTGAACACAGGTGTTACAAATGCTTCCTGTAAGGTGTTGAAGTTCTCTAGTACCGATTTGAGCTACTTGGGGCAGACTACCTGGACCCCGAATATCGCATCTGCAACTTGGGGCTATATTGTCCAAGTAGCCGAAGTGTTCATGCTTTTCCAGGGGCTGACCAGCAACTCTCTATATGATTGGAAGACTGCGATCTATTATGACAGAGCGACTGGGATCCCGGACGGGACGAAGAGCACCTTTATCATTGCTGATAACCTGACGACTTTCGGGTCCAACGAGCCTATTACCTTGCAGTATGAAGCACGGGATGCGTTCAACATTGCGGTGACAGGAGTGAGCTGCAAGTTCACGATTAACGGTGAAGATGAGGATGACCCCACGACTTGGACTGACCGACTTGGCAGTATCCAAGGGAGTACAGGGGTTGATTTCTTCACGACAGATGATGTGCCAACTGCGATTTCGGCAATCGTGACTACTAACGGAAGCGGTGTTGCGACTGCCTATTATAAACCGATGCGCTCCGGCAGTGGCACGGAGATCGATGCGATTGATGTGTTCTGCCCCTCGGATACCTAATGCCGATACCGACTCCTCCGACTGCCCCACCGGTTGAGGCGCATAACCGGGTCTTCATCATTGAACCCATTTTCGTGGGTCAATCGAAGATCTTCATCTATGCGCCGACAGCAAGTGCAGGGAAAATTATGGTTATCCCCGTGTCCGATATTTCTCGGGCACAGGGGAACATTATTGTCGAGTCAATCACACAGACCTATTTCCGTGACAATATCAAGACGTTCATCCCTTATGAATTTTGGAAGATGGATGCACGGACTATCGAAGAGGGTGGGGGCGAAGGAGCTTTAGCAGCTTACACGGAAGTCTTCGCTATCACGCTTGACGAAATCAAGCAAGCTATCGACGAATTCCCCCTGTTATTTGATATTGATCATTGTCCACCTAACTACTTACGAGTTATCGCGGAGCTGTTGAACTACCCCTTGGAAGATACAGACACTACAGCTAAACAGCGAAAGCAGCTTAAGTCTGCTATCCAGTGGTATCAGTCAAAGGGTAGCCAACGGGCATTCGTGGCAATCTTGTATGCTTTCGGGTTCTATGCCAAGGTCATTCCACTGTGGACGGAAGACTATGAAATTTTCACCGATACGATCCCTGGTGTCGCAAAAGGCAATGACCCCCCTAACGATTTTCCTCTGCTGATTGAAAACGGGGGGACGTGGTATCGCTCACCCCACTTTGGTATCCGACTTGTTGGCATCGTCAATGACCAACACGTTTTTGTAGAGTGGGGGAATGCTACTCAGCAGCAGATAGATGCTTTTGAGGCCATAGCAGCTACGTCTAACGCCCATACAGCGTGGTATCAGATGGTGGATGAACTGAGTGCCGCAGGCGCATTTCTCCGCTATCACTTTTCCGCCGAGGATTTCCGATACATTTGGCGTAGGTTGGAGTTTCTGCGCCCTGTGTTCGCGGTGCTTGAGTGGTTGGAATTCCTGTTCGAGATGCAAGAGCAAGTAGACGATGCCGTCGAGCCAACCTGTATCATGACAGCGAACCCAACCCGAAGCGAAAAAGGTTGGTACCTTGGCTATTGCGACCAGGATGACATCCAATACACGCGGTTAGATGATCGTTTGCTTGGCCCGGATTATTTGACTCTTACTTCCCCGTTGGGCGGTGGGTTACCCGGTTCTACTCCTGTGGTAGATGAGATTGCTGCGACAATATCAGGCTCTCCTAGCCATATCAGTGGCACGTTGGACAATGCTTGGATGTGGCCGGGTGTTACGTTTACTGTTACGATTGATACGAATCCGGTAAACGTAACAGACGGCATCAATCAGGGGGTGTTCTATTACCTGAATGTCCCTGTCACCCATGAGGTAATTGGGGTAGGGGATGGAGTAGAAACCGATTTCCATACTGTACTTGCAAACCACCCGATCATGTATGGCAGCCCGGATCGGGTGTGGCTTACTCTTCAGATAATGGAAGGAGGCATTCCGTTATCTGTTGATGAGGATGGTGTTATCACAGGTTCTAGTGGTGCCCAAACAATTACGGGAGCCATTATCGAAGACACTGGAGAGTTGTGGTTATCCTTTTCGATACCTCCTTCAGCCGGAGACATCGAGATCGATTATGAGTACTGGACCTTTGAGGAAGGGGAGATCATTGTCCAGTCGGACGAAACTGATGGTGTTACCGAAACTTTCACAGGTACGCTTGAACAATCTCCTTTAACCGAAGGCAGTCTCGACTGGGTGAAGTTCAATATTGGGCCAGGAACCAAAGCCACTCTCATTACAGATGCAGCAGGAGTTATCTCAGGTGGGGGTGTTACCGGTACCATCAACTACACCACGGGAGCGTGGAGTATCACTTTACCTGCTGCCCCAATTGCAGGGTCAGAGGTAATTCTACAGTACTCGTTCCCTCGGTATGAGGGTGTGTTACGGGCTGAAGGCATCTTAGGAGTCATTGATTACAGCACTGGGTTCTGGTGGTTGGACTTTGCTACCGGCTATGAACCAGATGATGCTACCGATGTTTTAGCCGACTATACCTATACCTCAGAGGTGCCTCCTACCGATCGTTCAGGAGTGTGGCCTCGTGGGTCAACAGAGCTACCGTTCCCGCATGTGCGTGACCCGCAAGAAGGTTACTGTCACCCACCGGAAGAGTTGGATATCGATTGGTACTGGATTCCCGAGGAGCAGTACACCTTAGCGTTAACACGAGATGGGATGAACCTTTACCCACCGTCTGGCCCGATTCCTTATATCGATCATGCCGATTTCCCGTCTCGTGGGTTTGACTACAACACCCCACTTGAGCCGGGGCACGCTAATACGTTCACCCGTCAATACGGGTACTCTACACGTCCACTTTGCCTACTTCGAGTTGAAGCGAACCCTGCTCCTGAAGAGGAAAATTGGGAGAACCAATTTACAGAGTGGGAGTCGTGGACTGGATTCTGGGAAACTCACGGCGACGGAACTTAGGAGGCCACTATGGCTATGACTGGACAAGACCCGAAGGATACCTATCTGGATATCCTGTGGGTTGATAACACGAATCTTGGCATTCCTCCGGCCTCTACGGTCACCGTAAAGAGTGGTGGGGGTAACGCCTCTCTCTTAGCTTTGAGTCAAGCTGAGATCGAGTTCCTCGGTATCCTGAGTGCCACTGTAGCAAGTGGTGTTGTGCTAGAAACCGGGGTGGGTCTGGTTGCTGACGCTGTGACTGTGGACAGCGTGCTGGATAAGGGTGACCCAACGGTGGGAGTGTTCTTTACCACTGGAGACCCGGAAGGGGCGTTAACCGCAGGAATCGGCTCTTTGGCGTTGCGTGAAGATGGTGGGGCTGGGACTACGGTCTACATCAAAGAGAGTGGAACGGGTAACACAGGATGGAAAGCCTTCAACGTTATCGCCAGTTTCACTGATTTAGATGATGCTCCTGGCGCTCTTGTTGCTGACCAGTGGGTAAAAGCTAACGCAGGTGGTACTGCCCTAGAGTTTTCTACGGTCCCAGCTCCCAGCTTCTTAGACCTCACAGATACTGACCCAACGACATATGCTGGTGCAAGTGGGCAGTATGTTGCGGTTAATGGAACGGTAGACGGGTTGACGTTTGCCGATCCTCCTGTTGGTACCTTCATCGCTTTAACTGACACAGACCCGGCTGACTATACCAATGCTGACGGCAATCTTGTTCGGGTGAACTCCACCCCAGATGGGCTGGAATTTCTTGATGGCACACAGGGAGATATCCTTTACCACAACGGTACAGCTTGGGTTGCACTTACAGCCGGAACAAGTGGGCACTTTTTACAAACACAGGGAGTTGCGGCCAACCCAATATGGGTAAATGCTGGTTCTGGAATTACCTTTATAGATTTAGCTGATACAGATCCAACTGATTACACTGATGATGGTGGCAGTCTTGTTCGGGTAAACTCGACTCCAGATGGGCTGGAATTTCTTGGTGGGGCCGAAGGCGAAATTCTCTATCACACTGGGACCGCTTGGGCGGCACTAGGTGTCGGCACTAACGGTTATGTGTTGACAACTCATAGCACTGGTGAAGTACCGACGTGGGAAGCACTCCCTGCTGCTGAGCTACCTTCAGGAGTGCAAGGGGAAATCCTCTACCACTCTGATACTGCATGGGCCGCATTAGGGGTTGGTACTGAGGGGTATGTATTAACTACACATAGCACTGGGCAAAACCCCACTTGGACGGCAATACCTACTGAACTTCCATCTGGTGTTCAAGGCAATATTCTTTACCACAATGGTTCTGGTTGGGTTGCCTTAGCTCCTGGTACGACTGGGTTACAACTCACAAGTTCGGGAGCAGGTGCGAACCCTGTATGGGGGGAGAGTGGTATTCAACATTTTGATACCACAGATGAGGTCAATACTCGGGAGTCATGGCTCGGAGCAGAGATTTTCGCTAAGATGATTGATTTCGGCACTGGCCCGGATGGTACTTCTACTCCTACTACTAAGAGTGTTGAGTCTGGGTTAGCCATCAATGGGTTATACACTGTTGTTGACATGCAAGTAACTGCGAATACTCCAGCGGCAGGGTGGCTTGCTAGTACTTATGATGTTGGGGGAAATACCGCGTCATTTACTTATAACAAAATTGACCAAAAAATTTATTGTACTGCAAACACTGGAACTGATTTATCGGGCACAAATTACTACGTGTTACTGAAGTACATTAAGGAACCGGGGACTTTAGCTGGGTCTGGGCCACACGTGATTGCCACTATTGTAGGTGAAACTTGGGGTGGACTTGACCAGGGAGTTCATATTCTCTCTCCGGATTTGTACAACTTTGCTTATACTGGGAATTACAACGCACCGGGTGCTCTGTCTTTTACGTGGTCAGTGGCTCCGACTACTGATGCTCTCTTCAAGTTTAAGGCTACTGCGGATGTTAATCATCGTGAATCATATGGGTTGCTTCAAAATGGGACTGGTACAGGTAATACAGATAAGATAAGCCAGTCGTTTACAGGAACAGAGTGGGTAAACCCGTATACCAAAGGTATTGGCCCTGGCAATAATCTCTTTGCGGCATACACTGTGGGAGCATTAACACTGACAATATCCAGACTTTCAGACTTCCCGTTGAAGCCTGCACTGGCTTAGGTAGTTAATGGGGTTATACGTCGTTTCAGGTTGCCCGCGCTCTGGTACTTCCTTGATGATGGATTGTCTTCGCCATGCATTGGGAGAGGAGCGGCTGCTCGGGAAACAGTTTGTCCACGAAGAGCCGTCTGAACCAGAGACTCCCATTGAACGATGGCATCAGTATCTTCGGGAGTTAAACCCGCCTACAAAAAACGATGCGTCTGATGATCTTAACCCTAATGGATTCTGGGAGGATGGTCGATTCACGGTTAAGGGATTACGGTACCGAGCTTCGTTACAGCAACTTCTAAAGGATATTATCCGGGCGGATAAGCCTTACTTTGCGAAAATTGTTTCACAGGGGCTAGGGAAGACTGACCCGATGTATATCGATCAGGTCATCTGTATGTTGCGCCATCCTCGGGCTGTCGCGAAATCTCAAGAGCGGCTTTCCCATCAGAAGTTCAGAACAGCAGATGGTACGCTCTTCGATATCGATAGCAAGGTCATTCATACCCCAAAGATGTTCATCAACGTCTCTCTGGTAGCAGCCAAGTGGTTACTGGAGAACCCCGAAATTCCTTATATCATCGTCGAGTATGATGACTTGATCGAGCAGCCTGCTGAAACCTTAGCTCGTGTTCAGGAGTTTCTTGGAGAAGGAGACTTTGAACGGGCAGCGGCAGTCGTGAACCCGAAGCTGCGTCGTAGCTACCCCCAGGAAGTGGAGAACTCGCTGTGGGGCGAGGCGGAAAAGACCTACGAGCTGTTTAAACAGCAGAAGCTACAAGAGCTTTTGGACTTCTTTGCCGATCCCAAACGACTTATTCATCGAGAGACACGAGGTTGGACTTGTGTCCGCTTCGGTGGGGGAGTGAATGAGGCGCAATGTCGAGTCTGTAAAGGCAGCGAGGAGTTTCGCGCCTCCCTTCGCGGGTTCGCGAACGAACACAGTGTTCCTTGGCGAGAACGCCCTTGTGCCTTCGAAGTCGCTTTTGACTTTGACCATCCATTGATTTCGATCGAGGAGAGCATCCAGAACAATTTCTGGGAGGACCAGCATGAATCTGTTCGACAGCATCAAAGTTCCAGAGGGCGTACTCGACCTGAGAGCATACGAGGTTCCGTCCGGTCGCCTTATCGCACACGTTACTGGCGAAAATATTGTCGTCAATGATGGACGACAGGCTCTTGCCCGGTTACTCGGGCATGACACCACCCAGACGTGGTACGTGGACACCATGAAGTTCGGTGACGGTGGGCATACTGCAACTGTGCCTCCGGGGATGGTTGCTGTTGATGTCACTGACACTGACCTCTATGGTGCTATCCACATTTCCAAGGATGTAACTGGTGCAGGGACCACGTTCCCGGCTACTCGGAAGGTGACGTTCACTGCTACGGTGGAAGCGGCTGAAGGGAATGGAACCGGGGTTCTAGAGTACTCCGAAGCGGGGCTGTACTACAACGCTGGCACCCAGATGTTCTCGCACAAGTCGTTTGGGTACATCGTAAAGAACGATACGATTCGGCTAGTGGCCACGTGGACTTTCACTTTCTAAATGAAACTGTTCACCCTTACTGAAGCGCGGAAGCCCCGCTCGGCATACAAGCAGGAGCTGAAGCAGCAGGTTCTCGGCCCGGTAAAGGGGGAGAAGTGGGATATGGCTTGGCGGGAGAAAGTCCGTCAAGCTTTCATCGATTTCAAGATCTCCCATAGTTACCAGCGCCGGATCATGGAGCTATTTGAACTACTGGCAAAGCAGAAGGGGGAAGACTACTTTCAACGGATCAACGTTGTCGTTATCCGGGATCTGGTGAAGGCACTTAACCAGAAGTATGAGTTGGAAGCGGTTGGGCCGAAGAAATCAGGGGCGTCATCCGCGTATACTCGTGCATTAGGGGTGACTTACCGTCATTCTCCAGCCGCAGAGCTGCAAAAGCACATGGCGGATGTGGATGTTGTTGCGTTGAAGAAGGAAGAGCTTCCGACGCATGACCACCCCCTTGTCCGTCGCCTCTACAATGCAATCTCCCCGATCAAAGATCGCCACCTTCAAGATCAAGCTGTTGTTTGGGATTTGGAAGGGCACCCGTTCTATCTATTCACTCGGTTGCATATGACCCATCCCGGTGCAGAAAAACCAGATGCATCGGGGAAACGGTGGTTTGAAGCGATAATTCCTCGGGTACTGGATTACCGTGGTGGGCGGAAACTGTCTGAACACGATTTCGAGATGTACACCAAGGACACCGATTGGCGCAAGCAAATGCGCAGCACTTCGGAAATGGCGGTGCTCCATAAGTTTCAGACCACGAATCTCGATGCCAGCATAGAACGGTTGCAGACTCAAGCTTGGGAGAAGGCACGTCCGTGGTATGCCGTATGGCACGCTTATTTGGAAGCCAAATTCCAGCGTGACCTTCTCGACAAAGAGTGGTACGAAAAGCACACTAGTGGCTTTCCGGTGGAGAAGCAGAGACAGCTTTATGAGCTGAATCAACTTGTTGATAAGTACTATGCTGCCCTAACTGAGGGGGGCAAAGCACCAGAAAGTTACACATGGTATCTGTGGCTGCTGATCGCGGAAGATGAGTATGGGATTCGGGTTCCAGAACGACAGGAGATGTATCCGGCGTACCCACGTACTCCGACTGCGGTTAAAGGGTTGGAACCGCATTGGCCTGTTCGTCCTGCACAAGCTGAGGGTGGAGAGCCACGTTGGGACGGAGAGCTGTTAACCGGGATTGGCTTTGGCCGAAACGAGTGGGAGCGTTTTGTTAGAGAGCTGAAAGCTTCTCGGTACAAGTTCTACTCCAGTCCTAAAGAGATTCAGCGGCTCATGGTCCCCCTTGTCGGAAAAGTTCGAGAGCGCTTTGGTGTGCAGCTTCACCCTGCCAATATCACTGAGTACATGGATGTAGCCCGTCAGGCTAAAAAGATTTGGCACAAAACTGGACCTGTGCTTGGCCGGGAAGGGAACGTATTAACAGTCCACGAGGGTATGCCTTTCCCCCAGTATCGGTTCCTTGGTGCGGGAGGACGGGAGATTTCCCTTATCCCTGCGCTTGGTTATCTCCAATATTTTGATTCGCCGACACATGGTGGGGAACGATTGATCCATGGTCGGTTGGATCTTGAGCCGCCTATTTCGAAGAGTATTCACTATCCAGCAAAGAGTCGTGCTGGCAAGCCTATCTTAAGAGGGCAAGCCACTACCCGTGACGCCACGGATCTGCACTTTAACCCGGAGCAGGCACGGCAGCGACGGTTACGGATAGAGATCGCTGCCGCTGAACGGATCATCAACCTTCGAAATAAGCGGTACAAGGAAGAAGTGGCACGGATGGCTCGGATCAATCAGCGGTTGAATGATCCGCACTGGCGGGCACCCGGTCCTTCGTCCGCTTCACGGCAGCAGTTTATCCATAGGCAACGCGGCGTGTGGGAGAAGGATCCTGCCAAGGCTGGGCGACGGTTCACCATTCGGGATTCAGGGACTACGTATCAACATCCTAAGCATGCGCCTAAAGGTGAAACCACAACTGGGATTCATCCTAAGAAGCTTTATCGTGAGAGGAAGTTCACGTACCAGATTCGGCGGCAACCTCTCCCGCCTCGGCAGATCGTGCGGCCTGAGTTTAACCCGTCCAGAAGCTATGTCCCACCGCCTTTAGGCTGGGAGGAGTACTGGAAACAGGATCAAGCAGCGTGGTCGAAGGAAACCAAACAACGTGCTCAGAAAGATCCGAAGTACTTGGCAGAGCTGAAAGCTTTTGCACAACAGCAACATGACCAATTAGTAAAAGACTTCCATGACGCTCATCGCAAAGGCTTTATTGTGATGACGGATGAACCGAAGGAGCGGGGGTAATAAATGGCTGACATCTTCAAACCAGTAATCACCTCGATCGGGTATGGGCCAGGAAATGGTCTGGAATTGTTTGTCAGCACCGATATCTATCGGTATGACGTAGACAACCGTCCACTGGAGAACCTTGCTGCCAACGATGTTGCGCTCAAGGATGCCATTGATGAGATCGTAGACGAGATCGAGGATGCCTATGACGGTAAACTTTGGCCAGATGGGACAGACTATACATGGCCTAACTTAGACCCTCGCTTGGACAACATGGATAATGTGTTACAGAACTTTACCGAAGTTCGTAACGTCCAGTACTCGGCTTTCGTGCAGATGGCTAACTACCTGCGCGAGCGGTACACCAGCGGGTTCATGAACGGTCCTTACCCGGACAAATTTGTTCGCTCCAACTACGCGATGGAGAATAACGAGTTCATGCCTGCTCCCTTCGGCGGGATGTACGTGCCCGAACGAGGATGGTCAGTCAAGAATCAGAATGTTCCTGATAAGATTGGGCGAGATCAGATCGCGATTGAAACTCGTATTGAGCCTGATGGTTCATCCCGAGAGTATGATTCTGGTAAGCACTACGCTTCACGGAAACCGTTATACGCCATCATGAATGGTTATGTCGTACCGATTTTCAATGCCCATGGCGGTACGATGACGGAAGATCAAAGTATTGATAACAAATGCACGAGTGGTAACTGGGGACCGATTGATATCAACTTCCCGCCAGCTCCCACTACTGGGCATCGGTTTGATTTTGCCTTCTTGGAGATGTGGTTAAAGGAGATTGACCCGGACAACGGGGTGTTCTACCCCTATGGAGCAGTCGATTGGGGTGGCTGGGATTTCCCGACCTTGGATCAAACGGCTGGTTCGGCAAGCGATTATTCAGGGACAGTTGACAACCGTGAGATTGTCAAATTTACTGAAAGCAATACTCAACCGGGGTGGCGATGGGGATTCCGGGTCTATGTTCGAGATACTGATTATGACACTAACCCTATCGTCTGGGCTACTGAAGACCCCGTGACGATGGTCTGTGAGGATAATGGGTCAGGGGCGTTAATTGAAGTTAACAGCTCCGGCTGCACGGGAACAATTGACTATGAAACTGGAGAATGGACTCTCCATTTCACTACTCCTCCACCAAATGGCAAATACATCGTTGGTATCTATGCTTGGAACGCAGTTACTAGCGCGAATCACTGGTCACTTCGTGGGTCATTAACCTTTTTGCCGAATGGGCATTATCTCCAGATTCAGTATCGGATTCGTGTCGTCCCTGGTGTAGATTATGCGTCCTACCCGGATTGGTTTAGTGATCCTATTGTGGAAGCTCGGGGGCCGAAAAATACCCCAGTAGCGAACTACACTTTCACTAACATGTTGAATGTCCTGCATGATGGGACATTGTGGCGGGCAGGAACTGGTACTTCAGGTTCTGTAACAGATTTAGGTACCTATGACGGGTATATCTATGCTCTGCCTCTGTGCGTGTGGTCTCGCTTTAACCAGCAGCCATGGGACTATGATGAGCAGAATGGCGGGCTTAGTGATCGACTTGATGATTGTATCCATTACGCTCCTGATGATCGGCATGTGATCGATCTTCGCCCGGTCATCTTCTCTGAGCGGTATGGCATGAATGAAGCGGCAGAGAACACCCTGGATAGGATCATCCGGGGCGATCACCGTTCAGTGTTTGGGCAAGCGGTTGTTGACGCTGCGGATGATGGTACTCCGACCAGTATTAATGTCTGGGGTGTGGAAGTCCCCGAGCTGTGGCGGGTGTATCAGTATTCTGGAATGGCGATCGACACCAACATCAACACTGTTCGGGACATTGGGTTGGCAACGACTAATGACCCGTTAGAGGGAGATGGTGGTGAATTCACGGCACCTCGGGCACACCATGACGGTATCCGGCGTATCTTCTCCCCGCAGGAGGAGGTTCAGGAAGTTCCGATCAGTATCCCTGATGTGTCTTTAAGTCCTGCTAGCCCCTCTCCTCTTGTTACGTACAACCCCGCTACGGACGTTATTACGTTAAGTACGAATGTCACTACTCTTTCTGGGTATTCATCGACTTCAGGTAAGGGGCTTCTTATCAATGATTCTTACCCCCGCCTGTGGTGGCGTGGTTCTCGTCAACCGGTAGTCTATTCGACGCGGTGGTCAGGGTTGGGTACTAACACAGCCACAGCCACTATCAAGACTGACGCAGATACGTATGAACCGAATGGTGCTATTGACGGTATTGTCGAGCTGATCTACCCAGAATGCACGGGTATTGGTCGCCCGGTCAAGACTATTGATGGTGTTTTAGCTTACGATGGACTCAACAACTACGCGACTGTTATTGTGGGGAATGAAGATGGCTCCCCCGATGACATGGAAATGGTTGAGTGGAAGATCAATGCTGGGCTTCAACCGGGGATGAATCTTCCTGCCGGTATGTGCTTTAGCCCAGGGCCAAGTCCTACTTCCATATATGTGTGTGACAGTGCCAATAACCGAGTGGTTAAACTTAACGCTTCCACTCTTGCCTATCAAGCACAATGGCCGACGTTAGCGAATTACCCGGTACCATCAGACGGAACTTTCGATTTGAGTGTCCATCTCCGGTACCCAGTAGACGTAGCTTGTGATTCGTCTGGAAATGTCTACGTAGCTGATCGGGACACACATCGAGTCGTTAAGCTGAATTCGACATTAACGACGCGGATTAGTGCTTTTGGGAATGGTTTGCCAGCTACTGTCTACAACGATGATGACCAATTACGCTATCCCGAAGGTGTCACAGTAGACAGCGCGAATAACGTTTATGTGGCTGACACCGAGTTGTTCCGGGTGGTGAAGCTCACTAACTCGTTGACCTATGTGAGCCAAATCGGCAACGGGTATAGTGGCCCCGGCAAGAATCAGTTCATCCAACCGGCTGGGCTTGACTGTGGCACTGTGGACGGCGACGAGTTTATCTATGTGGCCGATGAAAGCCGCATTGTGTTGGTGGACCCCACCAACATGACCACTGAGACCATCCTCGGCTCCCTGATGGGAGCGCAGATGCAGCGGTTCTTCCGCAACCAAGGATGGGTGACTGTGGCCGAAGATGCAGCGGGGAACAAGTACGCCGTCTCTTGTGAGCGGAAGCAGGTGATGAAGTTTGACTCCGGCTACCAGCTCGTGGCGGTTTTCGGTGAAGACGGTGTCGCCGGGTGGGATGACGAGCACCTGACTCACCCTCGTGATCTGATTTATGACGCAAATGCCTCTCTCTTGTACGTGGCCGATAACGATACGGAGGGAGATGATGGGCGTGTTGTTGTCCTAAGCTCGTTGGATCTTACTTATCAGGGGCAAAGAGATACGGATAAGGGGTTAGTTGGTCTAGCCTTCTATCAAGATGCGGGTACTGCCGGGAAACTGTATGCAGGTGGGCAAAATACGGTTTACAGGTTCGCTTTACCTGTTCCAGGTTCTCGGTTAGATCCGGATAATTGGACGCAAGATTGGGCAGTAACAGCATTTTCAGGGACTGATATCGCTTTTGTTCATGACTTGTCGTTAAACCAAGCGAGTGGTAACTATCTTTACGTCGGTGATTTGTTGGCTTCGAAGGTATACAAGGTAGATATTTCAGGCGGTACACCTACGTTAGCTGATACTTGTGACTTGATCTCTGAGGGTAAAGCTCCGCAGTGGCCTCCGGCTGTAGGTGTAGGTTGCCCCTTTGGAATGGAGCTGAATGCGGATGCATCCAAGCTGTACCTTTGTGGTGGCTCCCTTAATGGGGAAACTACTGGTGGTGTTATCCGGGTGGTTAACACTTCCACTATGGAGATCACTGACGATGATCTCTTTGACAATCAGCACTGGCCAACAGAATCGTTCCCATTCAACATCCGGTTCAACAAGGACGGGGATGCATATGTGCTCCTGTCCAACCGGGTGCTGCTCTATAATCAACCGTTTGTTCCGTCGAGCGGTAGCATCGCTGGGGATTTCCTCTATGACGTAGCCGATGTCCCACTCAACATCGACCTTGACCTCGCGGTTGAGTGGGAAAACGTTCGTGCCGTCCACATTAAGGACGATGTCCTATATGTGGCAGACATGACGACCAATACCCTCACTTCGATTGATGCGGTGAGTCTCACAGTCTTAGGGCAGATCGGGTCACCGGCAGTGGTTGGTCGTGGAAAAGCTTCAACGGCTGGCCCTGGTGGGGTGATAGTTCATAACACGGAGATCTATTTCTCTGATACGCTCAACAACCGGGTTGTGAAGGGTTATCGATTCTTCCCGAATGTCGAGCGAGGTACTGGTCGGCTTACGTATCTGATCGCACCTCCGGCAACGCATACTGTCACTTATCAGGTGCGATATGCTCCGTACCAGGGCTACTGGAAGTTTTTGAATGAGCCGAGTCTGCATGGGCGACACTACATCACTGACAACAACACCATGTACTTAACTACGTTAGGCCGGGGTACTCCGAGTATCGTAACTCAGGATGGGGGCATGGGTTTCTACGCTAATATGATTGCCCATCTTCCGACGCCTACGGATACGCCGACCAAGGCTCCTCGGGTGACCGATGAGTACCTGTTTGCCCCAGAACCGCTACCGATCACGGGAGAGACTGGCGGGACGCCTTTTGCCCGGTTGCCGGTCATCAATCGGTATCCGGCGACTGCCCAAGAGGTCAACCCCATGTATGGTGGTGGGTCTCGGTATGACTTCACTCGAATGTTGTTCATGCAGGGGTTAGGACCGAATTGGCCGTCTGAAACTCCAGTGGACTATGTGCAGCGTGGATTTGAATGCACCGGTACTTTCCCTGGTTATGACACGCTGGAAACCTTCCCGCTGCAAACGATTTCGGTGCCGCGTCTTCTGTTTGCCACAGCTATCGTGGAAATCGAGGGACAGGGATTCTTGGTCATTTTTACCTGCTATCGTGCCGAGCAGCGTAACCGGTTGAATGACGGCACCCCGATTGTGGCAGATGTGTTCAAGCTGTTCGGCAACCCCGGTGTCAAGGCTAGGTATTAAGGAGTAGCTAATGCCCTATGCAGTATTTTCCAAGCGCACTAAGATCGTGTCGCGGATCATCCACGATCTGACGAGCCTGTTGCCTAGTGAATCGGCCATCGAAGTGGACGATGATATCGCTTATCCGCGTAGGCAGAAGGCTATTCCTATCGGACAGCAGGTGAACACAAAACGGTTCAAGCTGTTTGAAGCTGCTGACCTTTCGCCTACGATCAAGCCGTATGCGCGTGTGTATGACCCGGTAACAGATATCGCTGGAAAGGTGAAGCACACACCGTTGCTTATCCGGGCAGCTAGGCTGTCTGGGGGTGATGTTCAAGATCCTGATGAGTTTATCGATCTTCCGATCTATGCCAACCCATTTGCCTGGAAGGCGCAAGAGGTTGCCCAGATCAAGTACGAGTCGATGCTGGCCGAGAATTACCCTTATCAAGTAGTGATTGGTGAAGAGTTCATTGACACGAAACACATCGATGCTTCTTCTTCCAATTACATCCTGAGTGAGGGGCATTGCATGCTCTCCCCCGGTGGGGTGCTCGTCACCAAGGAGTTTAGTTTCCGGTTGCCGAAGCGAATTACCTTCTCCACTGCTAACTATGAGAAGGCGTTTAGGTACGCTTTTGATACGTACTTCTTCTCCACCAACCCGGAATTCCCCGAAGGTGTCCAGATGGCTTGGCGTGGGGATAAGTATGTAGACGGGTCTGACACTGACTATCAAGACCTAGTTGTTGACGAGGAGATGCCTACGCTAGTGGGTTTAGAGACAGCTTCCACGTTACTTACTACTTTCCAACTCAAGTTCACGAATCTCACTCCGGAAATGTTCGAGATCGAAAATTACGTCCTCTTCCTCCGTCTGCGGAATGTGCCTGGGTCGTAAGGAGATACCAATGGCTTTTATCGCGACTGTCGTTAACATGCCGCAGCTTAGGCGGTCAAACTGGCGTGGCCCTGGTAACCCTAGACCGCCGTCACCGCCAATTATCGAGCCTCCGGGTCGGCCTCCGATCAAGCCCCGGTGCAGTGGGGGCTATCAGTACATGAATGTTCGATGCATCCCGGTTGGCCCTCGGGGCGTTGGGGACCACCGTCTCATGTACAGATTCGGTTGTCGGCGTACGACTGCTCGTAGTGTTCGAGCATCTCGTTACACTCGAAACGGTGTGGTGTGGCGTGGAGTGCCGATGCAATATCTTCCGTTGTACCGGAATGACCGTCGCGTGATCGGTGGACGACGTATTCCACGTCGTGCGGTGACCCGTCATACGGTTCAAGAGGGCTAAATGAACGCTCGTGAACTCGTGCTCGAAGAGGTATTGGCCCGTATCGTGGACGAGCATGGAGTGGAGACCATGGCTCTGAATTGGGCCATTTTGAATGAGCTTATGAAGGAAGAGGCTCCACCGGAAAAGTCGGAAGAGCCTGCTGAATAAGATCTTTTAGTTGTAATTACAACAATAGGAGGGGTAATGCCTCGTTGGACACATATCGTAATGCACCACTCGTTTACCGGAGATACTACGCTACCTGATGCAGTCGCGATTCGACGTTTCCACACTAGCTATAGACATGGTGGGGACATCATCACCGAAGCTCAGTATCAGCAGCTTAAGAGTGAAGGTGCTTCAGGGTTAGAACTTCCGTGGCAAGACATCGGTTACCATTGGATCTTTGAACGTTTGTCGGATGGGCGGCCCTGGTTGCTCAAAGGTCGTTCTATGATGAAGACCGGAGCGCACTGTAAGGAAGCCGGAATGAACCGACGAGGTATCGGAGTCTGTATCGTTGGCAATTTTGACCCGGCACCTCCTCCCGAGGATATGCTGGAGATGGTAGCCGATGATGTCGCATGGCTCTGCCGCATGTATCGGATTCCGGTAGAAAACGTGGTTGCTCACAGGGATTTCGCTACGTATAAAACTTGTCCTGGGGCGAAGTTCGATATGAACTATTTTCGAGAACGGGTAGCTGAGTATCTGGCAATCTGGATTCCTCACACCTAATCCGAGGAATAGAAAGACATACGATCATGGGGAGATATCTCGTGAACGCCGTAAAACTCATCAGTGAAAGCACCGGAGTTCTTGCCACGCTGTTTGCCATGACGGGCATGACGGCATCATCGATTTTCCTGTGGTTCCGCCCTGAGCGGTTTACTGCCGATAACTGGCTCTCTGCGTTGTTAACGTGTGCTGGGCTGGTTGGAGGAGTGGTAGCTAAACGAACGATCGAAAATACCAAACTCGGTAAAACCGGAGTCGGTGATATCGACGGCGCGGGGAACAATCGAAAAGACGATAACAATGGGGGGTAAACAATGTTCGGGTTAGCTTGGCTAACAGGTCCAATGCTCTATGCTGGTGTTGGTGGGTTGGTAGTTATCATTGCTCTTTCCGGCGCACTTTGGGTCCAGACAGATAGAGTTGCTTCTAGGGACGACACCATCAAAGCTATGGAAATCGTTGCTGCCTCCTGGGAGCAGAAGGTTGGCGAAAAAGAAGCTAAGATTGAAAGCCTACAGTTCACGATCGACGAGCAGAACAAGCTCATTGAAGACAATGCCGCTCAGGGTGAGCTTGCTAAAGCCAAGCAACGCGAGGTTGACGCCCTTCAGCAAGAGCTAGCCCAGGCTAAGGGCGATCTTAAGCTGATCTCCGATATGTACAGCCGTATGCGAGATCAGGCGGTCGGGTTGAACACCTGTCAGACTTACGAGATGGTTCTACGCTCCATTGCGAAGAGGGTAGCGCCATGAACCGCAGTCGAAATATCTTAGGCGCTATCTGTGCTGGTGTCATGATCGTTGTGTCAGTTGTGCTACTCTTGTCCTTGTGTGGGTGTAACCATAAGCCCAAGTTGCCGTGCCCTGAGTCAGAGCTACAGATTGTCAAAGTGGATAAGCCCATCCCCTGTATCGTTGAAATTGCTCCATTGGAGCCAGCCCCCAAGCCGACGCCCCTCCCGTTCCCCGAGGATGTTCTAGATGAAGAGGTCAAGAAGGCGTGGGCGTTGAAGGTGGGTGAAGCTGTTGAGAGCCAACATGCGCTTCAGCTTGCTCGTGACGCAGCGTGGCTGGTGAAGATCACGGAGCATAACAAAGCGCTTCCAAAGTGCTCGGAAATCCCCACTCCGGTTCCATAGCCCCCTTACACCCTTGTAAATTCAGCCCCGATCTTTGAGATCGGGGTTTTTTGCTTTATTAGGTAATCGCGCAAAGGCATGCGCGAGGGGTGTTGAGGCGCGAAGAGAAAGAGTCACATAGGAGGTAAATCTATGTTGATCTATAGGGTAGCTGTCCAAGGAAAGAGTGCATGAGCACACCGAAAGCAACACAAGAAATACAACATTTTGTTCACGATGATGGCACAATTGAAGTCACCGTCATCCCAATTGTAAAAGGAAATGTCAAAGCCTTTTTTACCGACAACGAAGATGTACGCCATTACGGGTACACGACAGAACAAGAACTCCGCGCTATTGCTAACATCCCCGATAATTACCACACCAAAGCCTTCAATCCGAACAACTGGGCAGCTCAAGATAGCGACGGCCCCTTCATTTGTCATCAGGTAAAGGGCATCTTCTCCCCGCCTGTCCCGGAGGAGAACGCGATCGGGGCGTTGCTCAAGCACATGGAGAGCAAATCACGGATCGTACCGAGGCTATACCCCAAGATAAGGTTTGGCTCGAAGGTCCGTCGTCGCCTGTTGGAGATCAGCGTCATGGATCCCCACCTCGGGCTTCAGTGCTTCAGGCCGGGGGCAGACGCCGACTACAACTTAGAACAAGCGGAAAAGACCTATCTGTGGGCGGTGAACAACTTACTTGCCCTTGGTGAGCATTATGGCCCCTTCGAAGAGATCCTGTTCCCGTTCGGTAACGACTACCTGCACGCGGAAATGATGCCGATGGGCAAGGGTGCGGGGCACACCACCTCGGCAGGCACCGCTCAGCCCGAGATGATGGCATGGCACCATGTGTACCTGCGTGGGGAGAAGCTCCTGATCCAGGCCATCGAGATGATGAAAGACAAGGCTCCGGTTATCTTACTGGAGGTTCCGGGGAACCATGATCGGTATTCGGCCTTCACCATGGGCCGGGTAATGAACGCATGGTTCCACAACGACGAGAATATCGTCGTAGACGCCTCTCCCAGCCCCTACAAGTTCAAGCACTATGGGGTGAACCTCATAGGGTTCGAGCACGGGCACAGCGTGACTCCGATCCGGCTAGCGGCCTTAATGGCCAATGAGTGCAGAGACATTTGGGCGGGCATCAAGTACGCTGAGTGGCATCTGGGTGACCAGCACCGAAAAGGATCGTCAAAACCGTCTGTGTTCGAGGAGCAGGGCGTTTCGGTGGAGTTCCTGCCGAGTATCGTGGCTCCGAACGAGTGGCATAGGCTGAAGTCGTTCAACCACCAGAAGCGGGGAGCCATGGCATGGGTCTGGGACTACGAGACCGGCCCTGTAGCTCGTCTTCAGGTGAACCTCGATAATCTGACCGGTGGACCTATGGGAGGAGGCACCTGTGACCTGGAGTGACGTTTTATGGATTCTGGCCCTGATCCCGGTAGCGTTCATCCAGAACATGGTCTTTACGGCAGTCAGTCGTTCCCGTAACAGCGGTGACCCGCAGTACCACAGATGGTGGGCATATGGTAGCAATAGTGTTTGGCTGCTGTGCCAAGTGTTCATCTGGAAGGGTTTCTGGGGGGCGTTCAATGATGCCGACTACCTGACCATGGTGGTTATGGCATTCGTCTACATCGTCAGCACGACTGAAGGTTCAGTCGTTATGATGCGACGGATGCTCAAGACGGAGACCGGGGCACGTAAGGTCGGAGCCAATCCGAATGAAGTCAAAGTTCAACAGATAGAAGTGGATATGGCTACCTTGAAAAAACGGATCACTGAACTTGAAGAGTGCTGGTAGGAAAACCCGGATGGGGTGGTTGCCTTCTGAAAAATAGTCGTGTATATTTGTTCCTGTGAGGTTCACAGGAGGTACGTAATGAACACGACGACACTTAGGGATTACATCTACTCCGAGTCTGCCAAAGTGTTCGATCCCCCAATGACGCGGCAGGACGTGTCATCGTTGATCGACATTTTCCTTGATGGATTGGCGGCGGGTCTCTCGGGAAAGATCACGGATGCTGAAGGTGAGGAAGACGGTATCAACAAGGTGCTGCTTCGTAGCTTCGGCACCTTCAAGGTGGTCAAGCGCCGTGGGCGCACGTATAGCGTCCGGGGCAAGGAAGTCAAGGTCGGTGATCGTTTCACGGTTGTCTTCAAGCCGGGAGCGGACCTCGTCCGGATGCTTGAAACCATGACCCCGGAGAGCGAACCGGCACCTCCTATTCAGCAGCCGTAGTGTATATCGCTCTCCCGGCACCCTTTCTCCCAAGGGTGCCAAATTTTTTCCTTATCCTTGGAACAGGGGGTTGACATCCGAGGTAGAGGGTAATATATTGCCTCTTGTCGAGAGCGAGTCTGGTACACCCGGTTCTCGGCACGAGGCTCGGAGGCCACAGGTAGTCCCCTTCCTGTGGCCTTCACTCTTTTTAGGGGCTTGACACAAGGGTAACCAAGGTATATCCTGATAGTGTCATGAAGTTCACACGTACCCCCGATGGTTCACTCGTCCAAGTCCCCTCGGCAGTCCTGCCCAGGCACCACGGGTACACACCGGACATGACGGTAGAGATCAGGTTCGGCAAGAGCAAGTGCCAGTTCCTGACCCCGTATCCCTCCCAATTGGACAAGGCACTCACCGCACCCCACCCAGGGTACATCTTCACGCCGCAGTACAAGAGCGGCAACTGGGACGGGCAACACCACTTCATCACACGGGCTGGCCAATTTCCTACAGGGTTATTGCCAGTGGTATTTCACATCTTAAAGACAGGGATAAATCCGTTGATAAAGGAAGGGAAAAAGGAACGGAAAGTCCTGTCTATTCTACCGGCTAATGTGAAGGTCACGGTACCCGAGGAGGAGATTTTCCACTTCTATCCGGGGATGGTCACCTTCTACCAGGACCACGTCAACGCAGTCGAGTATCTCTCTGAAGATGGAACCTTTGCCTACTCGGTTCCGTCGCTGAAGCAGTGGAAGAAAGTTGAGACGCACAACGCTTTCGCAAGATCCGTACTCGATTTAGCTAAAGCTTTGAAAACAAAAGACTTATAAAAATGCAGAGGACGATAACCACAATATCAAACGTTTCCTCGCAAAAAACATGCAGGGAACCCGGAGATGCGAGGTGTAAACCGAGCATAAACGGGTCTATTTGGATGAGGTACTTTAGTACCGAATCCGAATAGGAAGGTTGAAAGGAAGGGGGGGTATATATATGTACTATATAAGGGACCGGGGGGGAAACCATAAGGAAACCATCGATAGCGTCTACCAGTCCTTTCCGGAGAGTTGTTGAGATTCCCAGTTCGGGTAGGTTCGTTCCCAGGTCGGGAATATTTTTTCCAGGGGGCTTGACGAGTGACGAAGTGGGGTTTACATTAGCTGATCTGAGCCTCCGGAGACTCGGCAAAGGAGCCAACGCTAATGCCAGTCGGGTGTACCAACTTCCAAATCAACTCATGGCAGACTGTCGCAGATCACTTCCCAGGTGTTCAACCTCTAGCAAACCTTGAAGATAACCAGGAGATCGAGTTCCGGAGCTATCAAGCTCTGGCAGTCGCTTCGGTTATCTTTTCCGGTTTCAGGGGGGTGGTTCGAGCGGCTACCGGTAGCGGGAAAACTTTAATCGCAGCCGGTATCTGTGGTGCATTTTTGCCAAAGCGTTCACTCGTGATGATCCACGGGAGGGAGTTGCTTCGCCAGAATCACGAAGAGTTCGTACGTTACCTTGGTAAAGAAAACGTTGGTGTTATCGATACTTCCAAGTTCAATCCGAAACTGATCACGTTGGCGTCAATCGACACGTTCGCGTTTTACATGGGTAGCCTTCCGTGTAAGAGTACCGGTGTCCCGATCATGAACCCGACTGCGTTTTACGAGCAGAAGAAGCGTTTCCTCGACTACCTTCAAAATGACGTTGATATGCTGGTTTTCGATGAAGTTCACCATGGTTCAGCCGATACGTGGCAGGATGTGGGAAAGCAAACTGAAGCGTATTACCGTGTTGGTCTCTCGGGTACACCGTTGAAGCATGACGAATTGTCCGACATGCTCATGATGAGCCTTGTCGGTCCAGTGGTCTACGACCTTAACGCTTCGTGGCTTCAGAAGAAGGGTTATCTCGCACAGGCGCGACTCGAAATACGTAAGCTCGATTACACGTCACCAAAAACTCGCGGGTTGAATTACCAGCAAGCTAGAAAAGTTTTATTGATCAACAATCATCAACGTCATGTTCGTATTGCAAGTGATATTTTAGATGCAATTGAAAATACGAACACTCGACTTCTCGTACTCACGGGGAACTCAGTCGAGATTGCGGAACAAGTCGCTGCTGAACTCGAAGTCCTGGCCAGACCGTTGACTCGTAAACTGGGGTTCGAACCGTTCACCATGGTTACGGGTCAGATGCACCCGAAGAAGGTAGCGAAAGCCTTCAGTGACCTCCGTAAGGGAAACATCCGGTGTGTCATCACCACGAAGCTGGCTGATGAAGGCATCGATGTGCCCGACGTGAATCTCCTTTTCCTTGTCGGTGGTGGGAAGGCATATGTGTCCACCGTCCAGCGTATCGGTCGGGGTCTCCGTAAGAAGGACGGGGAGCGAGAGCTGTTGGTGGTGGATTACTTTACGTTGGGGAATAAGTACATGGAAAAGCATGATAAGCAACGGCTTAAGACCTACGAAGCGGAGGATTTCTTTTACCAGATCGACATCATCGATGCCTAATGTACACCGATGATCTTCCTCCGTACGCAGATAAGGATCCTGATTACGCTGTCCTCAAGGATCCTGATGAGATCGTGGTGCTCCGCATGCTCAAGACCTACGAGGATCTGATCCTCCGGTACACGAGCAAATCCCCCCTTGTCTACAATAACTTCAATGGCACTGATAACTTCCGTAAGTCTAGGGCATACAAACCCATGTGCCGTTTGGCGGGGAAAATTCGCACCGCCAAGATAGCGGACCCGGCCCACTTCATTGCGTTCATCTTCGAGCTTTGGGCGACTCAGCCGAAGCAGCATGAGCGTAAGTTTCAAATGCGGAAGAAAGGGATGGGACAGTTTCAAGGCTCGGGGGTGGACTACCCTTCGCTGAAGTACATCGTTGACTGCGGGGATGCGCTGCTGCAAGAGTTTGCCGCCATCACTAACTATAAGCCGACGCACTTCATGCCGAGGGACGACTATGCCAACCGTGACCGGCAGATGATCCGGAACATGGTGGATCGATGGTGCGAGATGGAGGGTAAGACACCTGCGGACTACTGGACGACGCCTCAGCATCTGCGGGACTTGGAGTGGAAGTACATCGATTACGCGGACTCGTTGTGGGAGTGTGATGCCCTGATCCAGGAGAAATTCGGATTTAGTGTACAGGAGATGAAGGAGTACCTCATCGAGAGGGAAAGGGTCACTAGGGAGTACTTCGAAACCCACCCTCCGATCCCGTTCAAGCACATCACCGTGTTGGATTGGGAGGAAGAGAACGAGGTCGATCAGGAGCGGATCGACCGGTACCAGCAGGCCATCGAACAGGGTATCGACGTTACGACCGAAGAATTTCAGAAAGGCGTAGAAGATACTGTAAACCCCATTGACATAGATCATCCGGATACGCTCGCTTGGTATTTCTTTGGTATCGGCCAGCCACGTCGTCGGGATGGGGAGGAGATAGACGTTGCCGAAGATTTTGGAACTTCTGACGGATGACTTTCGATACGATACGTTAGCCTACATCATCAGGGATCAACTTGTTGCGAAGTCACTCATACACGGAATACCCGATGACTTCTACGCTTACAACCCACGGTTGAACGCGATCTTCTTAGGGTTCCGGGAGTTTCTGAGTAAGTATGGGTGCCGCCCGAGAGAGCATGAGCTGGAAGATTATCTTCAGGACTATGTCCAGAAGAACAAGCTGGATGTCCACCAGCAGCAGGCGTTGTTCTCCCAGTTGCATGATGTTTGGCGGTGGAGCAACTATTCGTCGGATCGAGTAAAAGAGAAGTTCTCGAAGGCTATCAAGTGGCATAACCTGTTACGTGTCGGCCTCCAGATGCCGGATCTGGCTGATAACGATGACTTCGACAGTTTGTTGAAGGCGTGGAAGGATGCCGTGTCATTGGGGGTGGAAGACACTCCGGTCACCGAGTACTGGAAAGACATCAGTGACCGTATGGAGCGGCGTAAGAACCAGAAGAAACGGTTGATTCCGACAGGATTTACGCCTCTTGATGAGATGGTCAGCGGGGGGCTTCCCCGAGGGGCGCTGGCGTTGTTGCTGGGAGGCACGGGGTTCGGGAAGAGCGCCTTCCTTTCACAGATCGCGATGCAGGGGTCACGGCAGGGATACCGGACGGCCTTCATTACCCTGGAGTTGGATGCTGATTCGGTGATGGCGAGGATGGATGCATTCAACACCAACTTGCCGGTGGAGACCTTGCCGCATAAAGGCCCCACATGTGCCAAAAAGCTGTATGAAGTTTTCGAGGGTGACCCAACGCAACTCCCGGCTGAGATGTTTGTGAAGTATTACCCCACCAAGAGCATCGACCTGACCCACATCGAGTCTTTCTTGGAGCGGCTCCGGATGGAGCAGGGGGTCACTCTCGATCTGCTGGTGGTGGATTACTTCGACCTGTTGAAGATGGTCGGCGTGTACAAGGACAAGTGGGCGGCGCTGGAGGAGAACTGCGAGATCCTGCGAGGCATGGCGGGCAAGTACGACATGGCGATCTGGACCGCAGGGCAGACCCGGCGTGACGGCATCAGCAAGGAGCTGGTCGGGATGGATGACATCTCGGCCTCGTTCGGCAAGGTGTTCCCGCTGGACCTGATGCTGACCATGAGCCAGACCCCGGAGGAGCGGATCAAGAAGGCGATGCGGGTGCGAGCGGCCAAGAACCGTTTCGGCCCCACGGACGGCATCATGTTCGTTGAGCATGACTTTACCAGGATGCGCTTTACCGCCTTCTCAGAGGATGAGGCGAAGAAGAAGGGTCTCTACACTCCCAAGGGGAAGAAGAAGCGCAATGCTAGCGCCTCTACAGGGACGCTGTACCAGGGCTTTGGCACCCAGGGGCCATGATGGGTAGGGCCATCCGTCCAAACGTGCTGGAGAGGCTCCTGGACAAGGTGTGGCCCGATCACAGGGTGGAGAAGGATGGCACCGAGCACATGGTCGAGTGCCCCTTCTGTGACACGGATAAAGCCAAGTGCGCTGTGAACCCCGGAAAGGGCGTGTTCCAGTGCTGGGTGTGTACGGAGAAGGGACCGGTTCAGAAGCTGCTGTTCCATCTCCGTGACCTGAAGATCATCACCCAAGCGGACATAGATGCCGTGATGGTGGGCAAGGGTATCCCGGCACTTTCTGACGCCATCCAGGTATTGAAGCCAAAAGCAGCTAAGAAGAAAGAGCAGTATTGGAGTAACATCATCCCCTGCGTGTACCCGCCCCACACCCAGGAGCTGATGACTATGATGGCGCATAACACCCTGGAGGGTAGACTCCGTAGGGCAGCCATCGAGTACCTGAACAATCGAGGGGTAACGGACGAAAATATCAAGGAGTTCCGGCTGGCTCTCTGCACTGAGCTGGGGTCACCGTACTATGGGCACATATTCTTCCCGGCATTGGGGAAGTGGGGTAGGCAGCTTACCTTCTGGACCACGAGGAGCATCCTTCCGAACCCGGAGCCGAAAAGCCTTCATGCAAGTGGCAAGTACTCGCGGTTTTCGGCGAAGCAGATCCTAATGAACGAGCATTTGGTTGTAGGTACAACGGTGGTTCTATGTGAAGGCCCGTTTGATGCTATCAGCATTATGAATGCCACCGGTTATCCTGCATGCCCGCTTCTGGGGAAGATCTTTCACGAGTATCAGTTCAACCTGTTGAAGGACGAGAAGAAGATCGAGCGGGTGTACGTTTGTTTGGACCCGGATGCCAGGGAATTCCAGGATAATATCACGCATAAGTTCACTAAACCGATCAAGACGTACGTGGTGTTGTTGGAAGGTGGAGACCCGAACGAGGTATCCCCGGAGACGTTGAGAGCCGCCTTTCAAGCGGCGGCTCCCTCAGCGAATGATCAGGTCTATCGTCAGTTTTCGAAGCTTCGTGAACGGGTTTAGACGTTAATGCCGCCCTTGAGCGCTGCTTGAGCGAGCTTTCGCTCTCTGGCTTTTTTGATCGCTTGGCTGGCTTTGTTGATTCCTTTGTCTGCGGCAGTCCAGGCTGCGGTATCGATGACTGTGCTGCGGACAAAAGGACTGCGGACGAACTTGCTGGCAGCGGCAATAACCGGGCGTCCGAATCGGGCAAGAATCCCTACTGCGGGTCCGATCTCGGTAAGGTTGGCCCTACGCTCGAAGGCAGAGGCATGCATGCGCCTCTTTCTGGTGAGGGCATTGACACCGGCATTGAGTGCCATACTTGTCCCGACTTCCTTAGCAACAGTTCGCACGATGGGTTTTGCTGCGAATCTGGTAGCAGCAGCGCGAAGTCCAGCTCCCAGGGCGACACGACCAGCAGCAGCAACAACTGGAGCGGCTACTAGGGGGTTTTCGGTGATGTCATCGGTGGCATCGATGTCGGCCATCAGTCCCATGCCTTGTGCTGCCCTTTTTGCCCCACTCCTACCCATGATGATCGGATTCCCTGTTGCTGCCCCTAAAGCCATCCGGATTTTACCCGCTTCATAGATTCGGGCAGCGGCATTGATCACTGGATCCTCGATGTCATCACCAACAACGGTTTTTTTGGTGTTGGTCTTAGTCTTCTGGTTTAGCTTGATGGGACCGGCAGCTTTTGCGTTTTGCGTTCGGATTTTCCCCCCATCCTGACTCAGCATGAGAGCGGTGTGGGCCGTGTGTTGAGGGTGGAGTTTGGTATAGGCAGACCCAGCTTGGGGTTTCGCTTTTGCAGCTTCCATGATGTCCTCGTGAGTGGGCTTAGGTTTATGCGGTGTCTTAGCCCGGAAATGCCCGGTGCCAAGCTCTTGCTCCTGACCGAGTTGCTTTAACTTGGCGGCATATTCGGGGTCACGGCGAATCTTGGCTCGCATGGTCAGTTCGTGGGAGCCAACGTCAACGGCGGTTCTCTGGGCAGTCTGTGAGAGTGTTTCACCTGTCCATCTAAGTAAAGGGTGCCGAGAGAGCAGTCGCTTGGTTGCCCCTTTCAGGACACGGTATTTATGCCCACCGGGGAGGCTTTTGGCCCCAACACGGATATGTTGCAAAGCTCGCTTGGGCCACTTTTTCCATCGTTTGATCACGCCCGACCTGAGCATGACATCTTTCGGCCCCATCGGCCTTTCGTCTTCCTCAACTCGCCTACGATAAATCAAGGGAGCTTCCTCTTTAAAGCGCTTTTTGGCATAGCGCTTTTCCCGCCAGTCTACGTACTTGTTGACACCCTTTTGACGGGTGTCTTCACCTTTTTGGATACCGATCATTTGGGCGGCTTGGACCGCAACACCCCCTGGATACGTGTTTTTGAAGGCTTCGGCTTGCCGTCTGAAGCCCCAATATAGCCCGTATGAGTCAGGTGTTTCGGAACCTTGGTGTTTTGGGCGTCCAGATGCAGGCATATCTGTCTCCTATCACGTGTAATAAAGCGATTTTACCAATTGGGCTTCCGGGAGAGGTTTTTTGCGTCATACCGGAGCTGATTCTGGGAGTCCCAGAACCCGTTCTGGGACAGTTAAGTGCTTGAAAACACATCGTTTCTGGGAATCTAGGAGCCATTATTTTGAAAAGCGTTTTAGGGGGGGTCGGGGCGGGGGGGTCGGGTAGGGTTGGGCACTCGCGGAGAATCATTCAACACGCCTGAAAAGCCTATCGTGGCTTATGCTTTCTCAGGACGGGCGAGATGGTAGAGAATGGGCATAGGCACGGGAGCGCCCGCTCCCGCGTGTCAGAGAGATCCTCGGCTCTCTCTGCGTCTCTGCGTCGCATTTCCCCCGACTGCCACAACTGTGGGTGGTTCTGCTCCAAGCGCCGGGAATTCACTCCGGCCTGGGGGTGGGGTACGCCCACGCAACCGGCAACCTCGTTGCCAGAAGGAAAGGTCCGCTATGACCAAGCGCCAGTCGTCCAAGTCCACGAAGTCCAACGCGAACACCGCCGACCCCATCGTCCCGATCTACATGTACGTGACCCTGCTCGTGCTCACCCAGGGTGGTGAGTGGAAGCGGCACCAGGACACCGTCAGCGACCTCAAGGCGATCCGCAACGCCTACCTGCCCACCGACCGCATCGACTGCTCGAAGGTGAAGGCGATGCTCGACGAGTCGCCCGGTGTGAAGATCGAGATGCCGCTGTCCCGTGAGGGTGTGGCCAACCTCGTCGCGAAGCTCGACGCCGTCCCGGTCACGTCGCTCGACGAGGCGGCGCGGCTGCTCAAGGCCAAGGCCCGCATCGAGCGGATGGTGGCCTACAAGTCGGCGGTGCCCGCCGTGTCGAAGGTCGTGCTCCGTGCCGGTTACGCCATCAAGTAGATACTCTCGAACCCCCCGCCGAGGGGGGGTTCTTCGAAGCCACTCAGCCCTGGGGTGGTTTCGGAGAACCCGCAACATCAACGCTCGGCTCAACGAAAGGGGTTGCCTGTGGCACAGAAATTCTATCAACGCATCGACTGGAACGGCGGAGGCGTGACGCACGTCTTCAAGCTGTTCCTCTGGACCATCGCCTTCGGGTGGTTCGGCAACTGCACCCCCCGGACGCTTCAATTCCAGCGCACGGGTCGCGTCCTGGAGATCGCCTACGTTCACAAGAACCTGCGGGACACCGTGCTGTGGTTCAACCTCGGTCGGCACCGGTACGACGAGAATGGTAGGCGGCTCACGTACCGGTTCGCCTGGAACTCGGAGTGGATCGCCGGTCGGTGGGGGAAGTCTCTCGAAGATGAGGGGCCGTGCCCTCGTCACCCTGACGCCGTCATCTACGATGGGTGGCTCGGCTACCACCTGTGGGTTTGAAGGCGAAACGGGGCGAAAGCCCCGTTGTACCGGGTGGTTCCCGGTACCTGATGAGCCAGCCGCTCGACTTCGTCTTTGAAAGGGGTATGCCTATGTCCGTTCCAGGGTATCCGGTCGTGTACTCGACCGAAGAGGACAGCGACAAGGGCGTCAAAGTCCATTGCGCTGTCTGCGGTCGAGACTACAAGGGGGATTCCCCCCACCAAGCGTACGGTTGCGCGTCGTCCATCGACAACGGTCAGATCTCCGGGGGCTACGGTTCCGTCGTCGCCGATTTCACCATCTTCAATATCGTGCAGGACTTCGGAGTCACCCAAGGCGACATCTGCGACGAGTGCATCCTCAACCTCTTCGACGCGGGCAAGATCATCCACGTCAAGAACGAGTTGCCCGAGGACAGCGAGCGCCCGTTCAACTCGAAGTACTATCGCCAGTATCTCGACAGCGTCAAGCACGAGATCGAGTTCTACGGGAACTAGGGAGCTGCATCATGGCACTCCCTCTGACCGAGGAACTTGGTGACCTGAAGCTGCGCGAGTTGTACGAGGCGCTGAAAGCGCTCGTGTATCGCGACGAGTACTGCACCGACAACGAGCATGGTATCGCGAACTACGTCCTCGAACACGGCCCGACGCGCATCCACCTGTACCGCTACTTGGGGGGCGTGACCTTCGTCCTCACCTTGACGTACACCCCGATCGGCGGGCCGCAGCGCGTCTTAGAATTCGTTGACCAAGTGGAGGACGGCCAGTTCTTCATGCTCACTTCGCTGTAAACCCTCGATAGCGTCGAGTACCGCGTATCTTGTTGATCTATCAGCAGTTTCCAACTCAGGAAAGGGGACATACTGTGTCCAATCTGACTCCCAGTCGCATCGCCTGCTTCGACCGCTTCGCGGAGCGAGTCGAAGACTTCCTCAACGCGAACTCCAAGCCCTCGAAGAACGGTCACCGCTCCCTCATCGCGGCGATCTTCGAGGTCATCGTGACCATCTGCTTCCGACCCACCGCCCTCGCGCCGGTCATGCACAACGGCGTGTCGCTCCAGGCCACGGGCATGACCAAGCGGCGCTTCCAGCTCCGCGCCCCCAAGACGCTGCCGAACGGCAAGCCCAACCCGAAGGCCGACATGCTGATCTTCGATCGGGCGACCGGCAACCCGGTGTACTCGAAGGCCCACGCCCAGATGTACACCGCCAAGGCGTTCCGGGAGTGGCGGGCAACGCAGACTGGTCTCAAGACCCCCGAGACCGTGTACGTCGTCAACTGGGACAAGGTCTCCCAGGCCAAGCAGCAGGGTCTCGCCAAGTCCTTCCCGCCCAAGCGCGACGGCAAGCCCGAGTTCGTGCCCCAGGTCGTCGGCATCCTGCTCCGGAAGGGCAACAAGCCCGCCAAGGGCGAGAAGCGCCACTCGTGGCAGCGGCTCATGCTCGTCGTGGTCGGCAAGTACGGCGAGTTCGGCACCTGCGTGATCCCGAACGCCGCCGTCTGGCAGTCGGGCTGCGTCAAGGCGCTGGGTGAGGCGATCGGTTGCCCCGAGGCCGACATCCCGGTCTGGGACGACGAGAACGAGGCCCAGTTCGCCGCCCAGTTCTCCAAGGCCGCCAACGCGGTGATGGAGGCGCAGCGGCACGGCATCGACCTCGACTTCGACTTCTAGTCGAGCTAACGAGGGGGCCTCGTGGCCCCCTCACTTTTTCGAAAGCTCTTGGCAATGGAGCCGAGCGCTTTCGAGAAAGGGGATCTTATGGCCTTGACCAAGGACTTCGACAACGTGCCCAGGAAGTTCTTCGGGGGGAGCCGCACCCCGAAGGCGGTCAGTGTGGACCTCTGTGTCCACCCCGAGGACCGCAACCGCCCGCTCCAGGTCAGCAGCATTCTCTGCCGCACCTACAAGGGGCGGGTCACCAAGGACGAGCTGCGACGGATCAAGTTCGCCCTGGACGAGGTCCAGGCGGTGCTCGTCATGAACAAGCTTCAGGGCCAGAGGCTGACCGCTATGGCGTGGTTCCCCCGCTACGGGTGGCACGTCGTGGCGAGGAAGGACTAGCCATGCCCGAGCCGGAGCTGACCGTCGAGAAGCTGCTCGACTTCTTGGAGGACGTGCTCTTCACGTTGATCGTAGACGAGCACCTGCACCCCGATCACGATCCGGATTGCGGGTGCGTCTACGGGCACATCAAGAAGGTGCTCGGCCCCGAGCGCACGGTGAGGATCGTGGCCGATGCCAAGCGCTGCATGAGCGAGTAGGACTGTTCATACAACGCCCCTACATGGGGCGTTGTCTGGATCAGCTCCCCCTGGTCCAAATACAATCTTGGAGGTGCCGATATGGCATTCAAGGGGACCGTCAGCGTTCGCATGGGCCGGAACTGGATCGAGACCACCGAGCAGGTGCGCCCGGTGACCAGCCAGGACCGGGTCAAGTTGGGCTACGCCAACTTGGCGCTGCACCAGTTCAACGCGGTGCGCGAGGTGTCCAGCACGGAGAAGGACATCCTCACCCCCTGCAACACCAACCCTGAGTCCCTCAAGTAGGGACTCATGTTAGCGCCTATCCGCCTGGATAGCTCTCGCTTCGGGTTCTATCTGATCTGGGCACAGCCTGTCACGGCGTGGGGCGGTCGGGGGAATCCCCATCCACATCCACGTGATCGCGTGGTAGACTGTGCCTGTCCGACTCTTCACCTCGGGAGGTGATTATGCCTGCGATCGAGGAACCGGACCCCCAGAAGGTCTACGCCAGCGGAGGACTCACGTCCTACGGCGTAGTCCAACTCATCATCAACCAGCTTCTGGGGGGGCTGCGAAAGCCCGACCTGGAAATCCTCGCCAGCTTCGTCAACCACCGCCTCGCCAACTTCCCCTGTCACTGGAAGAAGGACTTCGCGACCATCGAGGATGTCTTCACCCTGTGGGAGAAGGTCGCCTTGGAGCAGGGGAACACCGTTTCGGTCATCAAGAAGTTGCGTGACCGCACCGGCTGGGGGCTGCGGGAAGCCAAGGAAGCCACCGACGCCTACAAGGCGGCACTGGCGAAGAAGGAGATCGATCCTCTGACAAGGGAGATCCCCTTGTGGATGGACGAGGACGAAGACCCCAACGACTGTATCACCGCGAAAGAGCGGCGGCTGATCTTCGAACAGATGCTGAAGGGTGACAGCACATGGGCGCTGATGAACCCCGAAGGCATCGACCAGATCGCCCAATGCGAGTGCCTCAACAGCATTCGGGAGCGGCACCAGAGTTCGTCATGGTCTCTGATCGACGCCAAGATGCTGTTCGACGCGGTCGCCAGGGACATTCGCGCCGGGAAGATCTCGAAACCCGCCGTGCAACTGGTCGAAGAACCCGAGCCGGAAGACCTCGACGCTGCCATCCGGAGCGGAGAGATCGAAGGCGTGATCGAGTTCAAGGAACTCGACGGACAACTACTGGAGTAGCCATGAGCACCTTTCGGATCGAGCAACTGGAACCTCTCCCCCCGGACGAGAACCCGTTCCTGCACGACCGGTTCCACATGGGCAACTCCCTGGGGAGCAACGTCATGCTCATGTACCGGGGTTCCGGGGAAGACCAGCCTGCGGACTACCTTATCGTCGTTCATATCCCGACCGGCCAGCGGCTGAAGATCACCTTCCCGGAGGCCAGACCGGACATTCTCGACGGTGGGGTCATGAGCAGGCTGTTGGGAGGTGTGTCGTGAGAGCGATCAGGAACCCGAAGCTCGTCACTCAGGCGATTCAGGAGGCGATGCTCATTGTCTCCGATCTGCGGGTGGGGCAGCTTCTGGCCAACGCCATGCAGTGGTACAACGAGCGGGAGGGCAAGCACTCCCGATTCATGGACAAGCATGGCTCACCGGACCTGTACTACGTTGAAGACATCGAACTTGCCAACATCATCCAGATGTACGTGATGTCCCTTGACTGCCCCAAGTGCGCGGGCAAGGGTGGCAAGCACTTTCTCGATTGCCCCGTGTGGGAGCACAACCAGAAGAAGGAGGCAGAGTGATATGAAGACCAAGCAAGAGCGTCAGGACGCGGCGAAGCAGTTCATCGTGGAGCGCAGCAAGCGTTCCCCGAAGGAGCAGTGGCAGCGGCTGGACGCGAAGTTCGGTGTCTACGAGGGTGCCCGCAAGGAGCGGAAGCGTCTGCTGAAGCAGATGGGTGCTCCGGTGTGCGAGTACTGCGAGGGCAAGGGGTGCAGTCGCTGTCATTACTCCGGGTACTTCGTCAATTTCGCGTACGGGGAGGCCCCAAATGGCTGAGTACATCAACACCTACGAGGCGTGCTCCGTCCACAAAAATGGTCATTCGGGCCATTGTGAGAAGTGCGAGACGGAGAACGTGCGTGGCTTGCTGCGCGAGGTGGTCAACTCCGAGATGATGGAGCCGGATGAGTTCGGCAACATCACGCTTTTCGTCAAGCCGGAGCTGTGGGGCAAGATCGTGGTGCTCCGCACTGTCCCGGTTCCTGTCCGCACCGCCTACGAGATGACGGATGCGGCCACGGCCACCGGGATGTATGACCACGACACGGAGTGAGACCATGAAGTGGATACTCATTCTGTTGCTGTTGACGTTCTTCGGCATGAAGTGGCTCGACCGGCTGTCCCACCCAAGAAGGTGAAGCCATGAGTCGGGAACCATTTATCGACCTGTCTGACAAAGATGAAGTCATGGCCTCAATCGGGTGGAGAGACAAGGAGATTGCCCGCCTGCAAGCAGAGGTGATCGCGTTTCGGGTTCTCTATGGAGAGGAGCAGACCAAGACAAAGCGCCTGCAAGCGTTGGTGGACGCGGCGCGACCCGCTGCTCAGTTCTGCCTGTGGTGCTGCGAGTACTTTTTCGAGGGCAACGACATCTGCGGTGGAGATGCTCAGGACAAGATGGTCGAGCTGGGGCTGCTCGAACAGAGACCGACGCCGGAGGATTCCGAGTGGTATGGCGAGTGTGACTTTCTGTACTTCCCCACCAAGGCTTTCGAGGCTCTGGGGGGTGAGTCGTGAGTCAACGTTCTGCGTTAGAGAACGATGCACTCATTCGAAAATTGATCGCCTATGCCAAGGGGGATTGCTACAGGCTTACGGCGATCATTCGCAGGTTGGGTGCAACCGGGAAGACTCCCAAGTGGAAGGAAGTTGTCCGCGCCCTGGGAGGTGGGTTATGAGCCATCCGTTGCTCACCATGTGCCAGGAACTCATCGACGAGAACCTGCGTCTCAAGAGCGACCTCAACATGATGTTCTTCGAGAAGGAGGCGCTCCAGCAGGCGCTGGAAGCGAGTGAGGCGTTGCTCCATCAAGAGCAACTTCGGAACGAGAAGGTGGTGCTTGACCTCAGTGGTATGCTTGGCCATACCTTGCAAAAGATCGAGCAGTTGCAGGAAGAACTGCATCAGGCACAGCTTCGAGCGGACTCGATGAAGTTCAGGATCATCGACCTGGAGAACGAGGCGCGATATCCCGAGATCCGAGCGGCCAAGGACGCCGAGTTCCTGAAGAAACGCTGCACCGAGTGTGAGGAGGAAGGCTGTCCTGGCCTTATCCAGTGCCCCAAGTGTGGGTACAAGGAGCACGGTGCGAGTGCTCTTACCCACGTTCAGGACCACGGCTACTGCCACGAGTGTCTGGTGGCATGGCAATACGGGGAGGATAAATGGCAACACAACGGGGAGGATGAAGATGACTCTGTTTGAGCGGGCGATGAATGACTTGGCCGAGAACCTCAACCACGTCATCAACTACAACTGGGAGCAGGAAATCGAGGATTTCGAGCAGCAGCTTTTCGAGGAAAATGCGGATAGCAACCACGTTTTCGTCAAGCTCGTCAAGCTGGAAAACGCACGGCGCGTTCTGGTAGGGGGACCGATGCCCGAGGAACCGCCTCGCAGGTTGGGTGAGTACCTGTGGAACGAGCTGCTGAACACGTCGCAGTACTTCGAGTGCGACAACTGCCACCACATCGACTCGAAGCTCGATCCGATCCCCCCGACCTACTGGCAGTACGTGGAAGGCGGGGAGATCGCTCCAGCCGGATTCTGCGTCAGGTGCGGCTGTGCCGCATTTCCGGTGTAGCAGGAGGTGTTATGGCCCGGTATACGCAACCACGTAGCGACACCCCGAACGAGGGCACCGGCCCGAACGAGCGGAAGTACGTTCCGAGGACGCTGACGAACTACGAGAAGTTCGCTCGGAACGGGGAGTTGCTTTGGCACTGTTCGCATTGCGATGCGCTCAACCAGACCAACGCGAGAGCGTGCGCTCAATGCGGTGCTGACAGACGGCAGAACAAGCGGTGACCACCATGAGCATGATGGATTCGAGACTGGCTCAGCATGAGCGGGATCTTGAGTACCTGAAGCATGACGGGAAGAAGTGCCCGTTTTGCGGAGTGGTGGACTGCATCGTCATGACTGGTGAACTCCAGCATGAGGGCACGGCCATCTTCCAGGAAGTCAAGTGCGAGAAGTGCGCCACTCGATGGGTGGATTGCTACGAGCTGACGGGCATTTCGGCAATGGAAGATCTGGCAGAGCAGTCTGACTTTGACGAACAACTGTGACTTGGAAAGGAGCCTCGTATGAGCAAGAGTCAGGTGACCAAGGGGACGGTCGTTCTGCGTCGGCACGAAGTCGAGGTGCTTCAACAGAGGTTGAACATCATCCCGGACCACGTGAACGGGATGCCGCTTCAGACCAAGGTGCGCCGGGGTGCCATCGAGCGCCGCCGTTTGTCCTTGGTCAAGGCCGACAAGCTCGCTCCGAACCTGCTGGCGAGCCAGGAGCTGTACCGGCTGTGCCAGTACATCAATGACGGCTTCAAGACGGTGGGCTGGGCGATCCGTTCGACAGTCTCCGGTGACTACTTCGTCTACAGCGAGAAGTGGTGATGCGACTCTTTCCGGCGAACATTCTCATCTGTGAGGGTGATTCACTCGTGCGGAGGGATACGACAACCCCCATGGGCTTCAAGGGGGAGTGGATCATCGTTCCCAAGGAAGACTTCGATGCTGCCCGGAAGTTGTTCACGGATCTCCAGGACGCGATCATCATGTTGAGCCGAAACGTGGACGCCGAGGACGACTACTATCGCCGGAAGGCGATCGTCCCGGAGGTGAATCAGCTTCGCCTTCTTGTGGGACTGCCGGTACTCGGAACGTCAACGCTATGAAGACGTATATCGCGATCGAAGTCGTGACTCGGGGTGGTCAGTCGTACCGAAGTGACGAGCAGGAACTCACCCCCGAGGTCGAAGAGGCCATGGCCGGGTGGAAGGAGATCACGAGTCGTTTGCGGGAGGTTTCGGACTTCAGCATCGTCGCTACCCATGTGTGGGGCGAAACGACATACCACTTTCATCCGGACGACATTTCCGTTGTCGCCATTCTCAAAATCCGAGAAGAATGGAGCAAAGCAATGAAGCGGTAGCTATGTCAAGAAGTGCTTGAACCTATCGTCAACTTCTCACTCAATAAGGAGATTTCAGATGGCAACGAAGCGCACCTATCGCAAGACGGCCCCGAAGACCCAGACCAGCCAGCAGGCTGCCCCTCGGGACTATGATGTCCGGTATGTCCCGGACTTTGTGCTCGGGCAGATCTCGGGAGCGAAGAACGGCAAGTCCGGTCGCCCGGAGCTGTTCAGCCTGCGGACCTACAAGGTCCGGACCAAGGAAGGCGAGACCGTCGTCGGCAGCTACCTCGTGTTCGGTGGGGTGCCGCCCCAGAAGCTGCACGAGAAGCTCGACAGCCTGGGCTTCAAGGTCCGCCGCCGTCCCGCTTCCTGGACCGACAAGCAGAACGTCGTCCACGAGGTCGGCAGCAACGACCGGGACTGCTACGCGGTGTACTACAACACCGAGCCGTCCATGACTGAGGAGCAGGCCGAGTACATCGGTGGGTTGCTGGCGAAGACCACGAAATACGTGGCCGACAATGGCCGCACCTTCCTGCTCCCGTCCTGGGACGCCGTCGAAGCCGACTGGGGAAGCCGGGACAACTGGCTCCAGATCTGCACCGTGGCCGAGGAGGAGCACTCCCCCGCATCGGGCGGCAACGGTGACGAAGAGACGCCGGGGGTGGACCTCAAGGCCCTCGACGAGATGTTCTAGGCGACCATGTCCAAGTCGGTGACGCTGCTCGATTTCCTAACCGAGGAGCAGATCACCAAGGCTGACCGTATCGTGGGGGAAACCCCCGATATGGGGCAGGCTGCGAAGCGTCTGCGAGCGGAGGTCATCGAGCCGAACATGGCCGAGATCGACCGCAAGCTCGGGCAGGAGAACGATCCTGCGTTCATGGCGTACGCGACTCTGTACGTCTTGCTGCGGCTACGGCAGTAGCTACTCTGGGTGGGGGCTATCCTTCGGGGTAGCCCCCATCTTTGTCTTGGAAGGGAGCCTTATGGACGAAGCAGCAGCACGGCAGCTCATCCTCGATACGCTGGCGAAGATGGACCAGATGGAAGAACTCCGGAAGAAACAGACGGAGACGATCGCCGAACTGCGGCGTGCGCTCTCCCACAAGTATTTCTGGCCGGAAGCATACGCGGGGCGAGCTGTCCCTAAAATCTTGTTCGTCGGAGCGGGTAAAAGCGACAAGTTCACCATGACCATGACGGATCTGGAGACGTTGGAGATGCGTAGCTTCACGTTCCGGGTTCGGCACACGACTAAGGAACAATCACAGTTCATCCTAACGGGGCGAGTGGGCGGTTACGCTCGTATCGAGTTGGTGGAACCGCAAGGGCTGGAAATCCCGGTTGATATCATGCTTGAAGTCGTGAAACCGTGGCTCAATCAGTGCTTCTGAGGAGGCAACTATGTACATGAAAGACGTGCGAGTCGGTCAGACGTATGCGTATGCCGAGGACTACAGCCGGAAGTGCCGGTTCAACGTCAACGAGGTGACGGTGCAGCCGGTCGTCATCACGGACAAGTCCGTGCAGGAGGTCTACACGACGGACAACTGCGGGAGGTTGATCCCGACTCGCAAGACCATCCTGAAGGGGAAGCTCTATGGCATCCCGGCCACCGACATGCGGGCGCTCGACCTGGACCTCGTGGAGAAGGACAACCAGAAGCTCATCCAGGTGGTGCAGGTTAAGCCCGAGGATATCGTGTCCCCGTGGGAACCGGAAGTCGAGCGGGCACGGTATCGTGCGGCGATCAAGGTGAAAGCCATGAACGCCCAACGGTATCTTGGGATTCTGGCCTGTGCGGTGCTGGATCAGATGCGACTTCAGTCATCTTTCGTCGTTCAGAGCAACCCATCAGTTCTTCTCGATATCTGGCCCCTGACCCTTTCTGGCAGCTCCCCCTTCATGTACTCGAAGGATGAGGAAGTCACCCAGCTTCTGCGGCATCAACTGAAGTGGTCGCTGTTCTCGGGGCTGGTTGCCTTCAACCGTACAGAGGATGACTACCTTTCGTTTGCTGTGACGATGCAAAAGCCTTCGGAGGGATGGCCCAAGAAGGAAGCAGCTACTACTGATGTGGCCGCTTCAATGACCACGTACAACTACGTGAAGGTCTTTGGTGTCAATCTGGCGATGCTGTTTGGAGCCACGTACTGCAAGCCGCCCGCACAGCCGCCCAAGAGCTACCGCAAGAAGAACGTAGCTCTGTGGACAGCGAAAGACAGGGCTGCGAACGAGGTTTACTTCGACAAGAAGCTTCTCCCGTGGTTCGAGCGTGTTCGTGCCCGGTTGGCGAAGAGCACGCAGGAGGAGCGGCATCATGTCGTGGAGCTGGGGCTGAATCAGCTTCGACAGCAGGTGATGGATTTCACCGGTTTCTCCGGACGGGCTGCCAAGGATATCCCGGTGGGTAAGAACATCCCGATGTTCAACTTCACCTTCTCTTCGGATGTTTGGCAAAAGGAGTTGAAGGCACGGTCTGAGTCAACACTTGCGCTGCCGAGTGCTGCCCAACTTCAGACACTCAAGTCTTCGGAGCTGAGATACACCGCGTTCTTCCTGTCGAGGTGACGTATGCCCTGGACCGAGCAGGAGATCAAGGAAATTGAGCGTACCTATCAGGCACCGGAAGGGTTCACCTGGGTGTGCCTGATGTGCGGGAAAACCGCACGGAACCGTGACCAGTTCATGGACGTTTCGTGCTTCATCCACGCGGTGGTCATCAAGAACACCGATCTGAAACGGGATGAGACCGGGGAAGTCATTGCCGTGCAAGAGGTTGCGTTTGATCCACAAACGGATCGGATTCGGGCGTAGGAGGCATCATGCCTGAGACCCCTGAGCAGGAGTTGGCCCGGTTGAGGAACGCTGTCCGAGAGCTGCCGAATTTTCTTCGGTTGGAGATCCCGGACATCCTGATGGATGAGCATGGTTCTCAATGCGATTGCGACGTGTGTCGTACTTTCGGATACGCGGCTGAGCAGGCTGAGGACGAGGAGTAGGTCATGCGTAACCTTCAGGGTATCCCGCGAGAGTGGTTGACTCAGGCCCACCTGACCCCCAAGGAGCAGCGTGAACTGGAGCAGCGTGAGAAGAAGCAGCTCCGGGAGCGGTTGAGCCGTGAAGAGATCTACGCCAAGGAAGAGCCTGACTTCGATACGTGGCAAGCGGAGAAGTAGATGACCTCTCAAGAAAATCCGCTTTGGTTGAGTGATAGCATCCAGTTCCCCCGGCTGTTGGCTGAGATCCATGCTATTGATATGCCTCAAGATATGCTGGATCAGCTTTGCCTAAACATGGATTTGGAGCCGTTCCAAATCGGAGAGATTCTCAGGCGAGCGACAGAGGCATTTGACAGGATCAAAGAGGAATTTTGTCCGTCGTCCCTAGACACTACCAAGAGGATCAACCCTGATGGCTAAGTATAGCCCTCTACAGCATGAGCATCTTGAAAAAGAGACCAAAGCACAGCTCATTCGGCGTATACAAGAGCTGAGAAAAATGGACATTGCCAAAGAGGAAACAATAGGCAGTCTCCATGATCAGCTTTGGCAGCAACATGACCAGAAGCGGGATTTTGAGTGGTTGATGCGCACAAGGGAAGATAAGATTCGTGATGTTTGTGCCATTTTCATCCATCTGGATGTGAAACGGGTTGCCCCAACATCACTTGTACTCATTCAACGTCTACTGCAAGAAGCCCTGGACTGGCAACAGAAAAAGGCAGAGTGATGGCTAACAGCTACGAGCAGACGTGCTTTGGGATCGAGAACGTGACCAATAAGGAGTATGCGTGGATCAAGGAGATGACCCGTAAACTCCAAGATGTTGAGTCACAGGAGGAGGGTATCCCTGAGCTGGATGACTTCGTCTCCCATGGGTGGACCGGGTGGAAGCTCGTCACCATGGTCACGGGCATCCAGGGAGAGGCTATCACGGAAGATAACGTCCGAGGTGAAGTCTACTTCGACATCGAGGAAGGCTTCGACAACGACGCCCTGATTGCTCTGCTCCAGGGGTTCCTGAAGAAGTTCCGTCCCGATGGCGTGATCGGCTTCGAGATCGCCTACACCTGTTCGAAGATGCGCCCCGATGAGTTTGGTGGTTCGGCAATCGTCATCACTGCCGATGAAGTTCAGTCGTTCGGTACGGCAGCGTGGTTGCTGGATCGCCTCGGGGAGTACAGAGCACAGGGGAAGGTGCGGGCGTAGTATGCCCTTCGTGCTCATCTTCGAGCATCGTTTTGGGAAAGACGTGTACGTGGCCCACACTCGGGAAGCCATCGAGAAGCAACGAGAGTATCTTGCCCATCAATGGCGGGACGAGTACGATATCCCGGAGGAAATCCCGGATGCTGTCCTAGCCGAGAGCTGGTGCGAGTACACGCATGGTACAGAGGGTTTCGAGATTCGTGACATCGACTTTGTCGAGGAGGCACCTGACGGGGTTACAGACTGATGCGTATCTATCTCAAAGGCGGGGATGTCGTCGCTGCTAGCGCAGACTTCGAGATCGTCACGGATCAGGGGGAACATACCTTGTGGAGTATGGGCGTCCCTGATGGTGAAGTGATCCGTTATTGGCACCCCCAAGAAGAGAAGTGGTACGACTGCCGGTGGGATCTTGAAACCGACAGTCCAAACTATGGCCAGCTCTACTACGAGGGTCTGGAGCGCGGGGATGAGTCCGTTCTATAGGACCACGATCACGTTCGAGGTTCTGAGTGAGGGGCCTATCCCGAGCCATTGGGATCTGGCGCGGATTCACGAGGAGACGATTTCCGGGGAGTGGTCCGGGAAGTCGGAAGTCACTTCAGTGAAGGAACTGACCGAGGAGGAGCTGATCCGCGAGTGCCATGAGCATGGTACGGACCCCCACTTCTTCCTGATTGACAAACCTTGAAAACCGTGATATCATCAACCGTAACTGGCACTTAGACGGAGGCCAGACATGGAAGTAATCACCATCGAAGCGGGTCAGGTGTTCCCCCAGCTCAAGGGGGAGAACGCCAAGGTGAAGATTCCCTTCGGCCAGTATGACGATAACGATCCCGAGGATCAGCGGCTCAAGGCTCTGATTCCGGCAGTGGATCCGTACTATCGTTTCCCTGGTCGGCAGGTGATCTCGCTGCTGTTGGCTTTCGCCAACCGCGACAACGTCCTGCTCGTGGGATCGACCGGTGTTGGTAAGACGATGCTGGGGATGCAGCTCGCGGCAAAGGTCATGCTGCCCGCCGTCAGGTTGAACCTGCACGGTGAGCTGGGATCGCCGGAGCTGTTCGGCTACTTCGGGTTGAGCAACCCCAACATTCTGAACGATGACGGGTGGAAGTGGACCACCTTGACCAAGGCGATCCAGCACCCGTGCGTCCTGCTGCTGGATGAGTGGGATTCCATCAGGGCTGAGCTGTCGATCGGCCTTCAGCGGCTGTTGGAAGATCACCAGCCCGGTGTGATGCTGCCGGAGCGGGATCAGTTTATCCCTCGGCATAAGGACTGCATCATCATCGCCACCGCGAACACCCGAGGGCTGGGTGACGAGACCGGCCTGTATGCCGGGACCGGTGCTCAGAACTTCGCGCAGTTGAACAGGTTCCATCTGGTGATGGAGATGGAGCCGCTGCCGCCCAAGAATCTGGCGCAGATTCTGGAGAAGGTGGAGTTCTACAACCAGAGCTTGAAGCCGGAATTGGTGGATGCGCTCACCAAGTTCTATGCGGCAACCCTGTCCTCGTGGGAGCAGAACGGGCTGTCCACTCCGATCTCCGTGAGGATGATGCTGCACTTCGCCAAGTACTTCCTGGTGCTGAAGTACGAGGCATTGGGGATGACCATCCTGTCCAAGCTGCCCACAGCCAGGGACAGGGAGATCATGCTGGGTATCGCTGATCGGTTCAACTTCGTTGATCCGAACCGAACTGCCGCCAAGTAGGAGGCAGCCATGGACGAAATGGAAGAGTGGGCCACGCTAGAGCTGGCCATGGCAGAACTGGGTGTCAAACACATGCGCGACCTGTTCGGGGGGAACATCCCCGTCGCGCAGGTTCTGCAAGGAATTGCGGCTGGCTTGGCCGACTGCGATGTCACGGTCGTGGTAGACCCGAAAGTGACAGTTCCGCAGGCGATCCCGAGCCAGAGAAAGATCCTTCTTCCAGCCCACGTGAAGTCGGAGCGGGCGTTGCTGATCGTGTCCTGGTATCTCGATCATGAGACCGGGCATATCATCTTCACCCCGCCGCCCGAGAACACCGTGGAAGGCTGGAAGCAACAGTCCCGTATGCTCGATGTCTGCAAGGCAAAGGGCTATACGGAGATCCCGGAAGAGCTGATCAAGACGGCGCACTTCTTCCTCAACTGTGTTGAGGATGCTCGCGTCGAAAACCTGATGGTACGCCGGTTTCCGGGGTGCAAGAAGCACTTCATCGGCGGGCCGATTGCGTTGGATCTGCAAGATCCGTTCACGCCGACGCTGGAGAAAGCCAAGGAGATCCAGGCAGCGAACAACCTGCCGCATCCACCGCTGAATCCGTTCTTCGTCGGAGAGTTGCACGCGAATGCGCTTCTGAACGGTAAGCACGGCCAGTTGGACCGGGACTATATCCGGGGAATCGCGCCGCCGCATGTGAGCTGGGTGCTCGATGCAGTGGACGATACCTTCGGGGATATCCGGGATGTGTGCGCCGTGACGTTGGAAGATCTGGCAGCGCGGGTGGATAAGGTCATGGCGCTTATCCTGGAGAAAAAGCTCCCGGATATGAGTGAGGCCGAAGAGAGCGAAGGCGATCAGGAAGGCGAGGAGCAGGGTGGCGACGATCGCTTTGCCGAAGAGTTCGCCAAGCCCAAGAAGGGCAAGAAGAGCAAGAAGGGCAAGAAGGGAGACAAGGATGAGCAATCCGATAGTGACTCCGATGGAGCAGATGAAGCTGGAGAAGGAGATTCTGACGAATCTGAGTCCGGAGACGGAAGCGATAATGATGCTGGTGCAGGAAGCGTGGGAGACGAAGATGAGTCAGATTCGGAAGGAGAATCGGACTCTGAGGGAGGAGAAGGAGACGCTGCTGGCGAACATGATGGCAGCGAGGAGGACGATGAGGATTCTGAAGACGATGATTCAGAATCTGATGGCGTATCCGGGGCCGGAGATGACGAAGACGATTCAGATGAAGGTGATTCGGCGTCTGGGGGAGACGATGAAGAGGGCGACGACGGAGATGACGAGGATGACGCCGATGAAGATTCTGGAGACGACGGCACCGAAGGCGATGACCAAGATGATGAAGGAGATCGAGACGGAAGCGAAGAAGGCGAAGAGGACGCTGAGGGAGATGGAGAAGACGAAGAAGAAGTCGCTGCCGAAGGCGATTCCGACGACGCGCTGACCGGAGACATCAGCAAGCAGGCGCAGTTCGATCAGTTGATTGAGTGGGCGCAGGATGCTCAGACGGACATGGCGCAGCTCATGCGAGAGGCGCAGGAAGCGGAGGAAGCGGCCAAGCAGCAAGCGGCTGTAGAGTCGAACAGCGCCACAGCCGGTTCACCGAGTATGGAGCATGCCCCGGATGCGGAGGGGATGCCTGACGAGTATCTGGCACGGTTGGACCCCGGAGTCGGGGTGGTCGTGATCGCGGATCAGGATCTGGACGCACTGGTTCAGGATGATGACTCCGCCTTCCAGGAGTATGACCGGTTTATCCAGGAGATTATGCCCCATGATCTGGGGCCAGCCGCTCGGCGGCTGATGGGCAAGTTCAAGAGCGCACCGGGCAAAGCGTGGCAGGGGAATCGGATCAACCCGAAGATGCTGCAACCGATCATGTCCGGACACGCTCATGGCCGACCGCTGTATCTCCGACGCCAGGAGACGGTGCAAAGCAAAAAGGGCGTGGTCGTCATGCTGTGCATCGATTGCTCAGGCTCGATGATCTCGGATGTGCCGGGGTTGAATCTCCCGAGACCGCACAACTCCAAGTTCGCGATCTCGCACGCAGCAGGCCGGGGGATCGCTCGGCTATTGCAGCGGATACAGGTGCCGTTTGCGGTGATGGGCTACACCACCGATACGACGAACAACAATCGTCGTAACTATAACGCATCGAGGCAGATGGACATCGTCAACTTCTTGTTCAAGGATTTCCACGAGCCGTGGACGACTTGTGAGCAGAAGATGCTGGCGATGAACGCTTTCACTCGCACGACTTATAAGGGCCGGTATATCTATCCGGAAACCAATTCCGATGGTGAGTCGCTGCTGTGGGCGGCGACACAGATCATCACCCGACCGGAGGATCGGAAGATCATGATCGTGCTGTCGGATGGGCTGCCAGCGGCAGGGGACTACACGATGCAGTCCAAGTTCCTGAAGTGGGCAGTGCGCCGGATCGAGATCGCGGGCATTCACATTGGAGCGTTGGGTATTGGAGATCGTGGTGTGACCCACTACTACCGGATGTATGAACTGCTGGATGTGTTCCCCCAAGGTTGGGGAGACAAGCACACGGCACCGTTCCTCATCCAGGAGAAGCTGATCACACTCATCGATCGGTTGGCAACGGACCAGACGGGGAGCTAAGGGGAACATATGCGCTCACTGTCAGTGACCCAGGGTGTTGTACTGGACCCGTTTTCGATTCTTGCCTCGGGGGTGATGCGCCAGCATGGAGGGCTGAAGATCACGGGCGATCTGGACTGCCTGCACGGAGAAGCCAGATTCAAACAAGCGTTTGTCAATGCGTGCTACTTCGCTGAGTCGATGACCGTGGTAGGACCGATCGCTCAGCTTATCCAGGAGCATACGGACCCTGCAACGCACGCAGCGCTGGCATGGCGGGCAACTCCGACGACTGGGGATAACCGTGACTTCTTCAACCAGTTGAAGCAGTTCATGGCCCAGAATAACCTGGACAAGATCCCCTCGGATCTGATCTTCGGTTCCATGTCGGACGTGGACTATCGGCTGCATACGATGCCGGATGTGACGTTGGGGCATAAGCGCAACGACTATGGCTCGGATGACTTCCAGTCGAGGCTGTTCGAGCAGCTCTTTCAGAGCACGTGGCGGCAGTTCCGGATCGACTCTAGAGCGCGGGCTTTGAGGCCGAATCTGGACCAGTCGTTCTTCACGTATAGACCGGAATCGATCATTAAGGGCAGTCCGGTATCGGCACTGATGGCGGTGATCTTCACCTTCAAGAAGCCGGTGGGGCCTCTGGCGGTGGGAGAGCTGACCAATCTGGCATCGTGGCCACCCGTGGTGTTCCTGCTGCCGGTGTTGGCTCCGGCGTTCGCTTCCATTGATGATGACGATGTCTACCATAGCCCAGCGGGGGCAGTGGTCCGGAATCAACCGGCGATGATGACCTATCAGCTCCGGATTCCGGAGAGCAACAAGGTGAGGAACCATACGCTGCCTTATGGTCAGCCGTATCGGTTGTCCTCGGTGCATTCGTGGGGCAAGGAGCCGGATACGCTGCGGTCGCTGTCGGACGTGTTCAAGGCTCTGTGGTCGCAGGCCGCGCAGTACTCAGCCTGGAATCTTCGGTATGAGTGGGACGCGAAGGCGACCTCGTTGCCGGTCGGAGAGCTGGCTCTGGATCCGATCGGAGCCGGTCGGCGTATCCGGAGTCATAACCGGTTCTCCGGCAGGTATCCGCTGCACGCTCCGGCGATGCTGTGGGAGACGGGGATCTATAGCGTATCGGGAGGTAGTGCTCCGAGGCTGTGGGGTTGGGAACCTGAGCGAGGTGAGAGTCAGTACATGGATTTCGTTCACCGAGCGCATCTGTTCACGAATCAGCTTCGCTCGTATCGTAGTGGTGGTGGCAAGGAGTTCCTGTTCGTCTTTCCGAGCTACTTCCAAGAGGAAGTGAGCGATCACTTCCTGCCGACTGCTATCACCTTGGCTCGTTGGATGCTGGTGAAGCACGCCGGGTTGGAGGACTTCGTGGACGGGCATGTTGTTGCCACGAATAAGCCGGGGGATGGTGGAGCCACAGCGGAAGAGCTGGCGGCTGACCCGGAGCTGGAGCCTGGGGTTGGCGGACGGTCTCTTGCGGATCGGCTGGCCGATCACCTGGGACAACAGAATATGCAGAACGAGGGTGCGCTGCCGGTGCATCGGGTGAAAACGCCTATCGGTTTCGATAAGACCGGTGACCCGACTGTGTTCGGGCTGGCGGTTGATACGACTGCCGAAAACGTGATGCACTATCACGAAGCGCACAACGGTATCAACATTACCGACGAGAACCTGGAGAAGATGGTCAACGGTGTCCAGGTCCAGGGTAACTTCAAGTTCCTCGATGCTTTCTGCTCCAAGAGCACGAAGGATCTGACGGACGTGTTCGCCACCGTGAGCAAGAAAGCCGTGTCGAAGATGCGGGCTGGCGAACTCGTGGACGAGAGCATGGTGGTCGATCTGTTCGACGACATGCTGGACTAAGCAGGGGGATAACATGGACACCTCTCTGGTTCTTGGTCGAACAGGATCGTTTGACGAGGAGACAGGGCTGTTTGTCCTGACAGGCGGGTATCCCGATTTTGGCTTAACGCCGGAAACGGTGCGTGCTATCGGTAAAAGCCGGGATGGGGTGGAGATGAACTCCACCCTTCCGTTCATGGACAATAAGCTCCAGACCAAGAACAACGTGATGTTTGTCGATCAGACGCCGGGTGCTTTCAAAGATCCGGTGAAGTTTGCAGGAGGGCTTAAGACACTCATCGACCATTGCGAGCGTGTTGCGGTTCATAAGGGAGTTTTTGCACTGGATGTTTCTTCAGACTCGATGTTTTATCGGTGGGGCATCGCGAAGATCGCAGAGCGCCGGTACGTGACTGAGTGGATGGGGTTGTTGCCCCCAGAGCATGTACTAAAGGTGATCCTCAAGCAACAGGGGGTGGCAACGAAGCGTACCATCCTCTTTGCGACTGGTGTTCCACCGTCAGCCGGTGGCCGGATGTGGTTGGTGTCACCACACGGTTTCCCGTGGTGGGGTGAGCAGTCCAAGGTGGTCCTCGACATGGGCGGCTCGACTGATATCGAGCAGGCTATGATGATGAATAAGTTCTTGTTCCTGCTTGTCCCACATGCCGTCCCGATGATCTCCGGTCACCGGAAGCTGCAACAGGATGAGCTAAATCCACGAATCCTCTGCTACGACAGTTTTGACGAAGGGGCTTACCCTCTGGAGGTGGATAGCTTTTTGGCTAAGGTGATCCAGAGCAGCACGACGTTACAGCAGGGAGCCGATCGCTTGCGGTGGCTGTATGAGAATGCAGCGGCAGGGGCCGGGGTCGCCGCCCAGGCCCAGGATTTCGGGGTGGACCACGCCTTGGCCCTGCCCGAGAACGACGAGATGTGGTGAGGTATGTCCTACGCAAAGACGTATAAGGCTACGTTTCTTGAAGATATCAGTCAATTCCCCAGGGTTTGGAACTATGGTCAGTACCGGAGCAACAACTACGGTGAGCACACTGTGGCGGTGTCGGTTGGTGGAGTAGACTTTTTCTATAGCTACAAGACGCTGGTTGCGTTTTCTGATGATAAGACTCTTGTTGTGCATAGCAACAATTGGACCCGAACAACCGGCAAGCACCTGACCTGGATCAAGCGAGCACGTCCAGCGGGGATGCCTTGCATTACTGCTGATCATCCTACATTCGTAGCGATGCTCTATAACCTGTTGAGAGCAACAGGGTTAGTCGCCCGCAACTACGCGAAGAAGGTGCCTTGTAGGGTTCAGGCGTTGGAGACTGGGGAGATTATCGATGGGAATATCCCGTCAGCGGTGACCCTGACCCCTGGGCGAGCGTACGTACGAGATCAGGAACGGAAGATGGCGAAGGCAAAGGAGAAGGAGGAGGAGAAGGCGCGTAAGCTGCGCCTTAAGCTCCGGAAGGAACGGCGGTTGGAGAAGAAGCGACGGGAGGAGATGTTTTCGGGGTTGATGCCCCTTGAGATAGTGGAGGAAATGCTGTGAGCCGAGTGGCACTGGCAGAGGCAGTTGAGCAAGGGCTGGAGAATCCGTTCACGACCGAATATCTGGAAAAGGAAATCCAGTTTTACAACCCGGTGCCGTATGCCAAGGATGGGTTGGTCCTCAAGCTCAAATCGATCAAACACCCTGTCCGCATCGATGAGTACCTCAACAAGCAGATGGTGTGTGAGGGACCGGCTATCCCGATCCTTACGTTTGACGGTACGATCTGGATGAGCCTGACGTGGCTGGAAGTGGAGTCGCATTGGGTACCGTTCCAGACCTTTGGCGGGGATATCCTGGTTGGTGGCCTCGGGATGGGGTATGCGGCGCTTCGGTTCGCGGCGATGGAGCATGTTGATTCCGTCACCGTGTACGAGACGGACAAGAGGGTGATCGACTTCTTCCAGGCTACCCAAGGAGATCGCCCGGAGCAGGCTAAGATCCGGGTTATCCACGAGGACATCCACAAGGCCCAGGGCCGCTACGAGTTCGCCTTTATTGATATCTATCCGACGCTATTGCCGGATGAGCTGCTGAGGGACGCGAGGTTCTTCTGTGAGAGCCGTCCTGGTCTGTCGATCATGGAGACTCCCCACTTCTGGGGGCAGGAGCTTGCGTGGCTGACCCTGATGCAGCGGCGGGTGTACAAGCCGTTTAGTCTGTCCTATGTCGAGCGTATGTTCTTTGAGTATTGGTGGAAAACAGATAAGCCTGATCTTGCCCGTGAGATCGAGGATGTTCGCTTCTGTTCATCTTTGGCGAAGGTGATGAGCAGGGTGGAGGACTAAGATGCCGAATACGTCCAAGCCATGGCGCGTGCAGTATCAGCATCCTTGTCAGGGTTGTGGTAAACCAACTGAATATGTGTGGTGCCAAGAGTGCTGTGACAAGGGTTTGGCAAAGTGTCCTCATGGGAACAAGGCCGGAGAGTGTGATGCCTGTGACCGAGAGGGCGACTTTGCCTATGACTCAGGGAGGGAAAGCCGATGAGCAAACGGCAGGTGCTGGTCGAATCGATCACCGAGTGCCTGATCAAACGTGATCGAGTTGAACTAAACATCAAGCTCTATGATGAGAACCTTGCGACTGTCAATCTTACCAGTAAGAATAATCCTGGTGGAGAAGCATGGGATTGGGCGCAGGGGAATTGGCCGGAGTTCGTGCCGGAGGAGAAGGAGTTCGAGCTGATCGCCAGTGATGGTAGCCTGGTGAAGGTTAAAGCGCCGGTTAAGTGGGTGTGCGTGACGGGGGTGGTCGATCCTAAAACTCGCAAGTCCTTGCCGATCGAAGAGTTGCGCGAGAGCCATGCCAGCAACAGAAGGTGGGGGGCGGCCAAAAGGGGACAGAAGGTCAAGCCGGTCAAGGTCAAGGAGCCAGTCCCACTTCAGGCCCAGAAGACCAAATCAAAGAATTCCCCGAAGGGGAATTCTTTGGCTAAGACCCCGAATAAGCTGGCCCCGGCGGAGGACGTGGGTGAGGTGGATTTGCAGGCGCTGATTGATGAGAGGGTGCAGGAAGTGATGGGAGAAGAAAATTAGTGACAACAAGAAGAAGGTGATGGTATCCTACGGTTATGGCTAATCTTACTCCCATCTACGATCACAATTGCACGCTCTGCCCCTTACATAAAGTGCCGGGGGTTACTTGTTTGTCCGGGATCGGCAACCTGGACGACCCGAGCATCCTTATAGTGGGGGATGGGCCGTCGAAGCAGGAGGTGCTGCTTGGTCGGGCGTTCGGCGATGAGCGGGGTAGGCTGCTCGCTCAGTCGCTCGATGAGATCGGTTTCCCCATCGGGCCTAAAGGCGATGTGTTTGCTACCTACGCCGTTAAGTGCTTCCCGTCTGGTAAGGTAAAGGTTAAGGATGCCAAGATTTGCGCGGCGAAGTATCTCAACCAGGAGATCGACCTTTTCCGCCCGAAGTTGGTTATAGCGCTGGGTAAAACCGCCCAATATGCCGTCTTGGGTAGTACTGCACCTATCTCTAAAACTAGGGGCAAGCTGTTCCCCTTAGTTCGTACCGACGCAGCAGGAAATGAGTGGACAACCCAGGTCATGCCGGTGGATCATCCATTCTCTATCCTCACCACACCGGCCAAGCTGGACCCGTGGCTCGCTGATCTGCGGCGGGCTAAGGCGGTGTTTTATGGCGACGGAAATCCTTACTGGTCGCCGGAGAAGCTGGAGCGGTTTGACTTTAAAGTGATTGATTCTATCGCGCAGTTCAAAGCAGTTGCACGGGAGCTTATTGCCAAGCACAGGGGCGAGTACCTAGCTATCGACATTGAAGCTAGTGGTGTTGATGAGGCTATGAACGATGATGACTTTCGGGTTTTCAGCTTGCAGTTCGGGCTTATAGATTTGGAGGGGCGCGAGGAACATCCGGTCTACTTCCTACCCATCCAGTCGGCGGGGTTCCCGTGGACATCTGAGGCTAAGTGGCTGGATAATACCGCCCGCCTGCTGAATCGGTTTCTGAGCACGGACTACTTCAAGCTGGTGGGGCATAACCTAAAGTACGATTTGAAAGCGCTTAGACGGATTGGTGTAACTGAAGCATATGCCGTCTATGACACGCTGATGGCATGGTCAATTGCACATGGTGAAGCACCGTTGTCTCTGAAAACAATTGCTTACGAGGTTAGTGATTTAGGTGGGTACGAAGTCCTTATGGATCAGTACTTTAAGGAGCACGGTACTTATGACGCCCCCCCCGAAATTCTAATCTCGTACAGTTGCCTTGATGTTGTGCTTGTGCGCTACCTTTTTAGTGAGCTGTACAAAACGATCCTTCAAGAGAAAAAGCGTGTTAACATTGGAGTATGAGCTATTGTCATGGCTGGGTGCGGTGTGGCGAGGCCAGGTAGGGTATGGCATGGTGTGGCTCGGCAAGGCAGGGGAGCCTCGGTTTAGTAAGGGGGTCTAAATGATTCGGTTCCATTCGGATGCCGAAGGCGGTAGTCCTCGGTGGCTGTGTGATTATCAGTCTCTATTGGTCAATGCTTTTGTCGATATTGAGAGCTGCGGTTTTCCTTTCGATCCTATTCAACATGCACAGTTTATCGAGAATGCCGAACGTACTTATGCCGAGTACGAACGGCGATTGATGACCAGCCCCCAACTGCAAGCCTACATCCAGCAGAAGGGGCTGCCCGCTACGGGTAAACGGGCGTTTAACCTGTCCTCGGCCACCCAACTCCAGGAGTTCCTCTTCAGCCCGCGTAGTTCAGGGGGCCTGGAGCTTGTACCCGTAAAGCGCTCTAAGCTGACGGATAAGGCTAGTTCCGACCGAGAGTCCTTGCAGCATTTCGCTCAGGCAGGCAACGCTTTCTGCTCGGATCTATTGGTGTTACGGAATTTCGGTAAGCTATTGTCGTCGTTTGGTGAGCCGCTCTTAAAGTTCTACTGTCCTCGCACCGGAGCAGTTCACCCGACCTACTTCCTGGCCAAGGTGACAGATAGTGCTGGGGTTGCAGGCGGTACTGCGACCGGACGGCTGTCGTGCAAGCACCCCAACATGCAGCAGCTACCGAAGCGGGATAAAGATGACAAGGGAATTGGGCTGGCGGGGATCGACGTGCGGAAGTCCTTCGTGCCGTTTCCGGGCCACATCCTTATAGAGTGCGACCAGAGCCAGATCGAGGTGCGGGTCGCCGGGATGTACGCTAAGGATACGACGATGGGTAAGTTCTTCGATGAGGGGGGAGACTTCCACATCCGGGTGGCCTCTCAGGTGTTCCAACAGGATTTCGATCATATGGTCGAGGTGTTGGCGAATGAGCACCATCCCGAGTACAAGAAGTTCAAGCAATTCCGTACTGCCGCTAAAACCTTTACCTTTGGTCTGATGTTCGGTATGGGGTTGAATAAGCTGACCAGACAATCCGGGTTGACTGAGGCTGAAGGTAAAGCTTTTATCGATGAGTACTTTGCTACTTTCCCTCAGTTCGCTTCGTGGCGTGAGGAGATGATTGATTGGGCTACCGAGCACGGATGGGTCCAAACCTTATTCGGGCGTAAAAGAACCATAAAGATTAGCGGCTATGAAACGGAGGATGGTCGGGAGGAACGCATTGGCATCAACACTCCGATTCAGAGTGCGGCGGCAGATATTACTCTGTTTGCGCTCAGCCGGTTGTGGGAGTTCTTGAAGGCCAACGGTTACGGGGCAAAGATTCTTGGCACGGTCCATGACTCTATTATCTTCTCGGTGCCCTACGAGGAGTTCGAGGAGCTATTACCGGAGATAGCCCGGAGGATGATCCGTCCACCTGGGCTGGAGTGGCTTTTGGATGACGTGCCGATTCCCCTGTCGATTGGCATTGAGGCGGGGCCTAACCTCAAGGATATGCACAAGTTAGACCTCGATGACGTGCTGACCTGCTCCCTCGACGTAAAGGATTATCTATGAGCGATGCAGACGAGTTCGAAGCGACTTTACCCGATGGTAAAGTAGTTGACGATCCAGCCGTGTTCACGAAAGCATGGAAGGAGTTCGCTGCGCTTGTAAGTGAAGAGTTTGATGAGCTTGAGCTAAAGGCGGTGGCCTTTAACCCAGGTGTTCTCTATGCCTTTGGCCCTGTGGTGAAACAATGGCATAGCCTGGAATTGCCTATGGCTTTTCATAAGGCATTGAACGACCGGATCCAGGAGCTTCGACGCCTTCGTGAGTTCTTCTTTGAGATGGTGGAGATCAGCAAGCAGGCTGGTTTCTATACCGAGGTGAAGGACGTGATCGTGAAGGTGGGAAAGAGGGAGTGAGATGGCCCATCTGGTGAGCCTCGATAAGTATTTGGTGCAGCACCCGGTTCCGGCATGGGATCATGATAAAACTTCGGATGAGAACTTTGCAGCGGAAACAGCCTGGTTAGTAGCTCTGGGCGAGGCTATCCGGCAGGATAACGGTGGGTCGGGAGCTGCTTCTGGGATCATCGGCGAGGTGGTGAGGTGGCCGCGTGCTGATGGCTATGCCGAGTACATCATCGTGAAAACAAAGCCACTTCAGCTTGCTCATATTCCTCTTGGGGATGGCTATATGGTCGAGCCAGCGCTGATCCGAGGGACTACGCTGGCCGAGGTGAAGCGTATGGTAGAGGATGAGCGGCGGTGGAGTAAGCTGTTTGCGGGCAAGGGCGTTGTCCAGGTTACGATCGATAAGAACGGGGAATTCGTGGAGGCGAAGTGAAACCGGGACGATTGTTAAAAGGTCGGATTGTGTCAGGTGAGTGGGCCGGAGAGGACACGCTGGTAACTTACCGTGTACCAGGGCATCTAGTGCTAGAGATTCATGACGCGCTGATATTGGTACTTGGTGATTATCTTTGCCCATACCACCAAGAGTCCTTGGGTTGGGACGAGTGCTCGGAAGGTTATGACGGGCGATGTGCTGTGCGTGCTCTCCGCCAGGAACTCTATCGCACCTACAAGTTGCCGGAGCCGATCTCGTATGGTCCGCCAGACTACGTTAAGGCTGGGGATAGGGCGATGATCCCGTGTCCTTCTTGCAGTAAGCCTCGTGAAGCGGTTCTGTCTTTGGATGGAGATGGTTGCTTCGAGTTTGAGGTAGGAGCAGCTTGTCCGCACTGTGGGCATCCTGGCGATGAAGAGGAGGATTAGTCAATGGCCAAGGTTACGGTTGATTTCGATTTGGACAACCCCGAAGATCTGAAACGGTTTGGACGGCTGTCTGAGGATTCTACTTGTGCTAACTACGCTAAGTTAGTTGAAGCTCTTAAACAGTTTGATGCTTGGTTGTTAGCATTGCGGGATGAGATGTCCAATAAGCCAAAGGCCATGCTGGTGGACACGATCCGAACTATGCTTCTCGATAAGGTCGTGTCGCTTAGCCTGTTCAAGAAAGATTAAGGGGGAAAGCCCGGATAGGATCTTGACTTTCTTAGTGTTTGGACCTATATTTTCTATGGAGGTGTCATGAAAGTCCAGATGATCGTGGGGAATGAGCAGCTCGATTTTACCGTCCACACGGAGCTAAACTTCGATCCTGCCAATGTTTTCGATGTGATCGGGGAGCAACCCGGCAAGCTGGCATGGTGGACGGCTCTCGTCGCGGTGAAGGAGCAGGAGCTGGCCGACTTCGTGGTGGACATGGAGGCCCGCACTTCCGCTATCGAGCTGGATATCAGGAAAAACAGCAAGAGCTTGGAGGATCAGTATGGCAAGGTAACCGAAGGTGTGATCAAGGCTGTACTCGCGGCTAATGATGAGGTCGTCCAGTTGAGTACGAAGATGAACGAGATCAAGCGGGACGCCAACATCCTGCGAGCGATGGCGAAGGGTTTCGACTCTCGCTCGTCGTTGATGGCAACCGCAGGGTCCATGCACCGGGCCGAACTGGAAGCGGGGTTGCGAGCCTTGACAGGTCGGGCCAAAAAGGGTATGATGGAATAGTGTTCGTTACTATCTGTGTTTTCGATTAACTTACACGTACACGTAAAAGGAGATAGTAAGATGGATAGACTGAGTGCTGAGCTGAAGCGTGCCGAGAGAGCAACCCGCCAGTTCCTGCCGTTCTTCAAGTTCCCCATTGGTAAGACGGATCTTAGGATTCTCCCTGCTCCGAAGGGGGAGGATGAAGATGGTTGGTTCGTGCCGGTCGGGTTTCACTACAACTTGAACGAGAAGCAACCGATCATTTGCCGCGCTGAGACGAATTGGGCGCACGAGGATTGTGCGGTGTGCGCGGCGGTGACCGAGCTTCGGGCGGCGGGGCAGAACGATGAGGCGCAGCGCATCGGAGTGCGCCGTCAGTACATCGTTCGCGCCATTGTCCGAGGCCAGGAGGAGAAGGGTATCCAGATGCTGCGACTGCCGACCACCGTGTGGCAGTCCATCGGTAAGATCGTGCTGGAGAAGGAGACCTTCGGGGACGTGCTCAGCATGTCACCTAAAGGGCGGGATATCCGGGTGATCAAGACCGGGACTGGCTTGGCAACGCAGTACGAGGTGCAAGCCCTGCCACAGACCAAACCGGCTCTGCCGACGCCGGGTGAGGTCAAGGCTGTGATGGAAAAGCTTGACCCTATCGCCAATCTCGTGAGTATGCCCACGTCAAAGGAAGTGGAGATGTTGGTGAAGGCCAAGCTCGGTTTCGTGGTGAGTACTCCAAGCGTGGGTGCGGTTGCTACTGTGGATGAGGCCGACGACGAGTGGAACAGCCCGCCCAGCAAGGAAGAGACCGATTGGGACGATGCCGCCGAGGATAAGGCAGCGGATGAGGGGGATGATGAGGATTGGGGGGATGAGGGGGGCGATGTCCCTTTTGATGACTCGGAATCTGAGGAAAAGGAAGGTGCCGTTGAGCCGGTGTCGGATGACTCGTGGTTGGCAGATGACGATGACGAGGATGACGGCATTGATTACGGCGCGAAGGTGCAGGCGCTGCGGGATGAGCAAAAGAAGAAACAAGCTACGCAGATGACCGGGCTGACCGAGGGGCTGAGTAAGGAACTGCATAAGACGCACGCTGCCCAGGAACAGGAACCGGAGAGGCGCAAGAAGGGTAAGTCGCGGCAGCGTTTGGGAGCGTAAAGTGCCTAAAGTCAAATCGACTACAACTTCGGGGGCAGCTTCGTCTGCCCCCTCTTCTTCTATCACTTTAGACATTGTCGAACACCTTCAAAAGAACAACGAGGCTCATACTGAGCGGATGACGGAAGCTGGTTCCATCGTCACCGTTCCGAAGTATCTGTCCACCGGGTTGCCTATCATCGACAGTATGCTCGGAGGTGGGGTTCCTGCTGGCCGTATCACGGAGTTGTTCTCCAAGGGTGAAGGCCAAGGCAAGTCCTCGCTTGCTGCCACGCTCATGTACGAGATGCAGAAGCGAGGCGGTACCGTCGTACTGATGGATACTGAGCATGGTTTCGTTGAAGAACGGTTGAGGATGTTCGGTGTTGACCCGGCCAACGTGATCTTCGTAGAGCCGAAGCACATCGAGAATGCGTGCGAGGTGATCTCCGACATTCTGAAGTACCTGAAGCAGAAGCCCGAGGTCCAGAGCAACGTCCTTATCATCTGGGATAGCGTGACAGCCACACCCAGCAAGGCCGAGTACGAGGCGAGCTATGGTGACCTCCAGATCGCGAGCGCGGCCCGTGCTTGGAGCGCCAGTATCAAGAAGTTGAAGGCCGAGATTGCTAGGTCCGAATGTTACGTGGTGATGATCAATCAGACTCGTACCAACATCGGGCAGATGTTCGGGGAGAAGCATCAGACGACCGGTGGCATGGCGATCAAGTACTATGCTGATTGCCGACTGGTGCTGTACCGCGAGCAGGCTTCATGGTTGAAAAAGGGTGAGGAGCGGATCGGTTTCAAGGTCACGATGATGACGGAAAAGTCTCGTGTGGCCGCACCTTTTCAAAAGGCAACCGCGTACTTGTTGTTTGATTCTGGTTTCGACCGGGATCGGGCACTCTTTGACCTATTGCTGACGATAGGCGTACTAGAACAGAAGGGTGCGTGGTACGAGTTCGAGGGTGTGAAGTCCTTTCAGCAAAAGGATTTTCTGGACGTAGTTAAGAACTTGGATCAGCCTGTAAAAGATAAGATCATAGCGGCGATGAAGAAAGCTCGGGTGACGGACGAGACAATCGCCATGTGGTTCTGATACCCTGTAAAGGGGGACAATATGAGCAAGATCTGCCTAATTGGTGATCCTCACTTCGCCAATCGGAAGCTGTTCGGTTTTCCTACTGCGGTCAAGGGGCGTAACACTCGGCTTGACTCTGTCATCCGTGCCTTTGAGTGGATCGATCAGAAGCTGAAGGACGACTACCCCGAGGTCGAGACGGTGTATATCCTGGGCGATATCACGCACGACCACGGCATCATGACCCCTGCGGTGTTCGATGCGGTTCAAACTAGTGTGTATGCTCTGACCAAAGGGGGCAATCGGGAAGTCCTGCTACTGAGCGGCAACCACGATCAGGACATTCACGGGCTGTCGATCATTAAGGTGTTCGGCACCTGTGACGATTGTGAAAGTGCCTCTGTGTTCGACATCGATGAGATTTTCCCCAGGCAGTTCGGGGGTATGCAGATCTATCCGGTGTCCTATGGCAGTGATCTTTCACAGCTATGGGTGAAGCTGGCAATTGATAAGGCGAGGAAAGCTGACCCTGCCATCCTTTTGATGCACCATCATTTCGAGGGCGCGGTTCACGGTCCTCATGAGTTCGAAGTGCCGGGAGGTCTTGCGCTGAAGGATATCCCCGACAATGTGGCGCTGGTGGTGAGCGGGCATTACCACAAGTGGCAGTGGATCGGGAACCGTGTCCTCTATATCGGTGCGCCCATCCAGCATGACTTTGGCGAAGCGACTTATCTGCCTGGATTTACGATTTTGACCGTGCATGATGACTCGAAGCGTAAGCCGGATGTGGAGTTTGTCGAGATCCCAGAAGGCGAGGTGCCGAGGTTCCATATCCTGCCTCATACCCTCACACCTGCTAATTTGCCTGGGATCCCGGCGCTGGACTATTACCGAGTGGATTTGCCGATGGATGTGGACCCGGCTTCAATTGAGTGGTTGCACAAGGCGGTCCAGCATTTGGCGGTGAAGCCACTTCCGAGCACGACCGAGCTTCGGAGCAGGGTGGAGCAGTATTTCATCGAGGCCGGTACCCAGCAGCCAGAAGGACGTGTGGATCTGGGCGAGGTTATTGAGGCGTATACGATGCTCAACGTCGAGGACGAAGGCCGCCAGCAGGATCTGATCCGGATCGGGAAAGAAATCGCAAACAAGGTGGTATCAGGATCATGAGCAGACCTATGAGTATTGCGGAGTTGTTTGAAGAGGCCACTAACTTTATAGCTGAGGCTCAGGAGGACTACGAGAACCAAAAGCTGGAAGAAGCTGCGAACGAGGTAGAGGACGCGATGGAGATGCTCACCAAGCTTTTGGAGAAGATAACGAAAGAGATCGATGAGGCGGGGGATGCTTAAGTTCACGAAGCTGACCGCTAAGGATTTTATGGCTCTGGGTGAGGTCGAGTACCTTTTCACGCCGGATAAGGTACGCCTGCTGCTTGGCCGCAACGAGGACAGCCTCACCGCTGATGACAATGGAGCCGGGAAGTCGAGCGTGGCCGAGGCGCTTCGTTGGGCGCTGTATGGCGAAACGGTGCGACAGTGCTTGGACAAGTCGCTGAGCGTGGACCATGTGATCCGGCGTGGGCAGAAGAAAGCGATGGTGTCCGTTTATTTTGAGGCACACGGCAACGAGTATGAGGTGAAGCGCGAGCGGAACACCACTACTCAGAAGCTGACCGTGCAAGTGCTGCGAGGACAGGGACCGTGGCAGGAGTATAGCGGTAAGGCGGCGCAGGAAATCCTCGATCAGGCGCTTGGTATCAACGTTATCCAGTTCTCCAATTTGGTGTATCTGGACGGCTCGTATCCCCTGTTGTTCGCTCCGAGCACCGACCGTACCCGGAAGGATATCCTGGCCGATCTGGTGGACGTGGCCATCACGCAGCAGATGGAGGAGGAGGTCAGACAGCAGCTTCTCCCGATCCAGACTGAGCAGGTTCGGTTGGAGCGGCTTATCGACCATTGTACCCAGGCGATCGAGTACCAGACCGAGTACAAAGGTAGGAAGCATACTCAGGGGCTGGCATTGACTAAAGAGTGTACCTTGCTGAAAGGCGCAAGCGACCAAGCTCTGCAAGAGGTAGAGGCGCTTCGTCAACAGGTGAATGACTTGCGCAGTCAGGTCGAAGCTGCGCAATTGAAGCATTTGGATCAGCTCACTAAAAGTGAGAAAGAGCTTGGTATTATCGACCGTAACCTGGAGACGGCTACAGACAATCTTATGCAGGCGCGTAGCTCATTCCGGGTGGGTGACATCGATCAGGTGCAGAAGCAAATTGATTCTTGTACCAGGGAGATAGTTGCCCGTGAGAAACGGATCAAAGAGATCCGTTTACTGCAATCCCGAGGTCAGTGTCCTACATGCGGGCAAGCTACGAGTGAGGTCGGCACCAATGAGTGCAACGCCCTGGAGGACCAGATCAGGGGGTTTCGAGATGAACTTCAAAAACACCAAGCTGCTCAAGCAGTTCTTGAAACGGAACGAAACGGGTATGTGGATGCCCTTACTACAACCGTCCAGAGTTTGCGTGAAAAGCGGGTTTTGGCAAACACTGCGCTCCAAGCTATCCGGCAGCAAGGCGCGGGGACGGGTACGCTAACTGATGAATACAATGATCTTCAGGAGAAATTCAGCGCCAAGCAGAATGAACGTAACGAGCTTCAGTCTGATTTGAAGGCCAAGCGAGCGCTTCTCCAGCAAGCGAAAGAGAACTATATCGAAGCACGGAAGAAGCTGAAGCAGCTTGTTCAGGACAAGGAGCAAGCAGAAGGAGCGCTGGCTGAGCTGACTAAGCAGGCGGATAAGCTGTCGTTCTGGAAAACTGGGTTCGGCCCGAAGGGTGTGCCGTCGCTGTTTATCGAGACGGTGCTGCCTCGTATCTCCTCACGTATTCAACATTTTGCTAACATCCTCACGGGTGGGGATGTGATGGTGCAGTTGAGGGCATACAAGGAGACCAAGAGCAACACGATCCAGGAGGCGATTCAGATTGATGCCGTGAACTCAAAGGGTGCCTCGGTGTATGGGGCGAACTCTACGGGTGAGCGTAACCGGATCAATCTCGCTGTGACCCTGGGGCTGGTGGATTACTTCCGGTCTACCAAGGTGTTCGCATCCAACCTGTTGATCTGCGATGAGGTGTTTGACGGATTGGACAGTATGGGGGTTGAGGCGGCTCTGGAAGCGTTGGGAGAGGCCCACGTGGATCATGTGCTGGTTGTGTCGCATCACGAGCACCTGAAGCCGCTGTTCCCCGAAATCTTGTACGCCCACAAGAAAAATGGTGTGTCGTCGCTGGTGGAGGTCTAATGGGCAAGATGTCGAAGCGTAAGGGGAGCAATACGGAGAACACGCTGGCCAAGATTCTCCGTGAACACTTTATGCCCGACGTTGACCCTAAGACAGCCTACCAGATGGTGCATCGTACGCCGTTGTCGGGGGGGCATGTGGAGCGGGGCGACCTGATCATCAAGCCCCCCGTCTTGAAGTACTTCCCCTGGTTTATCGAGTGTCGTAACCGGGAGAACTGGGATTGGCCGCAGATCTGGAAGCAAGCTGAAAAGTCTCTTATCATCAGGTGGTTCTTGGTAGATGCGGTGGAGAAGTGCCACCCTTATGATCAGAACGAGAGGTACCAACGGTTGCCGATGCTGGTGTTCACCAAGAACCAGCAGCCGTTGTATTTTGCGGCATGGTTAGAAGATTTGAGCATGCGCGGGATTGAAGCTTATCAGTTCGATTCGGTGATGTACGTCCCGATTACAGTTGACAAACAAGTCGAGAAAAAGTATGTTGTTATTGGTGACTTTGAGCGTATGCTGACGCTTCATCCTGTACCGGATACGAACGTCATGCAGGAGCAGATCAATACGTACCTGGGAGTGACTAATGAGTGCCTTAAAGGTGTTGATTCAGGTTGACGTACAGAACGTCTTCTATGGATCACGTAACTTCACGCACGGGCAGAGCCGAGTGGATTACGAAAAGCTGGTTGAGTTTATCAAGCACGCGGTTGTCGAACATGCACAAGAGGACAATCGCTTTCTGGCTTCGATAGCGGATGTGGCAACTACAGTATTTGGCTATGTGGTGCAGACGCCACGTTATAAGGGCATGAACTTCTTCGCGTTCTTACGTAGGATTGGGTATGTGCTGCGGGTGCGGACCTACCCCGAGGATCTTGAGGTCGAGGATGAGTACTGGCGTGGAACCGTCAGCAACATGATCCAAATGGACTATCTCCAGTATGCCCCGGACTTTGACTACGTGGTCATTGTTTCGGGCAGTGGGGTGTATGAACCGGTGTTCAAGGCGTCCCGACAGAACTGGCCGAACGTGAAGCGGTGTATCGCGGCGTTTAAGGATACTCTCCACGCCACGTACGGTCGGCGCGAGAATCTTGTATGCTTGGCTATCAGCTTGGATGAGCAAGTGCTAAGGAGCTAGTGTGGCAAAACGAGGGGTGTCGAGAACTCGCAAGGACGATGGGCTGTCTCCGGCCCAGGCTAAGAAAGAGCGGGTGTTGAAGAAGTCCCGTCGTCGTAAGAATCTCCCTGCCTCTCAGCTTCGCACCGTGACAGACCCCACAACTGGGGCCATCACCGTCATGCAGGCGTATGATGAATACCCCGACGAGTTTCGTTACATCGCCAAGATGTTGTATCTCACAGGGCAGGCAACGCCAGCCGAAATCTCACAGCGCATGGGCATACCACTAGGGACTGTTCGATCCTGGTCACAACGGGATAAGTGGACGGCTCTGCGTCGTAACGTTGCTCGTATCGCCAATAAGGACATGGTCAAAGCTGCTCGTAGGGCGATGAGCAATTACATGAAGGACATCGACCGTGGGCTGAATACCATCTTGGAAACGCTTAATGCCAGGATGCTAGCCGTGCCTGCGGATAAACAGCTTGATAATGAGGGCCAGATCGTTCGTTATCTGCTGGATGTCTGGAGGTTGAAAATCTCCCTTGTCCGTACACTGACTTATGGTGTGCATGGCAAGGCGTTCTTCCCACACCCGAGTAACCTTACGTTTGACGATACTGCCGAAGAGCCAACGGCGATGTTGTTCGGCGAGCATGATATCGAGGAGCTGCTGCAAGTTATACCGGCGTATATGCAGCAGGCGGCCCGCTTGGTCATCGGGGTGGGGCCAGAAGATTTGAGTGAAGAGATGTTGGACGCGGTGCAGATGAGGCTGGACGAGGTGGAGGAGGAGCAGAAAGAGCGGGAGAAAGAGAGTAAGGAAGCTCGGGCGAAGCAGCGCCGTGAGCAACAAGGTATTGAAGAATGGCCGGAAGGATTAGACCCAGTCGAGGATGTCATGGACATCGAGGAGGATGATGACGAATGAGCCGTCCACGAGATTTTAGAGACACGCGCAACCGAGGAGGACGAATTGTTCTTCCTAACGAAGCGAGGGTAGATGACATGGCCGCACGTAGGGTGGCGGAAGAGCAGGCGGTCGAGAGTAACCCGTTCTTTAAGCTGATTTCCAACGTCCGCAAGGAGCTGTTGGAGGAGATGGCACGGGTGGCTGAGCAGAATCGACAGCTTACCGTTCGATTGCACGCGCTGTTCGATTACTTGAACTCGATCGGTATTTTGGTGTGGCACGGCATGGATCAGCAGACCGGCAAGGTGAAGGCAGATGTTCCAACTAAGAGTGAGGACGCCACGCTGCCGGTGTTGAATCTGTTGGTGGATCAGGGTGCGCTTCCTAATCTTCCACAGCGTGGGTTTGACGCTTACATCGAAGAGCATCTGGCCACCACGGAGATGATCATCAAGCTCCATATCCTGCACGCCAAGCAGGATGTGCCAATGAAGGAAGTCATTCAAATGGCGCGGGAGTTCAACAACGCCCCTGGTCGCCTGCGTAAGATCAGCGGGGAGCAAATCCCGCTTATCAAGTATCTTACGGAGAATCCGGACCATCTGGCTGAAGAAGAGTTGGATGCTCTGGCAACTGAGTTCAATCTACGAAAAGAGGAGGAACAGCCAAATGTCGTGGGAGAGATTCGAGTTACCAGCAACGAGGGATCCAATGTTCACTAAGAAGGTGCGCCGCTACCGTAGGCAGCAGTGTTGTTTGCGTGCGATCATGAGTCAGCAGAACCTGAAGCCGATTGATCTTGCTGAGCAGTTGGAAGTTAGCACCAGTACGGTCTGGAATTGGATGCACGGCGTCACGGTCCCCGATGTCTTGATGGCCGATGATATCTGCCAACTGTTGAAGGTTAAGCTGGTGGATATCTACCCGAGGTGGGATGGTGCTGAGATTGTCGAGGTCGAGGCGGTCCAGCTTCCTCTTCCGGAAGAGGCGCTTGCTTCTACCACCAATGAAGAGGTGCCGATTACTCCTACTACTACCGTGGACGATGTGAAGGAGGAGCCATGTACGAACCCGGACAGCGTATCGTGATTCGTAAGGATGACGGGACCGAGCAGATGGTGCTGGTCGAGGATGTCCTGGCTGATAACGGTGGACAGAAGCTGCGGGTCAAGGATGTGGAGACCGGCGTGTCCTCTGTGGTATCCCCGATGGAGACCACCATTGTGGAGCACCTGGAGGATTAGTCGTTTAGTTGCTGCAACTTGTAGAAACCCTGGTCTATACCGGGGTTTTCTACTTTTAGGGGGTTGACAACCGGATCAGAATGTTGTATCTTTGCTATGAAATGATGGATGTCAACCACCACAACCAAGGAGTCGAACATGGGGACCAAGGTTCGAAGAATCCTATTTGAGGGGCACTTGCTCTTTAGCGTGCCTGATATGACCGAGTACCTAGAGATGGGGGACTTCCGACGCAAGATGGACAAGGTGGGGCTGATGCCTCTTACCCTGCCTTTGCCCAAGGAACTGAGGACGCAGGCGGGACAGCCCCTTCAGCATGATTGGATGACCTGGGACGATGTCTACAAAATGGACCAACGCTTCAAGTGGAGCGGCAGTGAGATCGGCAAGAAGCTGGCGATGGTCCGCATGTGGTCCAGAAACAAGGATGGAGATGCGTATCGCCTCACTATGGGGGGCGATATGGTGTTAGTGGAGCAGCGGCCCAAGGTGTTGAAGGATGTTGGGGAGTTCATCGAAACGGTGGTAGATCTGGAGGTAGCGGACGTGCGTCAGAACAAGGCAAGGGCGAAGGCGAAGCATGAGCAGGATAAGGTAGCAGTGCAACAGTTCCACGATAAGGTCGCCATGCAGAAGGCAGCCCAGAAGCAGAGCATGGTGCAGGCTATGCGGACGGATAGCCAGCAGGTGGACGAGCACCTCACCCAGGCCAAGCTTGATCTTGGGCAGTTGATGGTGGATCTTGATTACATGCCGAAGGTGGATATGTTCGATCATCCGGTGCGGGTGGTGGCGATGGTGATGATCGAGGGAGTGGAGATGCCTCTGCTGCTGCAACAGGATTTTTGTTTGGCAGTGGGTATCCACCCTACTTCGTCCATGCTCAGTTCGGTACCGGAGACGGATCGTGGCTTTGTGAGTACGACAGGGGAACGGAATGCTGGCCCCGCGATGCGGACGATGTGTTGGATCTCACTCCGTGCGGGAGTGGATCTTCTGCGGCGTTCGAATAAGACTAAAGCGCGGGAACTGGCACAGCAACTCAATACGGTGGACTGGAGAGTCATCATGACGGGCAAGTATGAACCGAAGGGGATGGGCATTGTCCCGATGCAAGAGCAACAGGCGTTGACGGTGTCCTCGGATGTCAATTTGGACCTGATGGCAATTGTCGAGAACGTGCAGGTCGAGTCGATCAAGGAACGGCGTGAGATGCGGGCGCAGATGGAGAAGCTGATCCTTGGTGAGCAGGCCAACACGCAGACGATTGTGCAGGAACTGGCTGGTGTTATCAAGCATATCACCAACAAGTTCGACATGATGTTCCAGGTGGATACCACGCAGCAGCCGAAGGTGAACGTGGTGAACTACGAGCCGGAGGTGGTGAAACCCGAGGTTACCCCCGAGGATAACCCGGTCCCAGTCACCACCGAGCCTGCTGAACCGAAGAAGCGGCGAGTGCGTAAGGGTGGCCCTTTCGTTCCTCAGATCCCGAAGCGTGACCCGCTTCCCGGCCAGCCCAAGATCATCGGGCAGGATGAGCGTACGCTCAGGTTTGTGCGGGAGAAGGTGGGCAAGGGCTACGACACTACCAAGATGTTCTTGAACAAGCGGGGTAAGCGCACCGACAAGTATCAGCTTTCACTGGCACAGCGTGCGAGGGGTGAGCTTGAGCGGCAGGGTAGGCTGCATGAGCTGTACAGCGTCCCTAGCCCGAAGCCGACCAGGGGGCCGAACCCGAACACCAGCAACGAGAATGCCTATCCTGTTGATGTGTTGGAAAAGGCTTATGCTACTATGGAGTTCGAGGAGTAGGCATGCCACGGCGTAATGTTTATCGTGATCTGTTGATCCGTATCCTGCAACAGACCAGGGCGGGTGCAATTGATTATGATGAAGTACCCAAGGAGCTACTCTCCGAGGCCGCAGAGTTGTGCGATTTTGACATTGACTCATTGCCCCCCATCATCCTGGGGGCAGATCTATCATCGTTGGGTGCCAAGTGGCATAAGGAAGGTGACGAATGACTGAAAGAGAGTACCCCAAGACGCCGGAGTTGGACAAGATGCAAGCGTGCAGGGAGGGGGCGCAGACCATCGGGGAGTTCATCGAGTGGCTCCGTGAGGAGCAGAAGGTGGGCTTTTTCAAGGTGGCGCAAACGGAAGAGGAGGGGGCAGTCCACCTGAGCTACACCCCGTTCTGTGAGGATATCAACGTCCTGCTTGCCAACTTCTACAACATCAGCTTGGAAAAGGTTGAGGCGGAACGACAGGAAATCCTTGAGTACATCAGGACTAAGCACGGGGATAAGCCTGCACCTGGGTTCTCCTTGAAGGCTGAGGGTGAAGAGCTGGGGGATGTGAATGTCTGACAGAGCGGATAGGCGGGGCTGGCACATCTATGCCAGATTGGTGTGCGAGCATCAGCAGTTTAACGACTGTGCGAGGCCACAATGGGTGAGGGTGTTGGTGATGTGGCACCCGGTGTTGGGCAAGCTGATATCCGCAAGTGCGGTGTTGCGTTGGGTGCATTGGGCGTTCCCGGTCCTCATTGGTGGTAGGGCATTGATGTGCGCCAACTGCCACCGGGTGGCGTACCAGAGCAGACTGTCGGAGTGGATCGCTCGTTTCGTAGCGTTCGTTACGTGTATGGGTGAGGATACCTCTGACGCCATCCTCATGATCGATGAGGATCTGAAACACCTGTCGGAGCGGACGCTGGCTGAGCTTAACCCTGAAGATATTTAGCTTGACACGCACTACATTTGTGGTGTAATGGTAGATGGGATCAGCTAATTCGAGGGAGCAGAGCAATGAAGATCAAGGAGATCACCATTGGTGGTAGCTACACCTACCAACCCGCTGCGTACCACAGCGCGAGGGCAGAGGCTACTTTCACGGTGGAGCTTGATGACGACGAAGATCCGGATGCAGCTCAGGATGAACTGAGGCAGCAGATCGTGAACTCTATTGTTCACACGCTAGCGGGTGTGGACGAGGTCCACAATCAGGTGTTCAAGAAGGGCATGAACCCGAAGGACTTGATCAAAGAGTCCAACGAGGGGGATATGTTCGAGGACGAGGAATGGAACCCATAGACCCCACCAAGCTCAAGCTGGCTGGCGTCAAGGTATGGGGCGTTATAGCTGAAGGACAATCTTTCGGGCTACGCATCGAAGAGCTTGTGGGTGACGGGCATAAGGTGTTGGCAGTATCAGCGGGTAGAGAAATAGAAGATGGCTCGTATGAGAGCCTGGACAACCCATCCAAGGAATTCATGATGGGCTTGCTGACTCATATCCTGTACTTCAATTTTGAACCCATGATGACGTTGAGTGGAGATGCGTTGGCAGCACTTGAAGCGGAGGAAGAAGATAATCTACCACGACAGTAGAAAGGGGACATGAGCATGACGATCTATCTGGACGAGCAGCAGGAGTACTTCGACGGTGGACAAGGAACGATGGTGCCATCCCCGATGAAAGAGACGCTGAAGACTTATGGCAGGGGATTGGCAGCAGCGGTGGCAGCAGCAACCGTCGCGTACACCATCAAGTTTCTGAGTGATGGCTTCATGGCCGACGAGCTTACAGTCTACTACGACGAAGAACCGGATTGAGAGGTAATGCGGGATGGCTTTCTTGAGCAACTGGCAAATGCGGATCTTCCTTGACGATGAGGAAGAGGTGTCACCTTCCACGCCTACTCCCTCAGCACCCCGTCACACTGGCACCAGGGGGAAAAGCAGATCCAGTGGAAGGCCATCCCGCCGTTTTCTCACCTCGAAGATCAAGATACTAGAGGATACGGATATGCCCAATGAGGAATCTAAATAGCAACCCCTGGTCCCGTCAACCATTACCGAGGTTAGGCAGTACCACTGTCTCTGCACATACCTACCTCACATCTCACGCAAATAACAGCCCATCCCACATCCACCAGGGGTTGCTAATTCTTCATAAGAACAGGGAGTATGCAATTTATGCCTGAATTACACGCCAAGTTCATAGTCTGGAAAAACAGGATAACAGCGAAGCTTATCCAAGAGGATAGGTTTGTGTTGATGCCTATTCTGTCTACTCCTCAAGTGATTGATAACAATAGGGTTAGCTGGGCAGCTCATAAACCTGCCTCCGGAAGTCACTGTATCAACTGCACTTACTACGTAGTGGCAGTAGAGGAAGAGCCAAGTCTTAAGGACGGGGATGACAACCCGTTGCACACAGCCCCCCCACAAGTGAATGGGAGCTGTATCTACTTGATGCCCGAGTACCTGATCACCAACGTCAAGGTGACCCAAGGGTGTGAGCTACATGAGAAGCGACCTGATGAGTTCGTGGACGACGCAATCGAGGACAAGCTGAAGGTGTGGTAACAAAGTGAACGCGAGAGCAATCAAGAAGCGGATGTTGAAGAATGCCAAGAGGGTGTTCTGGGGTAGGAGGGCATTCATAGGTCTGAGGTTCCCCCTGGACACCGTACTGCCCCCTAAGCCACCAGATATACAGGTGCCGGATGGGTTCATACCTGATGATTGCTTCCCCGGTATCTGGCACCGTAAGAACCAGGATGGCAGTGAGGATTACCTGACTATCCACCATCCTTCGTGTAGCCAACCACCAGACCCGGAAGAGGGGAGGAGCTATTACCACATGGAGCGTAACAGGTGGGATAGCGCCTACCAATGGTGGGAGGTGTACCAGTCGAGGTCAGTGATTGGTTGTGAGGTAGCGGTACAGGTGCCGGTGGACCCCAGCTTGGCAGAGACAATGGCGGGGCAGGCACGTGACCTGGATAGGTGGAGAGACCTGATCATCTTCGGGGATGACGATAACACCTATCCGCTGGTGTGGACCCTCATGGCACCGGAGTGGGCAGCTAAGACTGGCTACCTGTATAAGGACGACACTCACTACTATTGGATCTGGTCGGTGAAGTACTTCTATGCCTACTTCCTGCGTAGGTTCGTGACCTTGTTCAAGCACAGCTACCTGGAGCTGAAGAAGCAGGGAGTGGACGTTAAGGTGGTGGATAGCGAGCCAAAGGGCGCTCTCTACCTGTTCTAGGGGGCAGTGATGGCTCATGCGAACACAGATGTGTTGAACTCCTATCAGGTGAACACGCTGCTTGAGGCGCTGTTGGATCTGGTCCAAAACGGGGATGACATCTTCATTCAGCAACAGGAACGGACTGCCCAGTTAAACGAGGATTTGCTTGCTTGTAGAATGCTTATCGAGCAGCAGCAGAAGCAGATCGAGATGCTGATTAAACGGGTGGATAGCCTGGAAGTACCGGACATGCTCTGATGAAAGCCGTAAAGAAGCCAGCCACGAAGCGTACACCTAAGTCTGAGGATTACAGACTTACTACGGAGATATCACCGGAGCTGTCAGCATTATCAGAGCCGGAATTGGATGAGCCGTTCCTTCGCGAGTTGTTAAAGGAAGCTGTAACCTTCAACAACACTCTGCCTGCCCCTGGTACCTATCACGCAAGCACTGACCCACAGATAGATGGGCCAGTGTTGAAGAAGTGGGTGCAACTGATACAGCAGCAGCAACAGGCAGAGGCCGAGAAGTCGGCAGCAGTCAATGTGGCCGTGACCCGGTCAGAGGCAGAGCGGCTCATCTTTCAGCAGATCAACGAGCTACGGTCGGACATGAAAGACGTGCTCCGTTGTCTGATGAAGGTTGAGAACCTCGTACAGTCGATGTTGGATAAGAGCCAGCCTATCGGGGAGCTGGTTACAGGGCTGAATAAGCTGGTAGACCGCATGGACGATCTTGACCATCGTGTGAAGTCAATCGAAGTACCGGACATGCTCTAAGAAAGGGGATGAGCAAATGGCAACCAAGCGAGTGACGAAGCAAGTGGATAAGAATGTCATTGATACGATTGATCCTGACGTGCATTGCACGGTGAGCGTGGAGATCACCATAGAGGATCTGTTGAAGCTGCTGGCCCCCAAGTACCCGATTCTGGATGTTATTGTCCAGGAGGCGAGGAAGGGGGCGGTGCTTGGTGTAGACAACTGTGACACCGAGTATGGCACCCTGTTGCTCGACATCAGCGTGGAGGATTAAGATGGCCAAGAAGAAGAACACCCGGTTGCTTATCAACGATGACATCTACAACCCGGCTGACGGTAAAGGGTATCGCTTGCAGATCACGAGGCTCGATGATGAGGGTACGCGGCTGGACTATGCGCTGTATGTGCAGCACGAGGACTCGTTCGGCACCGAGTACTGGGAAAAGATCGATGAAACGGCTGACTATGAGGATTTTCCAACTACTCTCGTCCGGGTGTTGAGCTATCTCCTGTTTGAGAGCCGAGGCATCAACCTGGGCATGGGTGACTTGGAGAAGTGATGAAGAACAACAAAGTGGTTGATGAAACTTGGGACCGGGTATTGGATGACTTCGAGGTGTGGTACGAGAAGGAGAGCCAATCGAAGTACTGTGCGGTGTGCGAGAACACGGAGTATCCCCACCCTGAGTGGGAGGATCAACTGGACCAGTTGTTCAAGCTGGTGAAGAAGCACTTCATCCTCACTCCGAAAGGTAAGAAGTAGATGTTCACCCTTGATGCTATGGATGGCCGGGAAAAGTATGACACCATCGTGTCTACTATCAAGCAGCGTAAGCGACAGATCGAGATCGAGGTGGACGAATGGCTCACCCACATCGACTCGGAGGACATCAGTAGGATCGCGCAGCGTCTGGAGTTCAGCACCGAGGTGGTGCGTGCGGCAGCTTATGGGCAGGTATACACCCAGGTACTGAAAGGGCTGGAAGAGAACGATGAGAAGCCGAAGTACACCTGGGATCTCAGGGTGCCGCACGTATTCCAGTATGCGCTGCAAGAGGTGTTGAGCAGGTCGCAGAATCCGAGGTTCTCGACCAGCCCGATGGGTAACCTCATCCACCAGTTCACTTTGTCCGCATGGGCTGATGTGGTAACCCTTATCGATGATGTGTGCCACGTTATCTACAAAGGAGCGAAGAAGTAATGGCGACCAAGAAGGAAGTTTCGGTTAAGCCCACGGGTATCACCATCACCCACTCCATGATCGTGGAGATCACGTTGGACGAGCTGGTGGACATCCTAGCGCAGCGGGATCCAGCGATCAAGACACTACTTGATAATGACAAGCATTTCGAGGTAAATGATGTGACCGCTGATCTGGGTGCCATTCAGATCGACCTGTTGGTGGTTGACTAGGAGATTCTTGATGATGTGGTGGAAGAAGCTCAAAGTCCGCTTTGAGTGCTGGCGTTGGGGCCACGATTGGTGGTACAGCCGGGACTACGATCGAACGTATCGTAACATCGGCATGTTCTACATAAATCGTACGTGTCACACCTGTGGTCGGCGTGAGGTGGGGATGCCCAAGCTGGGCGAGACCGCCTATCAGGATGTATATGGAGACCCTGACCGCAGCAAGTTCTTCTGGGTGAAGGAGTCAATAAAGTGAGCGATATGGTGAATGCGTTCTTTGCCAGCCAAGTAGGCTCACTCATCGTGGGCATACTGCTCGGTATTGCGACCTATCGGTTCATCAAGCTGTGGCGGCGGTGGAGGGTACGGGATGACTGAGTGGGTGCTGAAAGAATGTCCAGGTTGTGGCCGTAAACAACCCCCTTTTCTCTATGACGAGGGGGTTGAGTTGTGTATGGGGTGCGCGGATAAGGGCACCACCTATACCGACAAGATGCGGAAGCCAAAATTGGCAAAAAAGAAGTTGACACTCGAAAGCAAGGACACTATCATTGATTCCGTGAAGAAGCGGAAGTACACCAAGCGAACCAAAGTGCTTGAGGTGGGGGAGCTTGACCAGACTGCATTGACTCGTTCGCGGATGATGAAGGAGCTGGACGATGAGTGATGCTGGATGGGTGGTACAGATAATGACCAGCATTAACGGCGGCAATGGGCAGTGGGTGACTATCTGGAATACTGCAAACTGCCACCGGACTGGTGCGATTGCCGAATGGGACAGGTTGTATGGGGCTTATGACGGTGAATGGGAGTATTGCCGCAAGAGAAAGCTCTTGCGCTGCGTGCGGTGTGAGGTGAAGCCATGAGTGAGCTTACAGAGCGGCTTATCTCCTGGGCGCAGAACGAGGAGATGATCGACCAGTACTACACGGACCACGGTAAGGATTGTATGGATGCGGTTGATCAGCTTGAGCGGATGCAAGCGCTGCTCCATGAGGTCGCGTGTTGCGGCGTTGAGTTTGAAGACGAGCGAGTCAGGTACGTGACCATCCAGATTGACAAAGAAACGCTCGACGCCATCCGTGCTCTGGACGGTGTTGATGTTTCAAACTTGTAACATCTACCAGGATTCGGAGATCAATAGCCATGTTTCACGGGTCAACGGATAAGCAGACTACGTGGTGTGGTGAGAGCGTCCACTATGTCAGTGGGTGGCAGGAAGACGCGAACTACGTGGAGTGCATCGAGTGTCTGAGGGCGAAACTTCATGCCCAGCAGCAAGTGGTGGACGAGGTGTTGCGGGTGATCAGAGAGGAAGTCTACGGTTTGCAGGATCTGCGGAACGCGCTGCGTGAGGGCGGGTTTCTGGAGGTGAAGCATGAGTAGTTTTAAAACTGCTTGGGTTAAGGCTTGTAAGGGTTATGAGCCACCGGATCTAGAGGCTGAGATCGCCCGCCTCACCGTAGAGAACAAGCGCCTGCTAGCGGTGGTAGACGTAGCGGTGGAGGCTGTTGAGAACTGGAAGTACGAAGATGACATGGCTGCTTGGGAGAGCATGAAGAAACTGCATGACATCCTCCGCACCATTGGACGTGGGGTGTATCGTGAGTGACCGGAGCCAATGATGGACACCTTTCAAATCGTTGTGCTGTTTATCTTCCTCCTCGGCTTTGCTTTTGTGGGTGGCATATGGGTAGAGCGGCACACCACGGAGTTCAATATTTATCGTAGTTTATCGCGTCCTGATAGGCCGTGTCCGACGTGTGGGAGGAAAAATACTCGCCATGAGTGACTGGACTCGCGATGAGATCGTGTCGGTGTTGAAGGTGGGCCATGAGGCCGAGATCAAAGAGGCCGACGAGTGGCGACCATTGGCGCAGCACGTATTGGACCTGTTGAAGCTGCACGACAGGAAGTACGAGAAGCTGGTGGCAGTGGCCCACAATGCCAGCCAGAATGTAGGTATCTGGGCGGATAAGCTGGACCGTGCTCTCAAGGAGCTGGAAGGCAAAGACCCAAGGGTGTGCCCGAAGTGTCAAAGCCAGCCACCACCGTATACGCTGCCGGATCTGTGGCCGGTGAGAGTCATCCCGGTCACCTGTACGGGTTGTGGAAAGACGTGGGTGTGGGAGGGTCAACGATGGGAGGGGAACTATGACGCAGAATAACGACTATGTGGTGCAGCTCCAGAAGCTGCTCGCTGCCATCGACTGGTTGCTCCAGTCGCCGACCAACAAGGACGGGGCTATCCCTGGGGATAGCAAGGCATTTAGAAATCTCATCGAAGTGACTGATAAGGTCACGAAGTTCCTGGTGGGTAAGTCATGAGTAAGGCGTTCTTTGAGGGCTTGGTAGGGAGCACGATGCTGGCGCTTCAGAAGCAGAATGACGCCTTGAAAGTGGAACTTGCCGCAGTGGTCAAGGAGCGGGATTTAGTCAAGTCGCAGTATGCGCGGGCGATGGAGCTGGGCCAGCAGTCGATGCGGGTGATGGACGCAGCCTGCCGCACCATTGACGCCCATAAGAAGGCCCTGGGAGCGATTGCGGAGATCTACCCCATCAGGGCCACCCCTAGCTTGACCAGCGTGTTGGAGGGGCTGCTGGACCAGGAAGAATGCGAACTGTGCGAGGGCAAGGGCAGGGTGCCAGCGTCGATGCACGCGGAGTCCATCATGTCGCCCACCTATGACGGTAGGAACTGCGAGTGTCCACTGTGTAAGGGTAGCGGCATCAAGTACGACGCAGATGGCTATGTGGCGGCTGACTATCTCTGTAAGATGTGCAAGGGCACGGGGAGGGTCAAGTGATCCATCAGATTAGCTTGGAAGTGGGAGATAAGGTCAAGCTTAACCCGGACATCACAAAGCGCATGAGGTGCATCCAGGACCGAACGTTCAAGCTAGTGATCCCTACTGATGTGAAGGAGTGGACGGTCAAGTCGTTGGGGGAAACCATGGTGTCGCTGACTGCCCCAGGGTATGGGGAAAGACCCTATGGCAGCGGGTGTATCACGATGAACAAGATCGACCTGATCATGGCGATGGAGGACTAATGACCGCAAAAGCTGACGTGCTGGAGTGGCTGACTGAGTGTGCTGAGCAGTATGAGGATGGATTGTCCAGGGAGGAGCGCAAGAACAAGCGCAAGGTGGCGGCGATGAAAGATAACGTATACCGCGCTGCCATCAAGGAGATCAAGGGGTTGAGGAGGGAGATCGAGCGCACCGACCTCACCCTGTCCGCGCTGATCACTAAGAACCTCAAGATCCTGGGCATGCTCCGCCTGAATGCTAAGAGCATGGATAAGGTAGACCAGGAGCTGGAGCACCTGAAGAAGTGGAGCAAGGTGGGCAACTGTTTGATCAGGGTGAGGCAGTCAGATCCTCCGATCCTGGTCAAGCACGAGAACGGAATTATTACTGCAAACCTTGATGGCTACGCTATTATCCCAAGGGAGGAGATGTTGTATGGCAGCCCCGATGAACCTGCTGTTTGAGCATCAGGCAAAGGATAAGATCTGCCCCATCATCTACATCGGCCAAACCCCAGGGGGATACTGTGTTGGGTCAAGCTGCATGATGTGGCGGTGGGCGGGTGAGCGGGCCGAGGGTGACGCAGACGTGAAGCACCCGGTGGGCTACTGTGGTCTGTCTGAACTGTCCGAGAGGATTGAATGTCATGAGTAGGGAGAACTTGCTCGAACGGTTGGATAAGAGCCGGATAGAGGTGGACGACTACTGGAGCTACCTATACGACACGATAGGGGAAGTTCAGGAAGACATCACCACTTTGCGGGAACTGGTGTATGATCTGGTGATGCAAACCTGTGCGAGCACCACGGTGCCGGATAAGTTGGACAGCATGGCAATCAGCGCTTATGCGGATGCGATGCGTTACCTGGATACTATCGGGAAGATCGTGATCACCGAGGAGCGGGGACGGAGAGTTATTGCCCATCTGCCGGGGGATGACAATGGGGATGCCAATCAAGTCGAAGGGCCACACGACGGAGCATGATCTCGGGTGCCTGTGGTGTGTCGTCATATTCTTAGTGCTGGTTGCTGTAGGTGCAGTCATCTACTCGATCATGGGGGTAATGTGAGCGAGTTCGTGCAGGCGCTGTGGGGTGGCTTCGTGGTCGGGGCGATGATGGGGATGTGCATCGGCATGGTGATGGGCTACAAGCTGGGAAGGGACGACCAATGAGTAAGACGCGGTTGTGCGATCTATGCGCCTGTCCTATCAAGGACACCAGGAAGAGGATTCGAGTGGTGCCTAAGTTCATCTGGCATCTCCCAACGATAAACGGGGATTTTGAGGGTAAGCTGGACGTGTGCTATGACTGTTGGTCCTGGTTCAAGCGGTTCATCCAAGAGGGCAAGAAGATCCAGTTTAACCCGGTGGAAGGAGCATTCGATGGATCATAAGTCGGTTATGATCGAAAAGGTGGATAATGGCTACGTTATCAGGCTTAATGTGGACGGGCCGATATCGAGTGATTCGGTCACGTATGTTGAGAAGTTGTGGCTTCAAGCGGCGTGTACGGTGACGGAGTTCTTTGACGAGCAGCTTGCCATCAGCCCGGTAGCGCCACCTATTGTCTCTACCTGGAAGGGTGAGCCGATCACTGGTCCTCCGGTGTATTCGATTGAGCGGGATGACACGGATCGTTGTTGAGGGGGAGAGATGCCTGATATCACCTGTTGTACGGGGGAAGGTTGTCCGTTGAAGGATAGCTGTTGGCGCTACACTGCGCCCAAGAATGACTATTGGCAGTCGTATTTCGACTCACCACCATGGGACGAAGAGACATACGATTGCAAATACTACTGGCCCCTTGACCCACCGAAGAAGAATGGCACGAAGGTTCCGAAAGGATAGGGGCGTATGAGCGCAGATAACGGCGTGTACATCCTTTGCACCGAGGGGCCGGAGTACCGGGTTCGCCATCTTCAGGCGGTCGAGAACGTGTACTGGGACGATGAGAAGAAGGAAGAGTGTGACAACCCTGATGTCCACATCAAGAACGCTAGGGAGATGTGGAACAATTGTAAGGTATTCACTGATCGCATGCAGGTTTTCGAGGAAGCGAGAAGGATCTATAACGAGATCATGAGTGACGACTTCTGCCCGGTTTGTGAATACGGCATCTGCACTATTTTGGTCCCGAGGAAGTTTTAAGAGGAGGGGGAGTTATGCTGTGGTTTATCCTGGGTATTGCCGTGGGCATCATCGCTTATCAGTACTTTCTCGAACATCCTGATAAGGTCAAGGCTACCTTCAGCAAGCTGTGGCAGATCATCAAGGCTCCCTTCCAGAAGAAACGCTGATGATCTGGCTCATTTACTTCGTTGGAGTCGGGGTAGCGTTGATCGCGTGTCTGTACTGCATAAGTGTCGTTTTTGACATGGGTCCGCTGCAAGCTGAAGACACTCTGATGGCTATGATTGCCGCAGTAGTTTGGCCGGTCATTCTTGTGGTCTTCGTGTTCTGGGCCTTCTGTGAGGGGATTGCGATAACGTGGAACATGCTCAGTGCGTACTATCGGGGCCGTTAGCTCAGTTGGTAGAGCATTTGTCTTACACGCAAGTGGTCGCTGGTTCAAGTCCAGCACGGCCCACCAAAAATATTTTCTAAGAACCCCTTGACAACATCGACCACTTCACCTATCTTAGGTACAGGAGGACAATACAATGGTACGTAAGAAGAAAGAAGCGGTCGCCGAAAACGAAGAGATCCAGGTGTTTAAGGTCGAAAGGGGGGAAGTGTCGTACTGTGTTTTGGGTCTTACTCCACTGATCACGGAAGCGATGAGCGAGAAGGTGAAGCGGGAGCTGTTGCTGCCCAAGGGCCGTAAGACCGCTGCCGACAAGGCGGGCACGGCCAAGCACGATGTGCTGGAGGAGTACCGCAACAGCACCTATCAGGCGAAGGACGATACGTCTCCGACTCGGATCGTGATTCCGTCTACTGCCTTCAAGGGTGCGCTCAGGGACGTGGCGACCGATATCCCCGGTGCCGCAAAGGCGCAGATCGGTCGGTTGGCGTTTGTTAAGGGCTACCATATCCCCGTGTTCGGGGTGCCGCAGCTCATCATGTCGGTGGTTCGTAACTCGGACCAGAACCATACTCCTGACATTAGGACTCGGGCGATCCTGCCTCGGTGGGCCTGCTATCTCACGATCGAGTACACGATCCCGCTGTTGAATGATGTTGTCGTGACCAACCTGCTGGCCGCTGCTGGCCTGATGCGGGGTATTGGTGGTTGGCGTCCGCAGAAGGGGGCTGGTGACTTCGGGCAGTTCACGCTCGTTGACCAGGACAACCCCGAGTTCTTGGACATCGTTGCCACTGGTGGGCGTGAGCCGCAGGATCTGGCGCTGGCCGATCCTGAGTGTTTCGATAGCGAGACGGTGAACATGCTGTCGTGGTTCATGGCGGAAACCAAGCGGCGTGGTCTCAAGGTTGTGAGCTAGGAGGAATAATGGAACACGAGCGGACGAAGATCATTCGGGAAGAGCTGATCCGCCTTGAGAACTCGCTGGGGACGTTGACCCCGGACAAGGTGGTCGAAGCAGCTACTCCTGTGAAGAGTCCAATCCACCCTTGCTTCGATTGGGACAATACCTCGGCAGGGCACAAGTACCGATTGGAGCAGGCGCGTGGTCTTATCCAGTCGGTGAAGTACCGGGTTACGACCGAGAAGAAGGTGTTTACGGTGGCTCGGTATGTGCGTGACCCGAGGGTGGACCCTCAAACGCAGGGGTATGTCTCGGTGCCGAAGCTGAAGGAAGATCCTGCTGCGGCCCTGAAGGCGGTACAGTGGGAGTTTTCCAGAGTGCAGCAGGCACTGGAGCGTTTGGAGATCTTGGCCACGGTGCTGGAAGCCAAGTCGGTGGTTACGGCAGCCCGTAAGCACATGAAGCGGGTGCAGGCTAAGGTGGAAAAGTCTTTTGCGATCTAGCCGACATTGTCACGGTTTAGCTGTCAAGGTACGATCGGGATTGTTCGGGTTTGTCAAGGAAAGTCAAGATCTGGCGCGGTCGGGTGAGGCTGTCGTGGTTCGGTCAGATCCGTTCAGGGATGTTAGGGAAAGATATGGTGTGTTCTGGTGGGGGAAGATTCGGATGGGCAAGGTGAGGCTGTCCAGGTAAGGTTCGGTGGGATGGGGCGTGTTACGGCGACTTAGGGTTAGTCATGGGCAGGTTCGGCTGTCACGGTATGGCACGTTAGTTTCGGGTTAGTCAAGGACGGGAACGGTGCGATCAGGTCTGATCCGGTCTGACTGTCACGGTACGTGTCGTAGGGTAGGAAAAGGCAAGGCTCAGCATGTTAGGGTTCGGTGAGGCTAGGCTGTCACGGTGTCGTGAGGATGGGACCGGCAGGGCCGGGTTCGTTGCTGGCGTGGCATATTTTGGCGGGGCTTGGCTGTCATGGTGATTTTTGCGTTCAGGCGTGATTGGGCCTGACAGGATTCGATTAGGCAGGGCCGGGTAAGGTTTGGCTGTCACGGTGGGATATGGACGGATCCGGAAGGGAGAGATGCGTTCTGGCGGGGTCTGGTGGGGCTGGGTGAGACCGGGTGGGACGAGATTTGGTAAGATCCGGTCAGGTCTGACTGGTATGTTGGGGGAGTAGCCCAACGGTAGAGGCGGAGGACTTAAAATCCTTTCAGTGTGGGTTCGAATCCCACCTTCCCCACCAATGTGCTAAGGGGGGTATCACTCAGTGGCCGAGTAGCGGGCTTTTAACCCGCCTACCAGGGTTCGATTCCCTGTGCCCCCACTTTTGGAGCTAATATGGACGAGCTTAATCAAAATGTTGAACGGTTGCTGTGGATCTGGAGTCTGCTCTGCCTCAGCGTAACTGTAGTGGGTTTGTTTATTTGGTGGATAGGGAGATATCGTGATAAGTAGGAGATAGGAATGGCTTCGACTACGGCACTGGATAAGCGACTCACGGAGCTGGAGAACCTCATGAAGGAGGTTATCCGTGCCTCTGAGACAGCGACTCGTGTTTATGCTGAGAATCAAGAGCCGATCGAGCGCCGCTTCCATACTTTGGAAGCGAGAGTCAGTGCCGAGATCAACGGGGTCATTGAGCGACTGAATAAGTTAGAGGGCCGTTGATGGCTACATACTACATGCGGGCTGATGGTAGCGCGACGAAAGCTAATGCTACTGGGCCGTCTTCTGATCCCACCAAGTGCATGAACAAGACCACGCATGACGCGGCCACGTTTTCCCCTGATGACTTCATCATATGCTCCGGGCTGGGTGGGATCTATCGAGGCTACTTCAGACCACCGTCAAGCGGGACGGATGGGCATCCCATCACGTACATCGGAAGCGATTCTCCCCATTTTACGGCGAAAGAGTTAGCGACTGGGTGGACGCTCCATGCCGGGAATGTCTGGAAAGTAGCGTGGACACGGGGCGGTGATGTTAATGCCCAACACCTTTTTATCGACGGGGTAGATCAGGGATTAGGTCAGTCTGCGCTGGTGAATGTTGATGCCGAGGGTGAGTGGTTTCTTGATGACCCCGGCAACATGTTGTACTTATATGACAGCGGTGGAGATCCTGACGGGCACGTTGCTCCAGGGATTGAGATTAACTCCGTTGAGCGCATCATAGAAGCCGGTAAGTCCTATACCATCTTCGATGGTTTGCACTTATCATGGGCGTCCTACGCACAGATCAGGTCGGATAACGCAGGAAGTCATGTCACTATCCGGAACTGTACTTGTGAGTACGGTAACCGTGGAATCAGTGCAACGACTACTGCGGGTACTTATACTGACTGGGAAATCTATGATAATACGCTGCGTTACTTCTGGAACTCTGGGATTGAGTTTCTTCACGGAGGACGAGAGTCGCGCATCTACAGGAATCACATCCATGACGTTGACCATGACTCGTTCGCCATTGGTTCAACTTATACGAACGGGATCAAGCTGTGGGATGACGGTGCCCTCACTGGATCTGTCGAAATCTTTGAAAATCTGATTTATGACATTGGCCCAGGTGGTGCAGCGTCTGGCCCTGGTCAAGGATCTGGTATCTGGTTTGACCGTATCCAACCTGAAGCTGGTGACGAGTGTGTGGCGTACCACAACTTCCTCTACAACTGCTCGGGGACCGGGGTCTTCATCGAGATCTCAAGGCATTGCATTGCCTACTCCAACGTGATGTACAACTGCGGTTATCACTCTGGAGGAACCGATGAGTTCAGTCCTTCCGGCATGAGAATCGATACTAGGACCGGGTACAATAGTGAATACAATTATGTGTATAACAACACCGTGTATGGGGGCCGTTGTGGGATGGTTGTGGCCGGTTACTATGATCATACTGCCGTCATTAGCTATAACGAGGTGAAGAACAACATCTTCATCGGCTGGACGGAGCACGGTCTTATCGCTCGTAACGGTGGGGATAACACTACGCTTCACGGGACCGGGGTTGGCAACGTCTACGAGCACAATTGCCTGGGGCCGGAATCCAATGCGCTTGTGCAGTGGAACTACCATCATGTTGGAACCCATGATGGGTGGGAAGCGATTGCTGACACTGCACATCATGTCGTTTTGCAGGATTACTGGCTGGATAATACATCTCAGCCAGTTGACGGTAGTGGTGGCTATTGGTGGGGCATTGAAGTCCCGCTGAGTGGTACAGGTACAGTCAATGTTAAGCGGATATTTGCAAGGTTGTGTCGCGTTGGTACTCCTTCGAACAGCACCGCGAGGATGAGGATCTATGACAACAATGCCGGTGCGCCAGGGACCAGCATTGCGGAGACGACGCTTAATATTTCTGCCGTCACAACCGACAGCGTTGATGGTGATTGGTATGAGTTCGTCTTCTCTAGTTCGGTTACCCTGACCAAAGGTAGTACTTACTACTTTGTGATGGTTGGAGACTGGACTCACGATAACAACAACTGCGTTAAGATGTTTGGCAGAACCAGTGGTTACACCGGGGTTCATCATTCTTGGCGCTATAGTGGAACCTGGACAGAGACGACTGCGGCCACATTTGCTTTTATTGCTTTAGACGATACTTATGTCCCTGGGTGGATGCATAACGTCGAAGGAGATCCGCTTCTTGCAGATGTTGAGGCCCACCAGTTCTGGCTCACAGAAACCTCTCCCTGCCTTGAAGCTGGAGTGGACCTTGGAGCGGATTACCGGTCTGGACTTCATCCATCGAGCGTTTGGCCAGATGGTGTAGTGACGGCCAATCAGAGTGGGGATTGGGATATGGGGGCATATATCTTTCCCTCTTCCGGGGGGCATTCAGCACTCCCACTCGGTCAAGCTTTTGACCAGGATGTCTTTTTCCCATCGTCAATAACTTGGATCGTATGACACTAATTCATAAGGAGCCGTTGATGTGTCCTCGGGATTGATCACTGCCTTGGCGATTATTGGAATATGGCTCGCAGCGGGTGGGCTATTCGCTTTGGCAGTGGGTTGGGTCATTCAACGAGAAAGAGAGAAGTGACATGGGTGACATGACCGTAGCCAATGACGCTAGCGTGATTTTCTCCAACAACAGTAACGACACGTACTCCATCAGCGACTCCACGACATGGCCGGGAACGACAGGGAGCTGTTGCCCGGACTGCGGGATGTCCCAGTCAAACGGGTACGGGATCCACTACGCCGGGTGCCCACGGTTGAACCCTGCGTGGCAGCCGTATGGCACCTACATCAACTCTCCCTCCAACTATGAGCAAAAGCTCGATGAGATCCATGCGACACTGAAGGAACTTCTGGTAACGGTTCAACGACTCGTGCGCGAACTCTAGAAGGGAGCAAGGAGCATGACCGTTGGTGATCTGAAGCGGGAGCTATTACGGTGGGACGACGAGGACAAGGTGATGGTTAGGACAGCGTTTCGTCCGTACAGGACATACAAGACGCAGCGGGTGGAGATGGCTGACTATCACAAAGATAAACACACTGTCAGGCCACGAAGGGTGTTAGTCTTGGTTGGAGAAGAGGAGTCACGCAATGTCTGAGGACACGCTCGCAATGCACCCAGGACCGGATCTGATCATCCGGCACTATCGCACTCCCGATGTCCAGGGGCTGTTCCAATACGGCTTCGTCCCGTGCTCCGAGAAGGAAGCGCACTTCATGCTCGAAAAGATCGGGAAGCTGGGACGCAGGAACCGGGAGAGTTATGGCGGATTTACACTTGTCATCGACACCAAGCGCCGGGTGATGGGTATTGCCCTCTGCTCCCTCAAGGACCAGTACAACAAGAAGAAGGGCATTCAGCAGGCGATGGAGAAGCTCCTGGCCGCGTGCTCGGATACTACTGCTGTGTTGGTGCCCGAGGCGAAGAGCCGGGTTGCCAAGGGGCTGTGCAAGGCGGCGGTGTGGGCGGCATGGTCTGAGTACATGAAGCGGGACTGGCCGCTGGACGAGTTTCACATTGACACCATCAATAACTGTTGGACGCTAACTGAGGTGGTGGAGTAGCTTAGGGCTTTATTGAGCGTGGGGAGAGTATGGCTGAAGTAGATCCGTTTCCGACTTGCTATCTGGAGTTCATGGGGCATACCATCACCGTGATGTTCACCCCGGAACGGCCTATCAGGGATAACAAGCCGGGAGAGCTGCTGGACGGTTACCTCGATCCAGGCTCGGAGATCATCTTCATCTACAACGAGCTGCCGGAAGACAGGAAACGCGAGGTGCTCGCCCATGAGCTGACGCACCTCGTGGACATCGACACCTCCCCCACCAAGCACCTCACCGAGAATCAGATTGGGCGGATCAGTCGTGGGTTCCAGGGTATCTTGGCAGATAACCCTGATCTGGCCATGTACTTTGCCCGTAAGCTCAAGACAGGCACGCTTATCAAAAGATTGGAGAAGCGCCGCTATGCTGAAACTGACGTTTGAGTTCGAGACCCCACAGGAAGCGGTTGTCGTACTCAAGGCGCAGGAAATGGCTTCGGCGCTCTATGACTTTGATACCTACCTGCGTAACATGTTGAAGTATCACCTGGATGAAGCCTCACCAGAGATCGTGGCGAAAGTGGAAGAGATCCGTAAGGAGTTGGCGGAACTTATGAACGACGCGGGCATTATCGAGGTAGTCTTCAATACATGAACATGAGCAAGTGGTACGTGACGCATCCCCATGACAAAAAAGAAGTACCCGAGACACGCGGCAAGTCCAAGCAGGAGTCGCAAGAATTATTTCTGCTCAGGATGTCGATGCTCAAGGGAGTTCACCAGCCGTGGGTCTGGTGGGAGAAGCAGGGGTATAAGGTCCGACGAAGTACTTGACACGGACGGCAATTCCACCTATTTTGGGTATGGGGATAGGAAAGGAGAGTCAATCATGGCCGTGAAGCAGATGAAGCAGCAGAAGTTCAAGAAGGGCCAGAAGGTTGCCTGGGGATCACAGGCGGGGGGCATCCGTACCACCAAGAAGGGCACGGTTGTCGCGGTAGTGAATACGCCGATGATTGATTTGCCCAAGACCGAGAAGCTGGCGATCCTTCGAGAGCTTCACCCGGAGTTGTCGAAGAAGGAGCTTGAGCGGAAGGCGATGTTCGTCACCACGGAGCAGGCGTTGAGTGAACAGTACCATCTGAAGTTTTCTCCGCTTGAGGGCTGGCGGGATAAGAGGAAGGAGCCGGTCCACTATCTGGTGGCTGTGGACCGAGGGCCGAAGCGCAAGAAGGCGCTGTACCATCCGGTGACCAAGCATCTGACTCCGATCAAGTAACTGGAAGAGGGAGAGTGTGGTGCGCCCCCATGGTTTCGGCCATGGGGGCTTTGTCTTTCAAGGGTGCATAGTTAATTGTGGATAGAATGGGTTTTATTTAAGGAGTCTATTCGCCAGGATAACCTATTAGTAGGTGAGTTATATCACGCAATATAAATCATAAGTGCATCATATGTCGCCACCATGTATATGAGATAACATAACGCAGCATTGACAGATGGGGTGAGACGCAATATGAGCCAGTATGATAGACGATATGACGGCCCCCCTGCTGGTGAGCTGCGCCGGTATCCGACGCCTCCCATGCCCCAGGACTTCCATGTAAATCTGCCTTCTCCCAAGGGGGCAGTGCATCCGAAGCAGCTATATTCTTTAACTAGAGGGAAATGGGACGCCAAATCGTACTCTCCGTTCGTTGGGAGAGCGTTGAGGCTGTGGACTCGGGAGTTCGCTGCGGATCACGTTATCAAAAGACTTAAAGCGTTATTGATGATCGATGATCGGACGGGTGTGGTGTGGGTGGAGGAGCAGGCAACCAAATGTCAACTTAGCCCCGAGTTTTCCAACCCCTGGTGCTTATTGAACTGGTTGGAGTATGTGGGGCTGACCCGAGGGTGGCTGATGGTCCACTCGTGGGAGAACCGTTATAAGGAACGAGGCGAGGAAGTTACTCGCCGTGTATTTGAACTTCGGAGGATTTGATGTCTAAAGTGATCCATCTCAGTGACTTGCATGTCGGAAAGGAGGATAAGGATTACCGTAAGTGGCGCAAAGTCATGTATTACATCCAGGAGATGCATCCGCATGTCCCGGTGCTTATTACTGGCGATATCACTGATAGTGGCTCGGAGTTCCAGTTCGAGATGGCGCGGGAGTGGGTGGGTGAGTTGGCGGTTTCAAACCCGGTGCTGATGGTTCCCGGCAACCATGACTATGCCTTCAAAGGCATGTTTCCCTTCCACTGTGCAGCTACCAACTTCGACAAGTGGTACAAGTACTGCGGCGATCCGCTCGGGTTTCGGTATGCCCCCGACATCCTGAACATGTGGAGGCCCGCAGAGCCTGCTTTTGAGGGCTATGGCTGCTTTCAGCTTGACGACCACATGATGGCCTTCTATGTGGACTCGGGCGATCCTAGACGGCGTGCAGGCTGTGCCAAGGGGTGGATTAGCCCCGGCATGTGCAGCACGCTGGCAAATGAGCTGCCCCAGTACGTGTCCTACACCCGGATCGTGATGCTGCACCATCACCCGTTCAGCCACACCTTTTATCGTGGGCTGGAGGGATGGGCTAACTTCATGCAGGTGTTACGGGGCAATTGTGAGCTGTTGCTGTTTGGTCATGAGCATCGTTTCGGTGTGTGGCAGCAGTCGTATCTGCAAAATTATGAAGATTGGGGTATCGAGTGTATTGTCTCGTCCCATCGCACTTTGAACAAGGTATCCGGCACTTTCGGGGTGATCACGGTCATCGAGATTGACAACCCCGGTACCCCGCATGTGAAGTTCCGCCCGGTGCTCGAAACGGTAGATTTCAGCTAATGGTGTGAACTATTGACAACATCGATATGTTCATTGACAATAGGAGAAGGAGAGCTAGTGCGGGAAAAGAGGCCACCATGCCGTTAAAGGGAAAGCTAGTTGTAGCTATGCGTTTCGAGGTGCCGGTGAGCGAGCGGATGTACGCTGCCACACTGCGGGACAAGGGTGCCGTGACGGTGGAGGACATTCTGTCGGTGGAAGAGCAGAACTACCTCGCGGACAATGACACCTACCTGTCGGCGATCCTGGAGCATGTGACCGAAGTGTCGTTCAGCTTCGAGCCTACAAAGGAGCGGTGGGATGATAGACCTTCAAGCGAACGGTGACATCATCATGATGGACGACATCGAGGAGGATAGCGCGGCTGCTCGGGTGGCTACCCTGCTGAAGCAGGTGAACGATCTGGAACGCAGGATGGAGAACATGACCCTGCTGCACCAGCAAGCGATGCAACGTCAGGAGCTGGAGCACAAGAAGCAGATCGGGGAGCTGTACGATGAGTTGCTGGCGAAGACCAAGCACTTGAGCAGGGTGCAAGAGAGCGTGTTCGCGCTGCGGCGGAAGATCACCGAGTTGTTCGGTGAGGTGTTCAATACTTTGGAGATCCCGACTCCTCCCGCTACAAACAACATGAATACATTTACTGTAGAGACAACTAAAGATATCCGGTTAGATGACCGATAGGTGTTTCTGCATCTAATAGGAGTATTGGGTGGTATACCATGTATTGTTCATTTACACTCCTTACAAAGAGCCGGAACGTTGGGTGCAGGGGCACAAATCCTTTGAGTGGGACACTCGGCCTGTAACATGGGAGGAGATGCAACTTGTGTATCGCTTTCTAAAGTTACATAAGCAAGCGAGTCATGTGTACATCTATGGCATCAAGACAGATGCAGAGTACCAAGCACATCCACATAGGTGCGTATACAGCAAAGGACCACGTAAGCTGAATAAGGAGGAGGAAGGGGAATATGGCGACGTTGCGTGCGGCTCAGGTTCAGAAAATTAGGAGCCAATGGCGAGGCAACGGAGGGGATAAGACACTGTATGAGCTTAAGCAACTTTACGAGATGACGGTCAACGAGATGTATTGCATTCTGTCCACATGTGATTTCGAGGCGATGCGGCGAGCGAACAGTAGGCACGGGTGGAAGGTCCACTCGTACCGAGAGGTGGCATAATGGTCCGATTCCGTGGTGTTCCACGTACGAGGGTCAAGTATGAGCCTCGTTACAAGACGAAGCGGCAACCAGTAGGTGCAGCAACAAAGTCAACAGTGCTGGCCAGATCGGTGAGAAGAGCCATGGACGCATATCAGAAGTTGCATTCAGACCCGGACAAGATGCCTATGCGCGGGCGGACTCTTTGGACCGCCTATTACGGGGGGCAACAGGTCTCCATTCGGGCGTCGGCAGTGTCGCCCCATCAGACCATTCGCCGGATGCTGATCGAGCACCTGGGCTACAATCCGGGGGAGATTATGCTCGTGCAGGCTGGTGGCCTGGGGCAGTACTACGACGAGGCCGATAGCCAGTGTGAGGTGGATATCGACCTGTTGCATGAGGACGAGCAGACAGAAAGTTCTCCGTGATTTAGGCTGTCTTGTAAAGTTTTGCGCAGCTACCTCTTTATTTCTTAGAGGTGCGCAATATGAGCCTTTATGCGTTAACTCAAAATGGTAATCGTGCTCTACTCTTCAGTTTCCTAAAAACCGCTGTAGTCATCGTTGTTTTCGGTATGATCGTCATAGGGTTTTTAGGAACGCTTTAGTTCCTCTCATGCTTCGCACCTATCCTTTTTCTACAGGGTGCGCCCACCTACAAGCGTGAGCTTTACTCCGTTTCAACATAGTCCTTGATCTTGACACCCTTGCCCTTTATTGGTGTGGAAAGGGTGCGTTGAGTTCCGGAAAAAGAAAGGGCAGTAGCCGACCACGGTTAAGGTCGAGGGTTTTGTCCAAGTTATGTAGTAACAAGCTCCTTTATTTCCTGGAGGATGACCGCCAGGATGGCTAAGCGTCTAACCGAAATTGCCGTAGACCGCATCACCCCGGCTATGGAGAAGACTGTCAAAATGCTTGACCGCATTATGCGGAACAAGGTCAAGAAGTATGGTGCTTCTCAGCTTGTGACAAAGAGTAAGCGGTTTGGTAAGGATGCCTTTTTCAACGAGTATAAGGGTAGGGTCATTCGTTTAGGCGGGGGCACTGGCCCGACTGTTCATGTAACTCGTCTTAGAAAGCCAGCTAAGCTGCGTAAGCATAGGGAAATCCCCGGAGGACAGTTTGACGATTTGAACAATGCGGTAACTATCAATCCGTCAATTTTTCGGGGCAGCCCAGAGTCGTCACAAAATACTATTGCTCATGAGCTATTTCATAGTACAGATCCTGGTGCTTTGATATCAAGAAGTTACAAATTAGGGTCAAAGGGGTACTATCAAGACCCTGCGGAAGTCTCAGCCATAGCTGCAACTGGTTCATTAAGAACTGTTCGCCATTTTCATCAAAACGATATACCTGACAAAGTTGCCAGGATGAAGATTTCCAGTCGGAACCGAGACGATTGGAGAGATCCCCATCTGTGGATGCTAATGCAGAAGAATAGTGGAAGTTCTAAAGTAGAGAGGAAGATCCGTCAAAAGGTGGGGAAGAACCTTCATCGAGCTTATGAGCGGGTATACCGCCCCGAGACGTATGTGCCTCGGGCGGTTAAACGGGCGAAGCTGCCCGAGGGGTTGGCTGAAGCCGTTTCCAAGTGGACTCGGCAGGGGTTGCGTCAGAAGTGGAGCATTTCTCCGACTGTTGATACCCATGTTCCTAATCCGGAATTCGATCAAGTGTTCTCCTTGTGGCAGATGCAGCACCCTCACAAGAAGGTTGTGGGGAATACTTTGAAGATGGCTAACGAACGTCGTGCGGCTGTGAGTAAACGTAAGAAACTACCGGAGGATATGAACATGCCCGAGCGTGAAGAGCTGTTAGAGCGTGCCCATGCTTTCTTGAACGAGGGACCAGGAGCCTATGTGAACTCATTGATTGGTATGGCTCCTCATCAGGAGAATCGGGGGCCAACGTATGAGAAAGCCTACAAAACGTACCAGCACCGGGCAAGAAAAGGAGCGGTGATCGGGGCTGTGACTGGTGCCGCTGCGGGGTTTGCTGGTGGGGCGCTTGCTGGTGGGATAACTGCGCCTTTTGGAGCTGTGGTTGGGGCACTCGGTGGTGGTGCTGCTGGGAGTGCAATGGGGCAATATTCTGCTTATCGGAAGATAAAAAAAGCTTCTTACCCGAAACCCGTTAAGCCCACTACCGAAGAGCTTCTCGACCGTGCCGCTGAGTTTTTGAATGAGGTTGTATCTCGGAAGACTAGAGCCGAGTTGAGTGGGCCGTGGGATGAGCCAGAGGGCAATTACTCATCTCGGGACCATTTGGCATTGTTAGCTAGTAACCCAGGGGACTGGATGGGGTCAAGGGAGCAACAAGCGGCTCAGAACACCTTACAGATGAACAAAGAACGAATGGACGCTTATTCTGCTCAGACTGACGCTGCTATTAAGGGTGATTGGTTTAAGGAGCGTCTTTCGGGTAAAACTCGTAAAGAGATAAAGAATGCTTTTAAACGTTCGGGAGTAGCTTATCCCCATGGACGGCATCCTCGTAAAGATCGTAGAGGTGGTAGTCTTGACACGCTTATGACCCAATGGCGGAAAGAGCATCCAACGGAAGAGCTATTAACCCAAGCTCGTGCTTTCTTGGATGAAATTGTTGCCCCTCAACCATCTCTTTCGCAAAGGGTGGAACGGGCAAAAAAGAAGGGGCCATTGGGTCAGATGTTGGACCCCTACGCCCATGTTAAGTTTTAATGAGGTAATAAGAAGATGAACCCGAACATCGTTAGAGCCGCAGTGACTGCCGTGAAGTCGGGTTCGCATACGCCGAATCATGTGATTGCCCTGCGTAAGGCGCATACCTTCTTGTCGGCTAACAAGTCCCACGCTTGGAACAAAAGTCCCTCACTCCATCAGGCTTTCAACAAGGTTGGGTTAGGCATAAAGACGGAGAGTGCTATGAGCAAGGATAAGGCATTGTTTGCCCAGGTTGTTAACCATCTGATTGAGGAAGAGGGCAAGAAGAAAGCCCGTAAGCCTTGGCCGATCCGGCCCAGTGAGTTGAGCGGGATGATCAAAGCCAGCCGTGATAAGAAATGGGGTTATGGGCTTTCGGTGGCGGTGAACCATCCAGAGGTGGGGCAGGTGACCTTCGACAAGTTCTTCAATAAGCCGAACCAAGTGGGGCACCGGTTGGATACGCGCTCCTTCAGTGATCAGGAGCGGCTTGTGAACTTTCTCAGACGGTATGGAGTGGAGCCTACGATCAAGGGGCCATCCGCAGGTGGGGAAGCTGCTCCGGTCGGCAAGAAGACCAAGAAGACCAAGAAGCTGAAGGAAACGCTTGATGAGGACCGCGAGTTCTAAGCATGGGCAAGTGGTCGCTTCTTGAGGTTCGAGGCTTCCCGAGCATCACCGGGGAGGAGCTGTTGCAGCTTGTCCAGGATGCTCGGTTCAGGGGCGGGAACACACTCAGCTTCAGGGTGGACATCGATGACCCGGTCAAGGGTTTGTTGTCCTTTCGGCGTTTCCTTGGTAACGGTACCAGTCGAGTCGAGATCCGATCTTTTGCTAACCGGGACAAGCTGATCGCGTTCCTCGGTGAGCATGGCGTACGTTATAACGTACGGCACCATGTACATGAGGATGTGGGCCACACCTTTACCAGACAGGCTACTGGGATTCCTTTCTACGTTAACGGCAACTTTGAAGTTTGTATCGGAAAGCCGGGGCAGTTCCACGCCACGATGAAGGGCTATGAAGCTGATGAGCGTACCAAGGGCGTGTTCGCCCGTGGTTACTATCATTCGGCAAGGCCGATTCAGGATGTGCCATCTGCGTTGCAGTGGTGGACAGAACATCTGCATGATGCCGCAACAATGCAGGAGTTAGAGAGAATAGCGACAGAGGCTTTTGAGAAAAAGGGATACAGGGTGGAAGAGCCTAACTGGTCCAAGTGGTTGAAGAGGCGCAAAGAGCAAGAGTTTGTGGCACTGCGCAGAGCGGGGAAGGTCATGCAGCGAGAGGGAGCTATCGAACGAGCTGTTGACCAGCTACTCCATGAACATGAAGCAAAATATACCGGTTATTCTCCATTTGGTGGGGGGATTAGATCTAAAGAAGCACAATCTCATATGAAAAGACTTGGAGGAGAACTTCGTAAGGAGAAGGGGTTATCATATCTTTTATACCCTGAGTATTACGGCCACTGTGCTCACTGTCGTCAAGATGACAGTAAAATGTGGTTAACGTCGCATAGACAGTGGAGTAAACTTCCTTTAGAACATCGAGATAAAGTGTTATGTGTGAATTGTTTTCGCAAATTAAGTAATCTAAAAGAAGTACATGATATTACCCAAAAGGTTTATAGCGAAGCGGTTGACCATTTGCTTGAGGGGGTTCAGGTGACATCAGGTCAAGCTCGACGAGTGGCTGAGCGTATCGGGGCGAATAAGGTTGACCTGGAGCAGCTCCGTCGAGGGCTTGAGGTTGAGCAGGAGCACGGGGACAAGGACAAGCAGACGGATGTGGTCCCTGGCAAAGATGCTAAAAACCTTGACACCTTCGGCAAGATCGCCTTGGCTCACCTGAAAGAGATTCCGGACTACTACACCCGGCTCGCCAAGATGGAGAAGGTAGGCAAGAAGGCGGTCAAGGAAGCGGTAGAGCATCTGCTTCGTGAAGATTCTATAGCTGACACTCTTCAGACTATGCTTGCGAAACATCGTAGTACAAAGGTTCGGATCAAAAATCGTCCACCGGTACGAGTAGTTGTCCGTCATAAAGCAACATCTAGATCTCTTACAGGGGCTTATTATCACCCTGGGGAGCAACAGGTATACGTTGGTAAAAAGGGGAAGAAATTTTCGCCTTTTGAGCGAACAATTTTAGCGCATGAGCTGGGACATCACCGGAATTGGAGCCATGTCCCACTTTCTCCGCAGGGGAAAATGAAAATGGCATCAACTGCTCAGGCAGCGTACCAAGCTGGGGCGCTTGCAGGTACGGTAGGAGCGCTTGGTGCAAAGACTGATAAACAGGCGAAGGCAGCGGCGACTATTGGCACGGTGGCGGCATTACCTCGTTATGGGGATGAGGCGTTGGCTAATGCACGTGCGCTTGGGCGTACTGTAGCGAAACACGGAGCGCGGGGGCTTTTAGCAGGTAAAGCAGGCCCATTACGTGCTGTTGGTGTGAGTATGGCTAGTTATAGCATGTTGCCTGCTATGCCTTGGTTAGCTTATGCCCATCGTCGAGCAATTAGAAAGTCGGCAAACTATCATGCTCTTCAATCAAGAACCCGGAAACAAATTCAACATGCTGTTCAACATGGGGAGAGCACAAGGCGTTTAGCTAAAAAGTATGATGTGACGCGGCGGTCTGTGCGGGCGATGGGCAAGAGTACTCGGACACCTAAGCCATCGTGGCATAGTCATTCTCCTTACTATGGTTATTTTCTTCAAACAGCTAAAAAGCAACGTCATGGGGTCAAGGAAGCGGTAGAGCATCTGCTTCGTGAAGGCAGGTTCGATTACAAGTCCTCGGTGGGGGTACAGAGTCAGTTTGCCCCGCAGCAGAAGATGACGTTGCAGAGAGCGGTTAACACGAATAAGTATTCGGCACCGAAGGCTTCACAGCAAGCGGTTAAGCCGCAGGTATCGAAGCAACAGGAAGTCAAAGAAGCTGCGGATCAGATGCTTGCCGAGGGGTTCTTCAAAGATATGTTGTTCTACGACCTGTCCCGACATCACCCTCGTGCCGGTAGGCGGGCTGAGCACATGCGTCCAGCGTCTTCAAAGCCTAAGCCAGCTTATGAGCCTATGGGGCGGTATAACCCGGCTACGGTGTATCCGGAAGGGCACCCGATGCATCCAGGTACGGTGAAGGCTCCTAGCCCGATAGCAACAACGGCAAGTAGTTCAGCAAAAGCAGGTACGGCAAAGAAGCTTTTTACGCGACGGAGTGCAGCGGTTTTGGCAGTTCCGCTATTAGCTGTAGGCGGCACGAAAGCGTATGAGGCATGGGCGACTCGTCGTAAGAAAAAGTAGTTTATCTTGTTGGGACTAGCGATGTAGCTTTATTCTAGGGAGTATAGGAGACTTAAAATGGCTAAGCAAAAAACTGTATCCTCTAAAGAACATGCAGCGCAAAGTAGAAGGTGGTTAGCCCAAGTTGGAACAGGGGGACTTGGTGGCTATATGGGGGGGCGTGCTATTGGGTCTGCTATCCCTACTAGTAGTATGACTGCGAAAGCTGCACTTATGACTGCTGGTGGAGTTGGTGGGGCAGTTGGTGGGTATTATGCTGCCAAATCTCATTTAGGACAGGACTTAAAGCAAATGGAGCGAAGTCCTAATAAGCCAAAGGCAGCTAAAGCTTTTGCTGCTAATCATCCGGTTGCAGCGGTAATGATCCTGCCGAAGAATAAGTTTCAACAGCAAAAGTTAGCTTCTCGTGGTACTGGTGGGCACATAGGGCATGCTCTCCTCCGAAATATGGGGGGCGGCCCAATGAATATTATCCGGTATGGGGCAAAATCCCATTACGCTAAAGCCGGATATTATCGAGAGGAAGATATGCTTAGAGATGAGCTGATTGAGCAGATTCTAGTAGCTGCTTTAGACGAAGGTAAGCTCCAGGATCTCGATCAAGCGCTTCATCGTCAGCGGAAGTTTAAGAGCAGGGGGCTTCAGAAGGCTGACAAGTTCTTACACCGCCGCCCAGCACAGGATGTTGGACGAGCTGCCCGTCGTGTGAAGCGTGTTGCTAGTGGTGCGGCGCATAAGGCTGTCCGTGGGCTGAAACGAACGGATCGTAAGCTGCACCGTTCTTATCAATTTAAGAATAAGGGATTGAAGAAGGTGGACAGGTTCCTGCATCGGAAGATTGCCGAGGCTGAACTTGCATGAGCGGTAAAGAGTAGTATATTACCTTTTGAAGGTAAGGCAGGTGGGTGTTGGCACAACTGCCACCCCGGCCCCCCATATCACCAACACGGGGACCGGGGCCTTCTTTTTTTAGGGGCATGGTGTAATCGGTAGCACGCAACACTTTGGATGTTGTGGTTGGGGTTCAAGTCCCTGTGCCCCTGTTTCGGATTTAGTGTGGGGGTCTTTTACTATGGAAAGTGGCAAGATGCTTTACCTTCTTGTGCAACGCACGGAAGTTCTTCATGGGCATAATGATATCTACGCTGGTGTTTTCGAACTGCGCTCAGATGCGGAAGCGGCTATTGCCCAACAACCTATCAACTTGCGTTGGCAGTTCGTGATCTATCCGGTCATGTTTAAGCGGCTACGTACTCCGGAGTATTCGCCTCCGTAGTCTTTATTGCATGGGGTGGGATGACCAGTTTACTGTACCTCGGGGCGCTGTTGTTGCTGCTGCTGGTCTGTATCGCTGTCACGAATACCCGCTCCAGTGTTCGTTGCCCTGCTTGTGGGACAATGATGCGGCGGATGGCGAATGCTGGATGGGGCATGACGCTGTATATCTGTCCTATTTGCAAGAAGTACTTCTATGAAGACGAGGTTGGATAGTTGCGGTTGCACGGGCTTGACAAAGATGCTCACGTCATCTACGATTTAGGGGTCATGGGGATGCCCGTTAACGCAGCTAAGAGACCTTGAACCGGCCCGCCGTCAGGCGGGTCTTATCATGAAAGGATGACATTATGAATGTTTATGTGTTGTTTGCGCAACGGAAAGAACGTTTCCCTGGGCAGTACGCCCCGGAAGCCTTGGCAGTGGTGGACGAGTACGTGTTGAACGATGACGGGGTCTCTCTCGAAGAGATTCAGAAGCGCACGCTCGAACAGGACAACCCGGATGACTTCGTGTCGGTGAAGTGGGTGATGGTGAAGCTGACGGCTACTCCCGCTGATATCCGGGAGATGTTGGTCGGCATGCCGACTATCACGGGGGATGTGCCGGTGCCCCCGGAGCACAAAGGGAACCACCCCTCCTATCAGGGGATGACCGTGACTCAGGGGCGCAAGGGCGGAAAGATCGAAGATTCCGAGATCATTGACTAGGTATCGCTATGGCACAGTATCGACGATATGGCTATGTGACGACTGTTCGGGTTGAAAGAGATGGGGAATTGGTCGAGGATGCAAACATTGCATTTGACCTCAATCCGGGCTTAGCGAACGATAAGCTTGATGCCGTCATCAACAACCGAGTGCATGCAGATGCACACAATAAAGTACTCGAAAATAACATACTTAAGCCTAATGGCGATCTTCAAGGCCAGGAGATTCGTACCGTCTTAATTCGATGTGCGGATGGTGTGACCCTCCGGTTTTCCATCCAGAGATGGTACGTGGTTGTCGGGAGGGAGTAACACCATGGGGAGCGGGTACTATGAGAGTGCTTTGCTACGCCTCCGCCGCATCGTGACGTATCTGAACGCGAGGTACAATGATGTTTTCGAGGGGCAAGACATCACGCCAACTCAATTCGAAATTCTCCTGTTCGTCGAATCCAATGCGCCATGCAGCGTGTCTGCCATAGCGGAGTTCATGCTCGTGGATAAGTCTACCTCGTCGCGAGTTCTCGGGGGCATCCAGGACAAAGGGCTGGTTCAGATAGAGCGGGATACGGTGGACCGTCGCCGGAATCGAGTGAGTCTGACCCATATGGGGCAGGATGCCGTCACGAGCTTCAAAGCTGCATGGTTCGAGGTGGAAAAGGGCGTCAAGGGCCAGTACGATAAGGCAATTGAGCATTTGGAACGTTTCTGACCGATAGGAGGCTACTGTGTCCGTACCGATTGATGTGGTATTCGAGAAGCAGGTGGATAATCATTGGCAACCAGTTCGGAGCGCAGAGTTACGGCCAGGGGACATAGCCAGGATGCGGATGCTCAGTGGCGAGGTTCTACGGGATGACGCAGGGCGGGAGACGTTTCAAGTAGCCGGGGTGAATGGTCGGGATCCAGATTCTAAGTCACAATTCGATGTCAGTCTCGAACCAATGGTATAGGGGGCACAATGGTAGTTGATCCAATAGAGCGTATCCGGGAGCTGTATGGGGACGAAATAGCTGAACGGATGCAGGTGTTCGCTGAGCGTGCTGAAAAAGAGAAGGCTGTAAAAGGTGCCTCGTTCTCGATTGACCCTCGCCCCATCTTTGTAATCATGACAACAACGGCTCTTTTGTGGGGTAAAGATCCTCGGCAAATACTTACCGCTGAAGTGTACGGTAAGGTGATGGACCTCATGAATATGTTCTTCAAAGATAAGTAACCACTCCCAAGATGGGATTTAGGGCCGAGTCTTTTGACTCGGCTTCTTTATTTTGCGATGGGAGGCGGCTTTAGATGTCTCTGACCAAAGATGAGCTGCTTGCTTATGTTAGGAATCGTCAGCGGCCAGGGCATCGAGCCGCCGTGTTGAAGAAATATCAGTCAATGGCACTTTCACCTGCGATGTTGGAACGGGGGAAGAAAGCTAAAGAAGTGGCTGATAAACTTCGTGATAACGTTTTAGTCCGTGCTGCTGTGAAGAAAACATTTGAAACTGGAGAAGAAGATATGCCCATGAATAGGCTAGATGAGCTACATTTCGATTTAACTAAAACGCGCCAAAGAGAACGGTTAGTTCGTGGCTCAAGTGATGCTCAAGATGCCTATAAGCGGCGTTATAAGGTAGCCCGAGTCGGACAGGCTGCAACACGACTTGCTGCTCATACGGGAGTAGGATTAGCGGTTGGGGGTACTGTTGGTGGCCCAATTGGGGCAACTATTGGCGGCGGGCTTGGGTTAGCGTCGGGACTTCATTCAATTAAGTACCCGAGTATGCATCTGATGAAACTGCGGCATAAGTATGCGTTGAAGAAGGGGCTTCGGGATGTGAAAAAGAGTGAGAGGCTCCAGCGATGGGGTGAGCGTCGAATGGAAAAGTTTCGGCGGCAGGGAGAGCGGCAGCAGGCTATTCAGAATTATAAGCGAGAATTTCGTGAGGGGTTGTATGAAGCTCCGATTGTGACTGGACCTGCTGCTGCGGCAATTTCTGCTCTTGAGCGGAGTGTTGCTAAGAAAGGCGCTGCCTCGGCTGTTCAGAAAGTTGGTAGACTTGCTGCGGCTAAGAATAAGTTTTTAGCCTCGAAGTTTGGGCAGTCAAAGTACGTACAGTCGAGTCTTCCGCGTCTTAAGAAGACAGGTGAGTTTTTCGGTGATGTTCGGCATATGCCTAAAACCGCTCGGGATCTTGTGTTTGCCCCGAAAGGACCGAAGGGGTTTCGTAGTGGTCTTGCAAAGCGGTTAGGAAGACAGGCGCTGGCCGGTGAGGTGATGCTGACTGGTGGAGTTATGGCCCATCATAAGATTAAAAAGATGGCCGATCAACATTACGCTCATAAGGCGTATCAGCAGCAAGCAGAGTCTGATGAGTTGTTTAACGCAATTGTGCCAGGGTTAGATCTGCAAGAATTAGCTATGCGCCGAGACTTGATCAATGAGGCTTGGGGTGCAGCTATCGGTGGTGCTGTTAAGTCTGCTGGTAGTTGGCTTGGTAGGTCAACGGGTGTGTTTACTGGTGCTGCAAATGTTGTAAGATCAGGTGGTATTAAGGACGTTATGAGAGCACGTGGTATGGCAAAAATTAACCACCCGATAGCTGGCCGAGTAAGACAAATTGGTTTAAATAAGATGGCTCCTGGTTTGGCACAGATTAAAGGTGGTTTGGCTCCTGCGGCTACGATAGCTGGAGCTGCGGGGGCTTATAAACTTGGTCAGCGATCTGGTCGTCGATCGCAGCAAAACTACTGAAACTAAAGAGATAAGGAGTGAGGTGAACTATGACTCATGAGGAAATGCGGCAGGAACTGATCGAGGCGATTATTGACGAGGCCCTCAAGGACAAGGCCAAGGCAGCGGCTGGTTGGGTTGGCAGTAAGGCTAAGGCTGGCGCAAAGGGTGTTGGCCGTGGGGCTAAGTGGGTTAGTCGTAAGACTGGCGCAACTGCTGCCGGTAAGTGGCTTGGTAGCTCCAAGGAAGCGTGGAAGGGAGCAAAGGGCCTGCGGCGAGCGCGTAAGATGGCGAAGCTTGGTCACCCGGTAGCAGGGGAAGTCCGAGCGGCTGCGATTAAGGCGCTGCGGAAGGGTGCTCCTCCTGCGGCTGTAGCATCGATGCTTGGTGCCGGTGCTGTTGCTGGTGGGTATGCTGGTGGCAAGAGCCTGCTCCGTCGTCGGCGCGAGGGTAAGTCCTAGTCACATGGCTTTCTCGTCTTCCACTACCCCAGAGGCGACGTGGAAGCGCATGAAGCGTCACATCGCCAAAAGTGCTCGTCGTCTCGGTAAACGGGGCGACGAGTACCGGCGTTATGTCTACGGCGCGTTGAGAGCCAGGGGTTGGAAGCCGAAGCGGGAACGAGTGCATGAGAATGAGCATGCTCGGGTACGTCAAGATATTGACACCGATTATGCTCATCATGCATTGAGGGGTAGCCGGAATCGGGACTTCAAGCACATTGAAAATAGGCGGCGAGGTGTGGTGAAGTTCTCGGTAGCTACAGAGGGACTTTTAGCTCGGGCTGACCATTGGTTGAACGAAGTGTACGGTGTAGATATTGTTCCTACTTTCCCTCCTGAACCATTAGCGGGGAAGCTTGCTAAAAACCTTACAAAAAAAGTGCATAAAGAGTTACAGCGTGAAGCTTTTTCTCCTACGCGAAATGTAAAGCGAGCTTTGAGATATCGCCGTAAGGCCCTGAAAATTAGAAAAACAAATGCCCCTAGAGCAGAAACAATGTTACGTCGAGCGAACGCGGTGTTAAAAAACCGGGTGCCAACATTGGCTGTTACAGGAGCTGGTTGGGTAGCGGGGCCAGGGTTTGGCACAGGGGAAGTTATGGCCGCGAGTGCTGCAAAAGGAATGAATCGCTACACACGAATGAGACGTGCTCGTTTTATGAGACGTAAGTAGGAGGGTATAATGCCCGAGCTGAGTTTACCTGCGCCGAGTCTTGTTGTTGGGCGAGATCACTACATGAGCCGTGCGAAAGCATGGACTAGCATTCTGAGCGCTCAGTTGACGGTAACGGTTCAAGCCGCAACGCTGCGTTCCTTACTAGAGAGCGTTACGGTTAGCCTTACCGATCAGGCGACTGGGTGCTACCCGGTTCCGAATAGCTCGGTTAAGAGCTTTTCGGGGACTATCGTTCTGCCAAAGGCGTATACTCAGATTCTTGATGATACCTCTGTGACGTTCACAGCGACAGTGGGTACAAACCCGGTATCAATCACGGATGACGGGGATGGTGCCCTTACTGGGACGAATGTGACCGGTACGATTGACTATGCGACCGGTGCGTGGACGTTGGTGTGGTCAACTGGGGCACCGGATACTGGTTCAACCATTACGGTGGACTACACCTACTACTATGTGTTTGGGGCAGAGGATATCCAAGGAGTTTGGTTATACCCGGCTGGTGACCTTCGAGCCACGTTTGACGGGGTGACGGCACCGACTGCGGGCACAGGTATTGTGCTCAAGGGTGAAGAGGGGCTTTTCCTGGCGGCACAGCCCGGTCTTATCGGGCAGATGCAGCTTATCGCTGGGGGTAGTGTTCTCCTTGACGTGGAAGTGCTGATGTAATGTGGAGACAGGACGAGCTTTATCTGCCTCCTTATCCTGGCGCGGGTGAAACCGGTTTAGCTCCGGCATTCCGACAAGCTGGTTTCTTTGGTGGGGAAGATCTCCCATACGAGGAAGCGTCGTGGAGTCCGACTACCGTGACTCGCCTCGTGGATGGGAATACCGCAAGTGGGTATATCTGGGATCCAAACTCAAGGCATCAGGGCGGGTATCTTGCTCCGAGGATGTGGCGTACGTTCCAATGGTGGATGTTTGTACGCACCAATTGGAACTCTACTCCTGGTTTGCGTTACGTTTATGAACCTTCTAGCACAAGTGGAGCGCTGTACATTCAGTACAACGCGAATACTGGAACTGGTGCTGGGACATGGCGCATTGGACGTGTTATTACCATTGCGAGCGGATATGTCGAGTTCACCCATCTTATTACCCGAGGTGAATGGCACCATATTACCGTTGTTTACGATGATAGCGAGCTTCGCTTCTACGTCGATGGCGAATTGGAGTATACCAACACGTCACGTCGATGGTTTGCGGAGAACCACGAAGGTAATACGACGCTCGGTAATCAGACGACGGTAGCGGTCCAGGGGCATTCTGCCGGTGGTATCCAACCTGCGTTTACGCATGGGGGAGTGTTCAGAGCCTTTAGCCAAGCCATGGAAGATGCTGAAGTTGCCTCTACTTGGAACAAGGTTTTGTGGCCCGGTTATCCTGGGATGACGTATCAGATTGTCGGTCTCGACAATATTGATAGTAGAAACTCAACTTATCAGGATAACTATTGCTGGAATTCGCGCTACGAAGCAGTAGCTGTCAGTGAGGCGTTGTTCAACCAGACTCCGCCAGTGGCGTTTCCTGAGATATTACATCAGACCGTGTCTAACGTTTCGATTCCTGAAACAGTCCATAATATCAATATCAACACATGGACGACTGGGAATGTCAGTGCATGGCCCGAGAATACGCTGAAGACATTTCCTGGTGTTACAACTGATGCGGTTTTTGGCGCTGTCGTAGACCCAGGTGGGGGTAACCCGAAGTATATGTCGGTTAAACCGGTGGCATCTGGGTTTAAAGCGATGTATTGCTATATTGACCCAGCCGGTGTTGAGGAGTGGAATACCCAACATGTTGCCAAGGGCGGGTTGTCCATTATTGTTCTTACAAAGGACTTCTACCAGAGTAACAACAGACTTTACTTGTCTTTCGGTAAGCGACCTGGGTATGTAGACTTCGGTCATTTTGCTTGGAAAATGTCTGATACCTACACTCTTTACGGACTGGATGCCACTGGTTCCCCGGCAGACTCATTGGCGACTGCTACTCCAGGTACCGGGGTTACGCGAAATTGGTACTTCCATGAGTTACAGTGGGTTCCAAGTGTACGAAGAAGGGATGGCTGTAGCACAGGAACGCTGCGTGCCCGTTGGTGGGCAGAGGCAACCGGTATTGATAATCCTCCTGGTTCATGGAATCTGAGTGTCGATGTTTCGGCTAACTCTACGCATAAAAGGTATCTCGTCGGTGGTGTTGGCAAAGAGTTCTTGAACGCTAATTATCTGGAATATTCAGGATACGAACAAGTGATTCAGCCAAACTTCTTGTTGGATTTCCAGTTGAATAATGGCGAGACCGGGTACATTAAGTATATTCGGGTCAAAGAGCTTGCGTACACTGCTTCGTAACCCTTGACAAATTCAAAGTCAGTCTATATATTGTTTTTATGCGACTCGTTCTAGATGACGTGCAAGTTCACGTTACGGTCATTGACAAAAGTACTGTTATCACGTATCCTTTCTCTGATGAGTACACGTCTTTTTTGTCGCTTCCTCATCCTCGTAATTTTGCTCGTAACCTCTCCCGTGTTCGGGCAGTTCTGGGAGGTCACGCCGACACCAACGACACCCATATGGTGGCAGACCCCTACTGCTACCAAAACCCCCACCCCACGGCTCACCAATACTCCCACCCGTCCGCCTTCCACAACTCCCCCGACTCGGACACCAACGAGAACGCCAACGAGAACGCCAACGAGAACACCTACAAGAACGTCAATAATGACGCCCACAATAACTCCGACACCAACAATAACTCCGACACCAACCCCGTATCCATGCAACTCCGAAGTAACTTTCAATGCTGCACCCGAAGGTACCGTACACGTCATGGAGTGGTACAAAGCAACCGGGAGCGCACCGTATCCTACTGCCCCTAGTGGATACGGTTTTGCGTTCCCGGTTGTCCTAGATCGACATCGGGTACGGGTTCAATATATTGGACGTTACCAACATGAAATAGCCCCCGGAGTCCTGTACACAGATGAACAGGACTTCGTGCTTTTCACAAAATGCCCAGTAGGCTTTATTTTTGGAGATGGTTTCGAGTCTGGTACAACGTCTGCGTGGTCTACGACTAACCCGTAACCCAAGGAGGATGGCACTATGGTAAATCTGGAAAGGGAAATCGCTTTAATGCAAGTTGGTGCGACGTTCCTGGAGATGCTTCAGGAGCGGCTGGATGGCCGTACTTCAATCGGTGCCTCGACGTGGTTCGAGGATATGGCCTGGGGTATCCGGCTGTTCGTGGAGCAGAAGCTCCCCTTCTTTGGTGGCGGGAATGCGGCAAGCTGGCTGACTGTGGCGGAGCAGTTCGAGCTGCGTGCCGAGTTCTACAAGACCAAGATGAACTTGCTTGTTCCGGTGGAGGAAGATGACGAGGCGTCTGCGATTATCGTAGCCCTCAATAACATCGAGCGTTTCAAGCGTCTTGTCGAGTTCATGATCGGCCTGACTCAGACGGAGGCGTCTGACCTCAGTGGTCTGTTGCCGTCTGGGGAGAAGGGGATCACTGTGGGCGAGGCGGTGAAGCTTTCGCGGCAGTTCACGGCGAAGTTCTGGAACTACTCGTATAACATGAGCAGCAAGAACCCCAATAAGCCGTGGCTGAAGGCGGTGGTGGACGATCTGATGACCGCGCAACAGACGCTTGGTGAGCCGATGCATGCTGGTGATCTGGGTGGGCCTGGGACGGGTGGTACTGGTCCGTTCCCCTGGTCGATGCCAGGGCAGTAGGGTTGGATAGAAGCCCCTTCCATGGGGATTTTGTCGGGCGGGGGCGGGGAGAAATCCCGCCCCTTTTTTGATATACTAGTGAAGACGGGGGCACTGTCATGGAAATCACCCCACAAGTAGCCATCGAACAGTATACGGACGCGCTGAAACGTACCGGGGAAAACCCTGATGGGTACCAGTTTCGGTGTGAGTATGGACGGGTTTGTATTGGTGTCCCTAGCCCGCAACTTCCAGGTGGAGTGCAGTGGGGGATGGACTGGCATACGCCCGAGACTTTGGCTAAAATGGCCAAGATGCGGGTGCTTTTGCACAACTCCCCGGAGTTTGACATCAGAACACGGTGATGTTATCTTTAGTTTCGAAAGGAGGAGATGTGAACACGCGACAGCCGACATCCAAGTTAGAGAAGTTTTATGAGGGGCTGAGGATCATCAAGCAGCACCAGCCTGCTGCTTCCTTGGCTGCTGCGGAGGGTAAACTCTTCGTAGGGAACACGGAAGACGTGCATATTTCTCCGGGAGCGCGTGAGTATCTCAAGGGGCTGGGGTTTACTGAGGATAAAGATCGGATGATGTTCGTGTTTTCCACACAGAAAAATGAGCGATAAGTATCGTGACCTGAAGCGCTTGGCGCAACAGAAGCACTTCCGCTTGCGGGCACAGGAGCGGCTAGGATATGCACTGCGAGAGGAAGAGATCGCGGAGTTGCTTCGAAAGATCCAAGCTGGGGAAGCGGAGCTGATAACTCGTCCTTCAGCACGGTTGGTGCTTTGGCGAGTACTGGTGAATGGACGTTCAATGGTTGCTGTCTATGACCTGGAAACGGATGAACTGGTCACGCTCATGGGTGAGACGATCTGGCAGAATCAGGAGATGAGCAAGTCCCCCCATGTGCGGGATGACGGTGTTCTTCGTTCTACTTTAGCGGAAACGCAGGCAGGAAGAGTGCTTGCGGAACTGTTGGAGAAGAAAAATGGGAACAGGTGATTTGGATGAAGAGGAGAGGCGCTACTGGGGTACGGGAGACTTTGAGCCGACTGTTTACAATACGGATATTGTGGACAGATCAATAGCGTATTTGCAGCAAGAGTATAAGCGCCCTTATTTGCGCCCAGAGCGAGATCTCGGGCTTGATGAGTCTTTAGTGGTAAACCTAAAAATGGTTGCGGACACAATGTTTTAGGAGAAGGAGAGCGGTATGAAGAGTTCTAGAGAGCTGAAGGACATGATTCTGCGCCGGATGGAGGAGCGTCAACAGGAACAGGAGCGGGAGGAGCTTGTAGAGCCTTCCTTCGCGGAAGATGAAGTGAAGATCCCGGAGTTAGATGAATTGGACGCAGAGGAACTGGTTTGGCAGGAAGAAGAGGACGATATTAACCACACCTTGATTGCGATCGAGGAAGAGGGTTTCGCTAGCTATGTAACGGGTAAACAGAGCGAGGAAAACCCGTACATGGCGGAAAACGAGATCCTGGCTGAAGCCTGGAATGAGGGCTGGATTAGCGCCCATGTGCAGACCTGCACTACGAACATTCTGTTGACAGCCAAGCGACTGGTGGAAGCAGAAACCCCCGAGGTTGCAGAGCAGGAAATGGCCAATCTCGAAGAGGCGGTTAATCTTGCTAAGGAAGCCCTCGATTTCGAAGAGGCCGAGATGTTTTGGAAGGCTGTCCTCGAAGGTGGAGAGACTTCAGAGTGACCAAGTGGAGCCGTTCTGTTGGTCTGAGCATCGTTCTGGCGATTTGCGCTGCATTTGCGTGGGCTGGAACCCCGCAAAGCCGCATGTATACCGTGACTTCAAAGAGTTCGGTCACGATCCCGGAACAGTATCGCCAGCCAACCCCCCTGTGGGATATTCACGTCGGTAGCTGGTTGAATGAGGCCCGTCACCAAACTGGAGACTTGTATCTACACCGAATCGAGAAACTCGGATGGAAATACAAGATAAAGGATGATAGGGGCCGGATTTTCACATTGTACGCGGGACGAGACTGGAATCTCAGTCCCGGTACGATTTTGATTATCAGTGGTGAACCAGACCGTACCGGTGTGTTTATTCCACAGGGGGAACGGTATTATGCCAAATAAGTTTACTCCCCAAGAGTTACTCCAGCGTGCGCTCGTATTGCTTGGGGAAGATTATGATGCAGAGAATGATTCGTTTTTCGTTGTGATTACGAAAGACGGCAAGCTTCCAGAGGCGCTGGTGGGTGACCAGCAGATTATCGGGGAACTGAATCTCAAGACCGTTATTGCTTTCATCAACGAAGCTATCACTCAACTGTGTGCGACATTCGGAAGGCACCCTTACACTTTTATCGTGCGGCATATCCTCAGCCATTTCATCGACCAAGAGCGGGTAGTACTCAACGAAGTACTAATGTCCCGAGCCACGCTGGGTGACATGTCCCCAGGCGAGGTGCTTGCCTTGCAAGCTCTAGAAGATGAGGGTGAGGATGTAGATACCGGCGCTAGAGCCTTTATCGTTAACCCGGCTATGGACGAGGTGAACAACTAGTCGTAGTCAGCGTAGGACGATCCTGGCGTTATCCCTCGGGTTTGCTCCCCCCGAGTAGGTAGCTCCCGCACTTCTATCTACCCCCGGTGGCCACCGGGGGTCTTTTTTGCTATAGTGACCGGGCAGGAGGAGTATATGCCTAACGTAACCCTTGATAACGTCGTGGAATGTTTTACTTATCATCCGCCTGACGGTGAACAGCAGGTGCTCTATCACACCATCCAGGAAGAGACCGTTCGGTTGGCAAAAACAATCTTGGAGTTGTGCCCGGAGTCCAGGGAAAAGGCACTGGCGATCACGAAGCTGCAAGAGGCTCGGATGTGGGCGAATGCGTCGATTGCGCTGAAGGGTGTGAAGACTAGCGACCTTAGCTAATTAGCACCATCACTTAGCTGAGAGCGAGCTGCCGTCATTTATTGGGTGGCTCGCTTTTTGTGTGCCCGGAGGTTGTGCGTGGCGCTAGTCTACCGAAACATCCTTGGCCCCATTGCAGGACCGGATGGGACGGTACTTGCATCGGGTGAGTTGCGCGTGAAGCCCCTTGCCCCAATCGTTGATGGCACCACCTTTATCTCACCGGATGAGCTGGTACTGTCGATTGTAGACGGGCTGTTTACGCTCACGTTGGCCGCTCCTGCAAACTATGAGTTCCTGGTGATCGATCAGTACAATGAGACGCTATGGAACTTTCAGGCGGGGCTGAGCGGGGAGTCGGCAGCCGACATTCGGTTGTCGGAATTGTACTTGCTGTCGGGGGTGGAAGTAGATGATGTTGTCGATCTTTCCTTTACTTTCCCCCAGCTTCTCGATGTTCCGGGGACGTATGTCGATCAGGCTAATAAGCTGGTAAAGGTCAACGAGGCCGAAGACGGCTTGGTTTTTACGACGCCACTCCCAATTACAACTGGGAGTGGTAGCCCGGAAGGGGCTGTGACGGCTGCAATTGGTTCTCTGTTTTTGCGTCTTGATGGTGGTGTAGGTACAACTTTGTACGTCAAAGAATCCGGCACGGGGAATACCGGCTGGGCAGCTAAGTAGGAGGTTTTTCTATGGCTATTGGTGACGACTTCAGCGTTTCTGTTGCTGGTGATATCCGGCACGTAAGCGGGGCAACAACTTACACGGTGCTAGAGTTGCACCGATGGCTCCAGAATCTTGCTGATGACCCGGCAGCTTCTGGCAATGATTATCTTGACATCACGAGTGCTACTCCGTCAGAGCGGTCAACGGATAACATTATTACGCTTAATAGCCCGTATAACATCGACGCGACCGCTGCCGAGTACCTCTACGACGGCTCGATCTCGCAGGGCGGTGGAGCCGAGATGTACAGCGGGCTGGTCGTCGTGGGATCGCTTGCTGGTACCACCACCCTCCAGGTGGTGCAGGACAACGCGCTCTATGACACCGACACTCCGTTCTGGGGCACTGGGCTGAATGCCGATGCCACTCAGAACATTCTGATGCGCTGTTTGATCCTGACCCGTACCGGAAGTGCCGACATCGACGGCAAGCGTATCCGTGTGTATGCCCGTGAATGGGGCGATACCTACGCGGAGTTCTCGGTGACCATGGGTCTCGGCAACTCGGTCGCGGCTATCTTCACCAACGATGACCTGAACAACACCACTGGTTCAGGTACGGTTGCCACCTGGACCGAGATCACCAACGTCGAGGGTTACCAGACTATCGACCTGGGTAACGGCAACGGTGCCCGTCCGTACTACTCGCAGTGGAACAGGGCTTCTTACACCATCAATCAGCTCTATGAGCGTGCCAAGTACATTACTCGCCGTGGAACCAGTGAAACCATCCACGGGATGGACGGAGAACTGTTCCGGGGCATCACGCACCAGTGGGCTTATGACGGAGAGACCGGTACTGCATTCGTTGAGGACGAGGAGCTGTCGTGGGGGACGGGTGCGACGGCTGGTACGGGCACGTTGCTCGCACTCAAGGATGATGGGAACGCCGGTACGGTGTGGATCCAGCTTCTTACCGGTGTTCCACCGACCGACGATCTTGCCTTCGCGGGTGCTACCGCGCAAGCGGTGGTCAACGGCACTGTGACTTCCCGCTCCCTCCCGGCTGTGTTCATCGGGCAGTCCACGGGTTCAGCCATCATCGGTGGTTTTGGTATCGGTATCGAATCGGGTGATCTGACCGTTAATGACAAGCTTTTCGACCTGACCAACACCCAGCAGACTCCTCCGAACAACGTCATCTTCTACGTGTACGGGTTAATCAGTGGTCAGGATCGTCTGTTGGTGACCAACGACAACGGTTCCGTGGGTATCGATACGGATCAGATGTTACTGGCTACCACTTTGAACGGTGCCACTGAAACGTCAGTGGTTGTGGGTGCCGCGAGTATTCCGGCTGATACCCCCCAGACTGGTACACTTCGGATTGTGTTGGATGATGGACGCCACCGAGCTGTTGCCTACACAGCGCACGATAGTGACGATACCTTCACCATTGCCAGTACTGACTTTACTGACCCGAACGACGCAACTGCCGGAAACGGTGTTTATATCGCGTACCTCGATAAGGAGGCAACGGCTGCGACCGAGTCGTTCACCGTGGTCTACTCCGCTCCCAGAACTCTGTTTGTACGGGTGCGTGACGGTGGTGCAACTCCAATCAAGACCTTCCAGACTACTGCTGGGTTAGGTGCTGGCGGTGGTTCGGCGACCGCGATTCGTACTCCGGATGCGTAAGGTGAGTAATGACAGATGATGCGGTTAATCGTTGTGGAGGTTGTACTTTATGCTGTGACCTGTTAGAGGTCAAAGCCTTAGACAAACCTACACATACGGCATGTAAATACTGTAGCTATGGCGTGGGGTGTTCCATCTATGGAGATGAGCAACGCCCCATCGCCTGCTCAGCCTATCAATGTGCCTACCTTTTCAATAAGAGTTGGCCGGAGTCCTTACGCCCTGATCGTTGTGGGGTTGTTTTCGAACCATTTAACGAAGATGAAAAACTCTGCTTCACAGCCTGTGTTTCTTTAGATTGGCCGAATGCTTGGCAGGAGGGGGCTGCGGCGGCTGCCATTGACCGCATGATGCGGGAAGATTGCGCTGTGATCGTTGTAGTTGGAGAAAAAAACCACGTTCTACTGCCCCCAGGTCAAACCCCAGAAATGGTTTGGGCGAGGTATGAACGTGTCGTGAGGCAGCTATGGCCGCACCGACTTACGCAACCGACTTAGCCGATATCACACTGTGTGAGTCGGGGAGTTTTACCGAGTTTACTGGCTATACGGCTGGTACTATCCAGACCGTACCTGAAACCGACTACTTCATCCAAGGTTCTGGTTGCGTCAGTTCTACTTGCAAAACTACCCTTAACAGCATTGCTTTCAACTATGGTAGTGGGGTAACCGTTCCATCCAATGGGGCTGTCCTCTACTGGCAAGCTTGCTGGGTGCCCAACTCGATGAACACGTTCACCAGTGGTGGTCAACGTTGTTTCATTGGTACAGATGTTAGTAATTTCAAAGCATGGATATCCGGTGGTAGCGATTTTCCGCCAAACCCGTATGGTGGTTGGAAGAACGTTGCTATTGACCCAACTGTAACAAATGATTACTCAGCAGGGACACTTACCACCTATCAGTACTTCGGGGTTGGGCTTAACCTGCCAACCACCTACCCTGGCAAAGGTGCGATGTTCGGCATGGATGCCATCAGATATGGCCGTGCTGAATTTCGAGTCTATAACGGTGAGAGTGGAACCCCCGCAACTTTTGCGGGGATGGCGTCCAAGAACGACGCAAATGATGCGACGAATGGCTACAATCGATGGGGGCTGTTCCAGTCCGTTGCTGGTGGTTATCTGTGGAAAGGGCTGATCACATTAGGCTATTCCGCTGCTGTTTACTTCAGCGATTCGAACAAGACCATCCTGATTGACGACTGCCCACGGGTGGGGTCAGCGTTTACCACGTTGGATATCAAGCAGTCGGGCAGTACGGTCATCATGACCAACTGTTCGTTCACAGCGTTAGGGACCACTACTCGGGGCACCTGGACGACGACTGATAACGCAACGGTGACGCTGACGAACTGCGTGTTCACCGATATGGGCACCTTCGGTTTCTTGTCGAACACAACGGCCACCGGTTGCACCTTCCGTCGTACCGACCAGATCACAGCTCCAGGATCGGATCTGACCGCTTCTAGAGTTGAGCTTAGCCGAGTTGCGGCTGATACATCAGCGGTCGTGTGGAACGTAAACACGGATACTGATGGCTATCTAGATGACATGTACTTCAGCAAGGGTACGAATGCCCACCATGCTATCGAATTGGGTACATCCAGCCCAACTGAAGTAACCCTTCGTGGCATCACGTTTTCCGGATTCAATGGTTCGAATGCGCAAAATGACTCGGTAATTCATGTTAAACGAACGACTGGTGCAGTAGTCATTAACGCATCAGGGTGCAACGGCACCGTCAGCTACAAGACGGATGGTGCTACGGTTTCCGTTGTCAGTGATCCGGTCACTATTACGATCACCGTGCAGGAAGTAGACGGCACCAAGATCCAGAGCGCTCGGGTACTGTTAACAGCCTCTGACGGTACCGGGCCTTTCCCCTTTGAAGAGACGGTGACTATCGATAACACTGGGACTACCGCAACTGTAACCCACACCGGGCACGGGATGACTACCAATGACAAGGTGCTCATCGAAGGGGCTAGCCTCGCACTGAATAACGGAGTGTTTTCGATTACTTATGTCTCTGATAATAGCTATACTTACACTATGTCGTCCGATCCTGGTGGAGACCCCACAGGCACCATCAAGGCAACCTTTGTCGCGGTGTCCGGGGAAACCAACAGTAGTGGAATTGCTACTGCAAGTCGTGTCTATTCGGCAGACCAGCCAGTTGTTGGTTGGGCGCGAAAAGCTTCGTCAGCACCTTATTACAAAACAGGACTAATCTCTGGAGTTGTTGATAGTACCACTGGTTACTCAGCAACCGTGCTTATGATTGAGGACGTATAATGGAAAAAAGTGACTGGCAAAAACTGTATGAGGCTCTTGCAAATAGAACCGAAATGCTAGAGCGTGAAAACGCTTGGTTGAAGACGCAACTTTTAGTCGCTGGTGCTCAGAGTAAAACGTGGGAGAACGATAAGGAGCAACAGCAGACGATCATTCAACGAGAACTCACTCGACTCAATACCATGCACCAAGAACAAGCTGAAGAAATTGTTCGTCTGAAGACAGAATTAAGGAAATACCACGATGCAGATTGACTGGGGCACCAAGGTTATCTATGTCTATAAAGCAGATGACTTTATGACAGACCTTGGTGGGAATCTGTACGAGATGGACACCAATGCCTTTCGCCTTGCATTGAAGAATGCGGAAGACGATGAGGAAGGTATTCCTCATGACGACACCCATAGCCACAATACTCAGGTTCTGCTTGGTGGCGTGATCTATGCCCGAGTGATCGAGATGATCAATGGCTACACCATCACTTTTGAGGATGGCCAGTACGCAGTTAACCTTAAGGGTTCGAATAACAATATTGCTGATGTCACCAATGTAAACCAAGTTTCCCTTCGAGTTTTCAACTCAGCGGGTCTCCAGGTCGTAGAGACCGGGATTACTGGTTTAACGGATGAGGAAGCAGAAAATCTGGCGATAGCCGCAGGGCAGGCTACGTTTGCCCATCTTGCAGCAACGACAGCGGCAGAAGAGGCCGAGATTAGCCGGAAGCTCAGTACGAACAAGGCAGTGATCAGCCCAGATGATCTGCTTGTCACCGTTTATGACGACGATGGGACAACGGTACTTTACCAGTTCGATATTTCTTCGGATAAAAGGGTGAGAATACCACGATAACATGGATATCTTCCCGGATTGGCTCGGTCAGTATGGAAGCAATGTCGTAGGCATTGCCGGATATCGTACTGTAACCGGCCCAATCAAGAATACCCAAGGGGGAAACCTTGCGAGTGGTATTTTACGGGTCAAACTCCGGGATCCAGTTATCGAGGGGACGATGTTCATTGTTCCGCAAGAGCTAGATGCTGAAATTGAAAATGGTATCGTTGCCATTAACCTTGCCGCACCCGGTCATTACGAATTCCTTGTCCTAAACCAGGACCACGATGCTCTGTGGGATTTCCAGTCTTACCTGTCGGATGACACAGATGCCCCGATCTCGTTGGCGGAGCTGTATATCTCCCAGACCGACGTAGAGCAGGATCTGACAACCATCCCCAGGACGTTTGTGGGGCTGCTGGACACGCCTAACAGCCTGTTAGGGGCCGGTGGCAAGCTCCTACAGATCGGGGAGGACGAGGCAGGGGTCCAGGTCACCTCTAAGATCCTATGGGGCACAGGAAGCCCACAGGGGGTCATTGTGGCCACTATTGGCACCATCTACATCCGGGAGGATGGTGGTGCCGGAACAACGATGTACGTTAAAGAATCTGGCAATGGTACGGCGAATGGATGGGTGGCGAAGTAAATGGCGCTTCAAACGCGACAGATTACAGGTCCGATCGAGACCCCTGAGCATGAGGTTGTAGCTCAGGGTTTCTTGCGGATACAACTGTTATACCCAATTGCTGATGAAGACACCTTAGTTGCCCCGTTCAAGCTCGAATACAACATCACGAATGGTACACTTCCGGTAAGTTGTAAGCTCGCTGTACCGGGGTCATACCAGTTCCAGATTCTCGATATCGAGGAAGAGCGGGTGTGGACCTTCCAGGTCGAGGTGTTCCCGAACTCTGGAACCCCGATCTCGGTTGCTGAGTTATGGCTCTTGTCGAGGTTATTAGACGGGATAGGGGATGACGAAAATCCCGAGAATTTTGATGCCTCCCTCCTCGGGTCCAATGGCGCAACTGATGGGCAAGTCCTGACGGCTGATGGTGTTGGTGGGGCTGCCTGGGAGTTTGTGTCTGGATCCGGGTTAGGCGACATGCTCAAAATTGTCTACGACACCAATGACGATGGTCGAGTAGACGCCGCTGATCAGGCCACCGCAGCCGATTTGGCAGATGACTCAACTCGTTTTGGGGGGCTGCTACCAGCCGATTTTCAAGAGGCGCTTCAGGATGCCACAACGGAAGGAACGCTTCTTACCTGGGACACGACGTTAGAGGCGTATACCCCAAATGGGAATGCGCAACTTACAGATGGGGGCACGCTATACGTCACTGGGCTGCATGTCACGGGAGCGACATTCGGCAACGTGTTCGTGATGAATCAGGTTTATTATTCGATAGGGGGCGAGACGCATGTGCTCGTCATAATGGAAGATGACGTGGAAGTCCGGTTACCGGACCCTATCGAAAGCAATGGACGTGTGATTGAGATCAAGAAGGGGTCAGCGGACGGGAAATTGGTCATGATCTCATCGGCTGGAACTGGGAAAATCGACGGTGAGGCCAACTATTACTTGAACTATAAGTATGAAGCAATCACCTGCGTGGCTATGAACAACGGGTGGTTCATCTTCTAAGGAGATTGAGATATGTCGCACATTCGCAAAGTCCCGTCGCCGTGGGATGATTTCCTTTCGTTAGTAGACACTCCGGATACGTATGCCGCGCAGGGGGGCAAGTTTGTCCGGGTGAACTCCACGCCAGATGCGTTGGAATTCACTGATGATGTCGTACCTAAGTCTGGCGCGACAATGACAGGGTATCTGACCCTGCATGCTGACCCGACGAACGCGATGCATGCTGTCACCAAGCAGTATGTGGACGGCGTGTCGATCGGACTCGACTTCAAGGAGTCAGTACGGCTCGCTACCACCGTAACTGATGGAAACCTCGATCTGAACGGTGCTGAAACCATTGACGGTAAGGCTACCGCAGTTGGTAACCGTATTCTTGTTAAGAATCAGAGTACAGCATCGGCAAACGGTATCTATGTTGTAGCCGCAGGGGCGTGGTCTCGTGCTACGGATGCTGATTCCAGTGCAGAAGTTACTGCGGGCATGTTCTGCTTCGTTGAAGATGGTGATACTTACGCCGATACCGGCTGGGTATTGACCACTAACAACCCGATTACCCTTGGCGCTACGGGTTTAACCTTCACTCAGTTTTCTGGACCGGGGTCATACACTGAAGGTAATGGTATTGACATTACCAATCAGGTTATCTCCGCTGATTTCGAGAACACCGATGGTGAGATTCTTGCGATCGGTACGCAGGATGCGGGTGATAGTAACAAGGTAGCCCGTGCGGACCACGTTCACGCCCATGGTGATCAACTTGGTGGTTCCTTGCACGCGGATGCCGTGGCTGGTGTATCTGATGGTTTCATGACTTCCGCAATGGCTACAAAGCTTGATGGGATTGAGGCAGGAGCCGAAGTCAACCAGTATGCCTTCTCGAACGTGGATGTGAATGGGGCAGAAGTTGTAGTTGCCGCAGACGCTAAGACCGATACTTTGTACCTTATCGAAGCAAACGTTATCAATATCACTGGTAATGCTACTGCTGATTCGGTAACCATTGGTCTCTCGAACGGTACTGAAGGCCAAGTCATTCGGATGGGTTCATCTGCTCCGGAATGGTACACCCTCGGGGTTGGTGCCACCACGTTCCTCACCCTGACTGACACCCCGGATGACTACACGGATGATGGTGGCAAGCGTGTTGTTGTCAACGCTACCCCGGATGCGCTGATCTTTGAAGCTAACACCTTCGTGAACATGGATGACACGCCAGCTAACTACACTGATGCGGCGAATAAAATCCTGAAGGTAAACAGTGGTGGAACCGCTGTCGAGTTCGTGACTGCTGGTACCGTCCCGAGCACTTCGACTACTGGGTACACCCTCTATTGGAATGGCACCACCTGGACGGCATCGAACATCCTCTTTAACGAGCATGCGAGTGCCGAGGTCGGCATCAACTCCCAGGCTCCGAACTCGACGCTGCATGTCGAGGGGTCTTACTCGGGTAAGGTCTATACCACGACTGCTTCGTATGACCTTGGATCCGGTTCTAACGGTGCTATCAACACCCTGTTGTGCAATAACACGAGTGGTTCGATCACTATCACGCTTCCGGCTGTGTCCGGTTTAGGTGGTCGGACGTACCACATTAAGAAGATTGGTGCAGCAGGAAATGATGTCGTGATTGACGGTGCAAGTTCAGAAACCATCGATGGTGCCACTACCTTCACGATGGACATTCAGTATGAGTCGGTCACGCTCGTTTGCAACGGATCAGCTTGGTTCATCGTGTAACCGGGAGGTTACTTGAGTCATATTCTGGAGTTCCTCGATCTTGTTGACACTCCAGATACTTTTGGTGCGTCCGGAAGTATCTTAGTAGTCAATGGCACTGGAACTGCGCTGGAATTCGTCACGGGCGTCAACGCCAGTTCCATTGGTGGGTCAGCCGTTGGTACTTTAGCCCCATCAGATGGGCAAGTTATTGTTTTTGAGGGTGTAACGAATGACCAGTGGGAGGCTGTAACTCCGGTTTGGTTGCGTAAAGACGGGGATAGCATGACGGCAGGTGATCTGACGTTATTTCAGAATCCGTCCAACAATATGCATGCGGCCAATAAGAAGTGGATCGAGGACAATTTCTCTGCCGGAAGTCATGCTCACGATTCTACTTATTTGAAGCTCGATGCCAGCAATGACCCGATGACGGGTACTTTAGAGTGGACCAATGCTGCTGGCCCGAGCATCATGAATGAGGCAGCAGACAGTACAAATCCTACGCTCGTTCCTAACAAAGCTGACCCGGATACTGGAGTTGGCTGGAGTACTACAAATATCCTTTCCCTGGTTGCTGGAGGGGCAGAATCGCTTTCTGTTGCCGCTGGTACTGTTTCTATTGTAGCTAGTGATTTAGTACTAGCTAAAGCTCAGGAGTTACAAGGATTAGATTCTGAAGGTACCGCTCGTTCTCTAGTTTCTTTAAATGACTCAACGAATGTTGTTTACTTTGGGGATATACACAATAGTGCCGTTATCTCTGTTCTTGATACGTTAACTATTACAGGTGGGGATGTTTTACTTGATAATAATGAAACGTATCAAGGAAAACTAGTAGGGGGTACCGTTGTTGGGTTTGCCGGGATAAACACTTCGGACCAAGTACAACTTGGGAACTCATCTTACCCGCTAGATCTTATTGGGACTAAAACTGTAGCATTTCCCGCACTAGTGAATGCTGTTGCATTACAATGGCGAGATGCGACTGATACTGGTACAATTACCGCACTTACTGTTAATTCGTCTAATGGTGTGGATGTTGGAACTACCTCATTTTTAACAACACTTAAAGGAACTTATATTGTTGCTGACGGGGATATTCGTGTTACTACTGGTGATGCAATTCAGTTCCAAAATGTTAGTGAAACTTGGTTAGATGCTTTATCGGTTACGAGTAGTGTTTTATACTTAGGAAGTTCTTTTGCTAGCATTGTTATCGATGACCCGATTTCAGCTAATGTTGTGTTAAATAATGCCATCGTGCTTCAGGGTAAAGAAGTTGGTGGTACTGCCCGAAACCTCATCCTGTTAAATGATAGTGACGAAGTTGAGGTCGGGTCTAGCTCCGTTGAGCTGAATTTTATGGGGACGCAAATTGATGCTGTCCCGATTCTTACGTGTGATCTAGTATTTAAGGATTCCGCAGGACCAACTATTTTAAACGAAGCCGCCACAGCTACAAATCCTACTCTTATTCCGAATAGGGCTGATCCTGACACAGGTGTAGGTTGGGGGACAACGAATGAAGCTACACTTATTGCTGGTGGTACAGAGGTTGTCCGAGTAGCGGGTGGTACAGTTACTGTAACTGCTAGTAATGTTGTACTAAGTAATGCTAAAGCGATACAAGGTAAAACAACCTCAGCGGCTGTACGAGAGTTAATTGGAGTTGATTCTAGTGATATAGTTGAAGTAGGATCTACTTTTCTAGCCACTCTTATCAATGGTACAAGTGTTACATCCAACACGGATATTCGTGTGGATGGAGCAAACGCTTATCAGCTCAACCTTGGTGGAACAAGTGGTGTTTTCTCCGATGCTCTGAGTGTTGACAGCACGGGGTCTGATTTCGTTGTCCTTGGCAACACTAGTTACGAGACGAAGATCAAAACATCAGGTGGGGTAATTCTCGACAACGCAAAAGCGCTTCAAGGTACTGCTCTTATTACAGGTACCTTTTACGACCTTATCCAACTTAATGCTTCCAATGAAGTTGCTGTAGGCAATACAAGCGTAGCTTTGAATCTTCTAGGGACGCAAATTGATTCTATCACTGCTCTTGCGAATACTGTGTACCTTCAGGCGGAAGAGTCGGGAGGAACTGCTCGTAACCTTATCGGGATGGACAGTTCTAATGATGTTGCTGTTGGTAGCACATCTAATACGCTTGACCTAAAGTGTACTGATTATGTAACTTTAGATAATATGGGGGTTGTTAGAGTCGGTAATATTTCTGGGGGTAACTACACCGATATATCTGGTACTGCTGGGAGTCTGTACCAGTACGGAACTTCTATTGTTGATACGGAGAACTATGTAACAGCAGATGAGGGAGTACGCTCCAAATTATTTGAAACAAACAAGGTGCAAACTCTTGCCAATGATACTGCTGTAAACCCGTTTACGTGGAACGCAACGACTACTGGGGATCACATCTTCGTGATGATTCCTTATTCATTTTTCTGTTCGTATACTGAATCTTCCACGACAAAATACTTCCAACAATCTGGGGTTTACTACTGGATGGGGTTCCATGACGGCACGAATATCAACTTGACCAGCATGTCAGGTTCTATCCCGACCCCGGTTACGGTTAATACGGGCACAGGAACAGTTGCCGTCACGATTAACGCTGGAGCAGATGGTACTCCTCCGAAAGGGCCGAACTGGAAGATTGCCGTTAGCGGGACAGGTACTTTCGTTTCCGGGAACGTTCAGTACTGCGTTATCTCTTGTGACTCTGACCATCGTGGGTTTAACACCCTTTAGGAGATCAGATGCCAGTTACACTTTGGCCGACAGGACTTGAAATTACTGACGAGCAAGCAACACGGCTCGATAATTTTGTAGTTGCTATGATGTTATCTCGATATCGTGACCTACATAATGGAGAAGATCCTCCAGGTTGGCCGAGTCAGCTTGCACATCGGACACTTGCGGAGTGGTCGATTGAGCATTTGACCATTTCCCGTGTACGTGCATGGGAAAGAGATATATTGGAAAACTCTGTAACGGTACCGGAGTGGTAATAGTTGACGATACCTCTATCTTTAGCTATAATGTAAAGACAGGAGGTAGGAGAAATGTCGTTGACTTTTCAATGGCAGCATCCAGAAGGGTACGTTTCCCCCGAAGCCTACCTGGGTTTTACCGCGATCACAGTCCGTACTCCGAACGCCGAGGTTATCGCTGAAGTGGGTATCTGGGAGAATAGGCGGGCTTACGAAATTCAGAGCCAGCCGTTGAAGCAGGATACCCTGCACGTGGCACTTGAAGACCTCGGGTTGACAGTGGAAGCTTTAACCTTCATCGATCTTCAAACCGCGCTGATGGAGATCCTGAAGCGCAAATACAACATTGGAGGAAGTGTGTAATGAGTCACAATGTGGATAAGACGAAGGCCCAGATCCCGCAAGCAGAGACGCAGGAAGCCCCCAAGGTGATCCCGTTGGCCACAGATCCGGGTACTCTGGTGGACGAGTGGCGGAAGTATCAGGGCTTTGTCGCTCAGGTCAATGTGAAGATCCGGGAGCAGCAGCAAATCGTGGCTAATGCCCAGCAAGTCATTGAAGAACTGAAAACTCAGGGTTTGCAGGTAGTCGGGCAGGCGAACACCATCTACCGGATTCTGACCGGAATGGGCGTAGACCCCAATAAATACGGCTTTTCCGAGGAACCACAGCCCGCTTCTTTTTCTCCCGAGGAAGTGACCCCCCCGGTGATGAAAGCTGTGGAAGCGCCTGTAACTAAAGAGGTTGCGCGGAATCCGAAGGTCGAAGCGATCAAAAAGCGTTTTTTACGCTAGTGAGTTGAATCTCGCTTTATTGGGTGTGTGAAGGTAATTGCCCTCCCGAGAGGGCAACCCAGGAGAACACCCGTGGGCGAGTTTGATTACACTTATGCGGAACGCCAGCGTGATATGAACTCTGAGCACTATCAGAAGTTCTATATCAAAACCCCTGCTGACACCGTCGAGTTCACCGTTGGTGACGAAACGGCTGAAGTTATCAACGTTGGGCTTCAGGTTGTGGACCCTAATGGGGTACCTGTCGAAGCAGTCACTGCGTTAGAGTGCATTGTCTGTAGTGACGCTGAAGGAACAACTCCTGCGGCGATCTCCGATGTTACTGTGGCAGTGGGTACTGATGGCACCATCCTTGAGACCTATACTGCTAACGCTCGTTTCAAGTTATTGACGGATGACGAGGGTAAGGCGGATCTCGATTTCACGGATGCTGAAGATGCTGCCGAGACGGGATATCTTGCCGTTAAGCTGGCTAACGGTAATTACGCCGTGTCCGATGCTTTGACCTGGGGCATTGAGTACGACGTTACGTTCACTATCGGTGCTGAAGCAGGTGAAGTAATCAACGTTGGTATCCAGGTTGTTAACGCAAATGCTGATCCTGTTGCCGCTGTGATTCCGTTACTGTGCTTTGTGTGCAGTGATGCCCTGGGGGAGACTGTTGAAGCTATCCCCGATGTAACTGTGGCGGTTGGAACAGACGGAGAGATTACCGCAACTCGTATTGCCAACGTGGACTTCACTTTGACAACGGAAGCTACAGGGGCGGCGGATCTCGACTTCACGGATGCTGGAGCTGGGGCAGAGACTGGCTATCTTGCCATCAGGCTGCCTAATGGTACGTATGTAGTGTCTAACGCATTAACCTGGACGGCATAAGCTTTATTGTCAGGACGGATAAGGACTTCAGGAGGATATTATGGGAAGCACGTTTGATTACACTCAACTGGAACGGTGGAACCGGGACATCACCGCTGGCCATTACCAGAAGTTTTACATCGAGACCCCGGTCGAGGACGTGGAATTCACCATTGGTGCAGAGCAGACGAATGTCATCAATGTGGCTTTTCAGGTGGTAGACCCGGCAGGGGACGCTATCAATGAGCAGGTGGTTCTGCAACTGTTCATTTGTAGCGATGATGCAGGCACGACTCCCGCAGCCGGGAATGTTACTGTGGCTGAGGGAACGGATGGCTCTATCCTCGTAGATGGCACCTCTGGTGCGGGTGAGGGAGCTATCGTTGTGCTTACTGATGACGAGGGTAAGGCGGATCTCGACTTTACTGAGGCGGTTGGTGCCGCTACTAAGTATATCGGTTGCATCCTCCCGAACGGTAAGTATCAGGTTTCTACTATTCTGACTTGGGGTGCGTAAACCTCCTGGCTTTCCCTAGCGTGTATTCTCGGGGGCCTCTTGGCCCCCGATTTGTTTATTGACTGGGGCATGGGTTGATGCCTAATAGTTGTATGGAGGGAGCGCGTGGGTACCTCAGCTATATTAGAACTTGGTGTAGGTGCAGCCGTTGCCCTGCTCATGATCGAGCGGGTGTATGTTTTGGTGAAGATGATTCTTGACCATAGCAAGAAAAACCCTGTTGATGAAACCATCAAGGTCATGGGGGAGCAACTGCACGATTTATATTCTTGGCACGATATCAATGACGATGAAGGGGTTAAGATTTGGTATAACCGCCGCTCAGTCGAACGTGCCGTAGAAAAGATTGCCGATTCCCAGGCGACACAGACAGAGATTCTGAAGAACCTTACCCGGTTAGCGGAGACTCAAACCGAGCTGACCAAGGAGATTCATAAGAATTCAGCTAATTTGTTCATGAACCTGACGCAATATCGGGAGACGACATGTCCGTTTCGGGGATCATTAGAGAAGTTAAAAAACGGGGAGTCAAAGTAACCCTCGCAGATATCCCGATAGGACGGCAGCCTTCGCCACAAATTCCTCGGGTGCATGAAGCCATAGAGCGTGAAATCCTGATACAATTTCTCGATAAAATGTTAACTTGGTTTAACGCACTCGCCCTCCAAAACTACGAAAACCCTGATGTTAACGAAGTGAATGAATTTAGGCGCGAACTCTGCGCCCAGATCAACATGTTAAAAAAGTACAAATCGGCGGACGCGCCGTAATGTATTGACAAGGCAAGGACTTAGGACATATACTACTTGCTCAGGAGCTGTAATATGACCTTGGCTATTGGGGAAAGAATACGGGCTAAGAAAGGGGTTTTGGGGAGGGGATAAGCGTGGCTACAGGCTGGTTCAGCTCATTGGGGTGGTGGGATCAGTATGCGGCATACGACGCATTCGATATCTATCGAGCTGAACCAACACGATCACACTTAGACATAGCGATCCAACTTGCACTTCCTATTATACGTGTTGTGTATTCGACTCAAAAGTTCAAGATAACGTACTCTGGTGACGAAGACGACTTCATTTCCCACGCTGCGTACACGATCACAAAAGCCATCCCTAAGATGAGTCAAAAACCACGAGAAAAGCTAGATAATGACAAGAAGTACATGCGCTATTTGTTTACTTGTGTGGTCAACGCTTTTTACCGTGAATACGATATCCTCCATGGTAAGCACAACAAGCTTCAACGCCGGGTAACCGAGTACCGACCAAATCTCCAACCATCAAGTAGAGGGGAAAAGACCCATCAGTCTCTCGAAGCGGAGCTAACACTTCGAAGACTGCCTGGGCAGTTGTTTATCATTGCGGTGGATGCTATCCGGTTTGAGGGTAAACCTAAGCGCATTTGTGAATATATCTTGGGACAAATGATTCATGACCGAGAAATCGCGAAGTCGGTCCTTCAGCTCATGGGTTGCAAGGACCGACTTTTTTATGAGCAGTACTGTAACTCTGTTCTTTTCCACGCTTTCTTAACGCTTCGGCAGCACAAACCTCAATACGACGAGGAGATGGAGCAAGATATTCAGGAGGAATTCCTGAATGAGGTTGAGGACTTCCTGCCTGAAGAGGGCTATGACGCTCTCTTTGCGGCGGAAGAAGAAAGTGAGGTGGCCTGATATGTCATACGCTACTCGGCAGTTTTTGCTGGCTGAAGCTGAGAAGTGGATTCAGAAGGCGACCGCCAGAATGGAAAAGAAAGGCACGAAAGGATCGTTCAGTGCGGCTGCTTCACGCGCTGGGATGGACACTCGTGCCTATGCTAGAAAAGTTTTGAATGATCCTAATGCAAGTCCCGCGATGAAGAAAAAGGCGAACTTTGCTCGTAATGTGATGAAGTGATTCCGGCGTCCTGAGTGTGGACGGCATAGGTGTGTTACTCCGATATTTGGGTTTTCGACTGGTCAGTGTACCAGCCAACTTTTTACCAGTTAGGAGATCCCCCCTATGTCGCTAGCCCGTTCAGGACGCCTTTTTTGGATGTATAAGCCATGGATGACAGTAACCTTCTCCCTATGGTCTTTGGGGAATTGATAGAAAGGGCCAACAAAATCGAACAGTTAACTGATGTTGTCATGGCAGAGTATTATGCTGCTATCAACAATGACGAGAGCTTGATCCCAGAAGTGGTATCTATCCTCGGGCCGAACACCTTCGAGTTGCTCGTGAAGTACTTTGGCGGACATACAATCCGGATCCCTAAGAGCGAGGATATCCTGGCGACTGTGAGGCGTAACAATGGGCAGTGACCAATCTTCGTTAGCGAGGGAGATTGCGAGTCAACTTCTAGAAGCGGTTCAAACTGGTGAAAAGACCGTTGACAAGAAGCTTATCGACATGGCCGAGAATGTGCTGCACGCACATTCGGTATATGTGCAGTTGCTGTATGTGGCCATGGTCGTGGATCAGATCACGCAGCTCACCTACTACTTCGAGACAGTAGATGAGCTGGTCGAGACGGTGGATATCGAAGATTTTGCCGAAGCATCTACTGCCGAGAAAGTACGCGGTATCGCGGCGATGAACCAGGCGATCAAGATCAAAGTGGACGTAATCAATAGTATGATGGCGTCCAAGGATGCGATCGGAATGTTGGTTTCCAGTATGAAGGATACGTTTGGCAGTGGCGAGCTTTCGATCGCCGAAGCTGGTGTGTCGAAGACGCTGTTGGACAAGTTGAAGGGCTTACCTGCCGAACAGCGGCAACGGGTGCTGACAACTGCGGTCAATGCTTTACGGACTTCTATGGCTGGAGAAGGCAACGTATAATGATTGACTCTCAAAAATCAATGGGAAACGGTTGACCCGAGGTGAAGTATGTTTCGTGCCGCAATACCAGTTTTGGTTGTGCTGATTCCTTTGAATATGGTTGTTCTTATCTTCGGTTTCCGGTGGCTTGGTCGGATCTATAGTGCTCGGTTTGAAGCATTGACCGCTATTGTGACTGAAGCAGTGAACTATCAGCGGGCAGAGCTAGGGGCGTTTAAGGGACGATTTTTGAAAGAGGTCTTATCCCACGACCAAGCCTTTGATGAACTGGTAAATTTGAATGCCGAAGAGCTAGAAAGTGAAGGCAATGCCAATGGACATGAAAGCGATTCTTAAAAAGGAGTTGAACGACTTTTTGTTCGCCATAGCTGAAAGCTATGACGGGTTGGTAATGTCAAACATCCCGGATGCAAGGTTCGAAAAGGTTGTTACGGAAATTCAAGCTGCACAGGATAAAACGCTAAATAAACTGATAGAGGTGTCCCGTCAGCTTGCAGACGAATCAGCGAAAGCGGTTATCTACCAGACTCATATGTCTGAGACCCCGAAAGAGTTAAAGGAAGTTGTGGAGGATATCGTGCCTAAACCAACGTTTCTAGGCCCTGCGCCTGCTCCTCCACGACAGGTGGCTGAGGACACCCCTCCTCAGATGAAACAGCTCTTAGAGGCAGCGGATAGGGTTTCTACCGGGGTGGGCGAGGCTCTTTTAGACTTTGGTGACGACGGGGAACTTGACCACGAACCGCCGACAATGACTCTGGCTGAAGAAAAACGAATTGAGGCAGGACTTCCTCGAAAGCTCTACCGGCCTCATATCCATGTGGACCACACTGGTCGTCAAGAAGTTTCTCCTAGTGGAAAAGGGTTAATCACGGCTCCTCCGCTGGCATCCTCTTCAGGAGCGGCTACACTTCCTGAAGTTTCATTACGCGCTCCATTGGCAGCTCGGGAACTCTTTGAACAGATTCGAGCCGTAGCAGGTCCACTGCTTCAGGAGCGGAATAACAAGTTTCGAGAGATCGGGTTTAAAATCATAGCTTTAACTGCACAGGGGTTAGCTTTAGATTATGCACTTCCTAGTTCTAGAGAGGTTATAACCGAGGATATGGAGGTGACTGTAGAGCCGGTCCCTTTCGCGGAGAAGATCAATGCTTGAAGAGCGAATTTATCTCGTGGCAGTACTGGTGCATTTATTGGGTGGACAAGATGTTGTGGCCATTGACGCAATTGAGGCGCTATCTCCGGAAACGGCTTCCAATACCGCTTACAATATGTTTCTACGAGCTGAAGGCCAAAGCATCGTTTTTGGGAGACAGGCTTTTTTCTCGGAAACAGTAGCCTCTTTTCAGGTTGAGGTACTTGCAGTAATTGACATCGAGGAAGAGGCTAATAAAGTGTGGAGACGCTCTATAGAAGTCTCGCGGGAGTTTTTCAAGAGAACAGAAGATGGCGAAAGAGACTGATATTTTCAAGGTTTTACCTTCTATCGACATCAATCAGTTGATGTACGATGGGGGGGATAACGCGATTGTTTCCGAGCTGCTGACCTACCTTCAGCAGACCGGGGATACAGATATCTTGGATAGCATCTTCTATGAGGACTACGACGAGAAACCAGTATCCCCGCGTGAGTTTCTGAACTCCACCTACTATCTCGGGCCGTTTTGCTATTCGCTCTATCCCAGGTGGAAAGAAGAGCTGTTACGAGTGCTTGACCCGAGGAACGGTATTAACGAGTGGATCTTATACGGAAGTATCGGTACTGGGAAAACCTCGGCAGCATGCGTGGCTCAGCTTTATAAGCTCTATCTGTTGAGCTGCATGAAGTCTCCTCAGAAGCTATTTGGTTTGGCAGAGCACTTCCCGGTGTACTTTGCCTTCTTCTCGGTGACTAAGGGCAAAGCTGAGGATGCCATCAACGCCAAGTTCCAGAGCATGATGAACATGTCCCCGTACTTCCGGGAGAAGCTCGAAAAGAACCCGCGTAAGGTCTTCCTCCAGGGTGCGGCGAACCTGTTTGGCGCAGGATATCGAGAACACCCTAAAAAAGACGATCTGTTCGAGTTGACCCTTCCCCATAACCTGCACCTGCTCTTTGGCTCTCAGACGCAGCACGCGCTCTCCCTGGACGTGTTTTCGGCCACTCTGGATGAGATGAACTTCCGTGCCAAAAAGTCGATTCGTGAAGAAGAGGACGAGAACTCGGCGAAATCGCTGTACCATCAAGTCCGGACCCGTATCGAGTCTCGGTTCAAGCAAGCAGGGTTCAATGCGGGGCTGCTGATCAATATTTCATCGGCACGTTCTTCTGACTCTTTCGTCGAGATGCGGATGCAAGAAGTCCGGGATCGGGCTGTCAATAACGTCCATATCTCTGACTTTGCCTTGTGGGATGTGAAACCCGGACGGTATGGAGCTAAGCGGTTTCGGGTTTTCGTAAGTTCTGGGTTCCGTTCTTCCCGGATCTTGGATAAGAATGAGGCTGTCCCAGATTTACGCGAGGGGGAGCGGATCATCGAGGTGCCTGAAACGTTTCGAGAGTCGTTCGAAACTAGTCTGGATGCATCAATTCGTGATCTTGCCGGAGTGGCAACCGCAGCCGTCAACAAGCTGTTCCGTCGTCGAGAAGTTATCAAATTGGCCGATGGTGTCTATCCAAACCCCATCCAACCAGAAACTATCGAGATCGGGCTGCGGACTGGGCTGGAGATCTCCGATTTCTTCGATGTGGATGAAGTCAGCCGGTACGATAACATTCAACGGCACCTACACCATTACCCTCGGGCAGGACGGTTTGTACACGTAGACTTGGCTCGTCGTGGAGACTGTGTCGGGATCACATCGTTATGTGTCCCATTCTATTATGAGAAACATTCTCCACATACCGACAACAACGTTGAAGATGTTGTACTGAAGCTCCCATTTGTCTTTGTAGACTTCGTGTGCCGGATCAAAGCTCCGAAGATGGACGAGATCAGCTTCGAGAAGGTACGACAGTTCCTCGTTTGGCTGAGGGATAACGTGGGGTATCCGGTTGTGCGGATTTCCTATGACTCTTGGCAGTCGATCCACTCGATTCAGCTTCTCCAGGAAAATGGTTTCGAAACTGAAACAATCTCGGTGGACAAGACGGATGAACCGTATATGGAGCTGTTGAACGCTTTTACGGAACACCGGCTCATGAAACCGCCACACTCTATTTTGGACGAGGAGTTGAAGAACCTGGAGCACGACATCTTGGCTGCAAAGGGGCAGGTAGACCACCCAGTTGGCCAATCGAAAGACGTGGCTGACTCATTAGCGGGGGCCTACCAGAACGCCCTAGAGTACATCCATAAGAACGGGTTTGGCGCGATCGGTTCCCAACTTGTTCAGGAAGCGATTCTTCCGGGGTTGTTTGCTAAGCACCCGAAGGAAATCAAAGCTGCTAAGCTATCGAAAGAGATGGGGTATTCAGAACCGGTGTACTTCGAAGATAATTATGATGGAAGGTTTTACGGAACAGGTCGAACCATCCGTTGATATTGGAACAATGCTTTATTGGAGTGACTCGTAAGAGTTGGAGGTTTGATTATGAGCTTTCGTGATGAGGTGGCCACATATATCGAGCAGATGCTTGTCGAGGGGGTTCTTCCGGATTCCGACTTTGTGTTGGAGATGGAAGTCCCTGGTCAACAGCCTGGACCGCAAGCGAGTGGTGATGAGGGTGGGCCGAAGAGTGCTCCATCGGCCACTTTTCCGTGGATGGGGTCAGATCGCCCTCCGGTATTTAATGCCCCTGGACGAGTGATCCCCCCGGCAGCGTTTTCACAGCAGAACGCTCAGCATCCTCCGGCCATGTTCAGCGGAGCGTCTCAGGGCATGAAGGAAGAGGCGATTGCTGCTGTCCTGGCTGACCTGGAAGCTCTTCAGGCTGATGAATAGGGAGGTTGCCTCATGGCAACCTTAAAGAGCCGCGCTCAGCATAAGCTGTTCGCTATGCGGGAGAAGGTGCGCTTAGACCCTTTGAGTATTGGTGACGCTTATTCTGTAGCGTTGACCGTGATGCGTTCCTTGTGCCCCCAGTTATTACGGGCAGCGGAAGAGTCCAAAAAGGCAAAGAAAACAGCGCCTACTCATGATGTGGCAACCTTCACGAGTACTGTGTTGTCTGTTATCGAGCATCGAGATGGCAGCATTTATGCTGCTTTTGTTACTGCCGTGGACTCAAAGCGGATCTTCCATGGGGATCGGTTTGCTGTGTCCTTGGCTCGTTTAGGCATTACGGACGAGCTACAGAGCAAGCTTCATACGAATGGATTCCCGGATATTGCTGAAATAGTAGCTTACAAGGCTCCTTGGTTCTGGGCACAGTATACCGCACAGGAGCTGCTCACGGTTCGCAATGAAGTTAGCACTGTGGTAACGCGGGTAATATCGCGCTTTACTGAGTCTATCACTACAGAAGATATCAATGAGCTGTTAGAGGCTCAGCTTTTTCCACAAGTAGGGGTAACCAACTCTTACAGAGTCAAACTTGCTACAGCCGCTGATGCGCTTGATGTTACAGGTAGCCCAGAAGCTGCGTATCTACATCTTTTCCGGCAGTTGGCCCGTTCTCCGCGTGTTGTCTTACTGGACCAAAGTAGCAGCTTAGACGGTGTGTTTGAAACCTTTCATCAGCATTTGATGACGGATGTAGTGGCGCTACAGCGGTTGCTCCCTGGGGCCAAGTTTGGGGGGAAGCAGATTACCCCTTCTAAGCTCCAACAGATGTTCAAAGATCCGCAGTTTACTCGGCGTTTGAAGCAAGCGTTCGAGAATGCCTATGACGTGACTCAGCATGATATCTCGATGGATAAGCTCTACCGGTCTATGCAGAAGTATAGTGTCTATACTGAGCTGGCACGAGCTGCTCGGGTCAAGGCAAACATCAAGCTCGATAGTAGTGCTGTTGATGCCATAGTTGGGGGTATTGTCGGCCTTTTCTTTGCTTTTGCAGGTGACATGAAGGGGCAATCTTTCCCACTTATGAAGACGTTTAAGGGGTAGCTAATGGCTTCGCCGCTTGTAAATGGTTTGATGCGTCTGACTCGGTTGGACAAGATTCTCCAGCAGGAGATGGCGGTACGCGCCCAACTTGGCGGTATCCCCACGCAGATGGCAGGGAGCGATGATCTAGTTGGCGATTTGGCTGTTATTGAGGAAGCCCTCAGCCAGTTCAACATGATCACCCGCATGCACCGTGAACGACGGTTGCGGTACCAAGATTATGACGCCATGGACAACTATGGTGATGTGTCGGTTGCCTTGGATATCTATGCGGAAGAAGCTACCCAAACTGATCTGATGCAAGAGACCAATCTGTGGATTACCGGGGAACAGCGAGATGATGTCGAGGAGATGGTTCAGCGGTTGCACCTGCGGACCATGGTCCAAGGGTTTGCTCGACAGCTTGCCAAGTATGGAGATGTGTTTCAAAGCTTACGGTACAACTATGAAGGGTTGGACCGGATTCTGTATCTTCCCCCACAGTATGTCCATCGGATCGGTCCTAGCATTGACCTTGTGAAGTTCTTCAAGATTGACTCCCAGTTAGGCAAGGTTTCTCCCCGAGGGGATAACCTCCTTCTGCCGTGGGAGTGTGCTCACTTCCGCATCCTGTCTTTTGGGTTTTCGGTTCTGTATGGTCGCTCGATGTTGGAGCCTGCCCGTAAGCGGTGGCTTCATCTTAAACTGCTTGAAGATGCCGTTGCTATCTATCGTTTGAATCGGGCTGTTGAGCGGTTGATTTTCTATGTGGACGTTGGTGCGGCTTCGCCGCAGGAAGCGCTCCGCATGGTTAACCAGTACAAGCGGAAGTTCGGGAACAAGCGGTCGTACATCGATCCTTCGACGAGCACGTTCGAGCAGCAGTATGATCCGACCAACATGTTGGAGAACATCTTCTGGCCGGTGAACAGTGCTACGGAGCGTTCTCGGATCGAAAAGCTCGCTCCTCCTCCGGACCAAGGACAGCTCCAGGATCTAGCCCACTTTAACGAGAAGCTCTACGTTGCGCTCGGTATCCCGCGTGACTTTCTAACAGGGGAAACGACTGGTACCTGGAATAGCCGGGAGTCTCTGGCTCTTCAGGACATTCGGTTCTCTCGTAAGCTGCACCGGTTGCAAACGGCGTTACTAGAGGGGCTGGAGATGTTGGCCCGGTTCCACCTTGCTGTGAAGTACGGTAGTGCGGAGCAAGCTCAGGAAGCTGATTTCCAGATTCATCTTGCCGACGTATCCAAGATTGCCCGTCAGCAGTATGACCAGATTGTCCTGAACCGAGTACAGATGATGACCATGTTGAATGACATGGGCACTCAGATGAACTTCAATCGGGAAGTGTGGGTGAAGTGGATCCTGGCGAACTACTTCCCGGATCTCCCGAAGGAGATGATCGAGCAGTTGGTTGTGCCGGATGCCGCTTTGGCACAAGCGCATCAAGAGATGGCTGATATGGCACGGCCAGTTATGGCTCCTCCGCAGGCTGCGTCAGCGAAATCTAAACCTAAACCTAAAGCGAAGACAGCCAAAAAGAAGACCCATGAGGAGATTATCGAGGGTGTAGTTGATAGGCTGCTTCAGCGAAATGTAGTTGAGGAAGATATCAATAGCATCGGGGATATCCTCGCTAATTGGCAGCCTGCGGATTTATCTATGACTTTGTTAGAGTCTGAGCGGCATCAGATCCCGGTTGAATGGCTCGAAGGTGCAGCGCAGCAATATAGTCGTTCATCTAATGCCCCCATCAAGAAGATCACAGAGACTGAACTTCTCGTGGAGTAGTTCCAATGGAGGATAGTGGTGTCCGTTACCTTTCAGAAGTTGGCTACTCGTATCCAAGCTGACGTTGAGAACAACCCGGCTATTCCCCGTCTTACCCAAGCTCAAATCATGCTGTTGATGAATCGGATGTTCGAACAAGTCAGCATAGCTTTGGCGAATGGTGAAGATGTTTATTTAGAGGGGTTTGGTCGTTTTTACCCGGATTGTAAGCCACCGCGTAAAGTGCGCTCAGGGCTGACTTCCGAAGTACATACAACACGATTCAAGATTTTTGTTCGCTTTAACCCATTCAAGGAGCTGAACCACCGGGTTCAAAAGTTCCTGGAGCAACTTGGTATCACTGAGGAGGACTTTAATGGACAACCCTAAGCTCCCGCATCTCCGAACTCCCCCGGAAGAGGATGAGCCGTTCGAGAACATGGATCGCGAGATGGCGAAGCATTTTAAGCACACGCATCCTCACTACAACGAGAACGACTGGTACGGCAACAAGGCCCCAGAGACGGATGACGACAAGGACGATGCAGACGCTTCTTGAAGCCAAGAACATCGGTGACCATGCTAGGGCACAGAACCCCTGGCGGCACCATGCTCTGGTTTCAACGATTCAAGCTGCCTTACGTCCAGGCCATCAGCAGACGCTACAGGACGTAGGGCAGCGTTTCGTTTATCCGGAGTTTGCCCGTCTTGAGGCACAGTTTCGTCGTGAATTGCTCGATGTCTTCACGAATATTAGCCAAAATCAAGAGTTGACGAACCGGCGTATGAAGGGCATCTTCCGCCGCTTCTACACCCAAGCCTTTCAGCTCGGGATGAAGGCTATGAAGGGGCATACGCTCACAACCACCTTACCCAAGATGAACGATGAGGACAAACGGTGGTTAGAGACGTTTCTCCAGAAGGAGTTCAACTTCTGGAAGAACTTCATGGACGCGGTACGCAAAGGGACCACCAAGATGGACCCTAAGCGTCGGGTGGAGATGTATGTGCAGAGCCTGAAGGCGATGTACAACACATCCCGAGTGCTTGTGACGGCTCCTTCTACGTTGTTCTACTGGGAGACGACTCCGTCTGAGCACTGTAAACATTGCTTGTACCTCGCGTCGAAAAGTCCGTTCACCAAAGCGAATTTACCGACAATCCCTGCGAGTGGCGATACCCAATGTAGGAGCAATTGCCGTTGTCATCTGAGGATTGCCCAGACTTCGGTGCTTGACTATCAACGTGTGAAGAAAAATGCTCCAACTCGGGAGGAACTGCTCCGAGGGTTGCAGGCCCTAAAAGGGTAAGCTTTGGGATTCATTAGATGATAGGAGTCGGAATATGGACTTTCTACACATATTAGACGAATTTATCGAAGATACCTTGACCTCGGGGTTCACCGAGGAACAGATCGCGAAGATGCTTTTGGAGGAAGACCGTTTACTCCAAGAAGGGGATAAGTTCCTCCCGATCATTGAAGCAGTTCATCGTGTTCGGCGTACGATTAGTGGGGTTCGAATTACTACTCGTAAATTTGGGCGGAAAGATCCTCGGCGCTCTCAGCTTATGAAACGTGTTGCACGGACACATCGAGCAAGTCGATTGATGGCAGCACGGAAATATCAGCGTTCTCCCAAGGCTAAGAGAGTACGGCGTATTGTGATGCAACGACGACGGACAATGCACCCTATGCCTTCTCGTTACGGGCGGCGGTGAAGCATGTTTGGACCGTACGCCAATCTCGAAGAGCTGTTGGAGGCTACAAAAACTCCTCCGACAGGGCAAGCAGCAGCAAAAGTCATTGCGCCTTTCGCTAAGAACAGTAAGCCTAAGATGAATTGGAAACCTTTCGATACTATCGAGGTTTACAAGAAGTTTAGAGAAGCTTACACCCAGGATGAAGATCAACTTCGTTCTATCGCTAAGAACAATTTTGTCGCGAAGGCTATATTACAGGCATTTTTAGTCCAGGAGTTTCCATTAAAAGTTTACGTACAGGGAATTCCTGATGGTAATATGCCTGAGCAAATTTCACGACAATTTGCGTTTGCCTTAACTCGCCAAACATACGAAAAGGTCATTACTTCAGCTATCAGTAGGGGGCATTTGGTCCGCTACTTTTATGTCTATCTTGTTGGTGGTTTAGACCGTGCTGCATGGGATACTATTGTAAACCAAGTTTGGACACGGTGTGAAGAATTTATTGCGAACAAGTCGAGTAAGGAAACCGTTGCACACTATCTCAAGGAAATAACCTCAGATATTAAGTCTAAGTATTGGAAAGAGCAGATCTTAGGGGTTATCAAATACCGTGTCCATGAAGCATCTACTCCGGGAGGGCATGCCCCTACCGAGTTGGTTCTGACTGTTGAGCACGAAGACCCCCCGTTCGAGTACGCTAGCGGTGAGCGTAGGAACGCTTTAACTGCCAGTGACTATCAACACCTAATGCAGACTCCGATCAGGAGCAATCAACCAGATGTTCGGCTTGCGTTACACAAGCTCTATACCGCCTATGCTTGGGATCTTTTTGACGAGTTTGTGAAAAGAGAGGCCACAGGCCCAGAAAAACTCATTGGGAGTTTGCTCAAACAAGCTCCTTTACGCCATCAATATGACGCTGTAGTTCATCCAGATAGAAAGCGTGTAGCTCCTCCGGGTGAAATGAAGAGAGATACGGGGGAACATCCTTTTCGAGGATTTGCTGAGGGGAGAAGTAAGGTAGTCGGTTCGATCAAAAGTAGTGAGTATCGTTTCGATACTGTAACGGCAGATCCTGCGTACCGAGCATGGTTACAGTCAGACGGCTCAGTCAAGAAACCGGAGAAACAACCGGTAGACCAGCGTGATTTTAACACCTTTTTCCCTGTGGCACCGGTTGCTCCGTTATTGGAAAATGCTCATTACAAGATTACATTCGGTATCCATTATGACAATCCACTATTGAGTAGGGATTCACGGGGCCAAACTTATTGGTATGCGAATCGGAGTCAGTTTCTTCAAGCAGCATACCAATACGCGGTAATGACCGGAGATCGGCCTACTATCGCCTTTTTCATTACTAGTAAGCTTGGTAGTAACGCAAACGAAATCATGTCCGAAAATGAACTTAGCAAGCATCATGCAGGACCAGAAGCTAGGGATATTATCAAGCAAAAAGATGATCTTGTCCTGGCTTTCTGGCGGCATGCAGATCAGGGACAACGAGCTTTCCCAATTCTTATTGCAAAATGGTTCGGTGTCTCTCCGGACAAGTATGTAGTCCCTTACAACCCGAATAAGGACGTACCGGAGAATATCGACCCGGCTGACTGGCACAAGTATCGGGCATGGGTGCAGAAAACTGCCAGTACCAAACTCGGGTTGAACTTGTCGTCACTGCACGACATGTCGGCCAAAGACAAAGAGACGATGCTCAAGCTTCAACAGCACCCACCGGGGCGGGATCATATCGCGGGTGCTATGGCGTTGAATCGGACTCGTAAGTTCACAGGTGAGCGGGATGAGAAAGGTAACCCGATTGAACCGTGGGGGGTCTATCTCATTCAGTACGCGCTGGCATACGGGATGTCAGATGCGGCAGCTACGCCAACGTTTATGGTTCCGATCAATGTGATCAAGTCCACCAAGGGAACTATCCCTCCTCATCGGACACTTACGAAGGTTCTTCGTAACGATTTGGAGAAGCTGTTACGGACTCATTGGCCGGATTACAAGGTCACGAACCCGAGATACTCTACGGGGAAGCGTGCGCCACTGTCAGATTGGAAGTTCATTGCGGGTAACCCGGCGCTGCCGTTTCCTTACCCTCGGTTAGTTCGGCCTCTTCCTCTGGCCGATGCTGAAGTTCGGGATAAGCTCAATGCTAAGTACCCGAATAACGTTCGCCGCACAACCCATGGCTTTCAGATTGACGGTGTCACGTACGATGCTTTCGTGATGCTTGTGGCGATGCCGCCATCTGTTGTAGAGAAGGAGTTCAACCTTCTGAAACGGGATGGAACTGCCCGTCAACTCATCTCCGATCCTACAATGTTGAGCCGATTGAAGGGAGCTGGTAGCCCTAGAGAGATGTTAAAGCGGGTTAAAAGTAAGGGGCTGCCTGATGAGCATCCAGAGAATATTAAGGGGGAAGGCACTCTCAAGCAGATGGGGCTGATGCCTCGTTCTATGGGAGTGCAGTTCATGACGAACCCGTACGAGAAAGCCTCTCAAGAGGTAGATCCGTTCAAGTTATTGAACATGGAGAAAGCGACTCCGCTTGGTCCAGAATATTACTTATCCCAGATCGGTGAACGGTGGAAACCAAAGATTACGACGATCCTTACGGATGCGGGAAACGTAGCTTACCGGGCTGTGACTGGATTTGAGCACGAACAAAGCCCGGAGAAGCGTAAGGAGATGTACGCTAATTGGTTGAAGGCAGTGGCTTTGAACATGGAGAAGTCCGAAGACGCTTTAACCCAGCTCTTAAAGGATGTCGTAGCCGCCGTAGACTTAGAGCACCGTACGACGGGTTCGGATATGGCACGGCGTCAACAACTCTATTTGGACTATGTGCGCCGGGAGACGGCAGCAGGTGGAGCGTACAAGGAACCGCAGCTTATCTACAAGATTAAGATGACTGAGTTCCAGGCTCCGATCGGGTCTACAGGATTTCGGAATATCTTCTTGACGATCAAGGCTCCTTCGGAAGATATCGCCAAGCTGATGATCCTGTATCGGCTGCTCCGTCGTTCAGTGTTGAATAAGGAGCTGGGTAAGCAGATGTTGGCGATTTCACCGTTTACCCGGCAACGGGTTTTCCCTGATCTCAACGCTCGTTTGTTGGCACAGTGGGCAGCGGCTCATTTTATCGTGATCGCACATGAAGGGCCAAAGGGAACTCGATTCCAGCCACCACGGCACCATCCTACTACTCGTGAGTATGCGGCTCAACGTGCAGCGGTTGGGGGCGAGCATCGGTTTGCCCGGATGCTTGGGTTCAAATAATGGCTATTGTTGTTGAGCGGCATGTCTTCTTCCTACGGGCAGTAGGACAGACTATAGACACGCTGAGTTACCCTTCTCCAAAGTCACGAGGAGGACGAGAGTACGTTCGGCTCATGCTTCGGCTTGAGCATAGGCGGCTGCCTTGGCCGGGGGAAAAGCATCGTAGCCTCGTGTACTTGGACGATAGTCAACTAGGAGCGGTTCCTATTGAACAGCTAAAAACTCCCAAAGTAGAGGTTCCCCAGTTTCGTCCTTGGCGATTAGAACTCCAGACGGCTGACACTAATCTTATGCGTAACTTCTTGCTTGGGAAAGATTTCTCCCATCCGAAGTTACTTGTAGCGGATGTCCCGAATCCTGAGTTATTGATGTCGCGTTCGGCGATGGCGCGGCATCTATTTGATGAGTTCTCTAAACGACGTAATAAGCAGTGGATATGGCTCCATACTCCACACATGCCCCATGACGTGGCTCGGGAAGTTTGGTTACCTTATGACCCAACTCACCCTGAGCAACGAGAACCTGATCGGGATCAGTGGTTACGTGAAGCTAAACATTGGCTGGCTAATGGGCCGGAACGTGTTATGGGGCCAAGGGATACTTTTGGGTTGAGCATGGCAAAAATGGTCAACAACCAGAAAGTCTATGACCCTCATACTATTATCCCCCTTGGTATCGCTTACTGTTTACGATATTACGACAAGCATGCACCACTAGAAGCAGGAGTACCTACTGCGCCTAGAGGGGTTGCATCACGACTCCAAGATTATCTGAAACAGGCACAGCCTACAGGGAAACCAGACATATGGTATGCCATGGGGGCGGTGTATATCCCTGATCAGGCAATAGGCCGTCAAGGGCTAGAAACTTATCGAAAAGGTCAACGAGTTCCTCTTGCTCCAGGTAAGACGTTAACCACTCGCCGTCTGTTTAAAGTCATGGGGAGAACAGTTGCAGAAGCCCGTCAGAATGCAGAAGCTTATCTGGCGAAGCTCAAGGAAAACCCAGCTACGGAATATATTGGGTACAAGTGGGGGAACGCTTGGGAAAGGAACAAACAGGAACTCATCAATCATCAGGTGTGGGTAAGACAAAAGAAGTCACGTCCTAAAGTGAATGAAGCATTCTACCGAAGAGATTCGCTTTATAGGGTTTATTAGGTGTGCGGGTAGGAACTTAGGAGGATTTTACCATGACCCCAATTGACACTTTGTATTTTCAGTGGGTAGTGACCGAGGAAGAGAAGAAAGAGCCGAGCATCTTCGAGAGTATCGTGGAGCTGCCTGCGGTTGCCAAGGTCAATGACCTGTTAAACACTTACGCTTCGATGATCAGTGATCTCATCGAGGCGGAAGTGAATCGTCGTGCTGTGATCGATGAGTATGTCGCGAAAGCGAAGGAAGACCCCGAGCTGGAGGAGATGTCCGATAGCGAGCTGGCTGAGGGTATTCTGGCGCTGGAGGACGTGCAGGAGAACGAAGAGCTGGTGGAAGCTCAGCGCAATGCGCTGGACATGTTCCACGAGAACCTCGTGAAGGTACTGGCTAACGAGGAGTAATCATGCTGGGGAAGCCATTACAACGCGCTGCTCAGATTACGAATGATGACGCTGTAGCTTTAGCTGTAGACGCGCTGTTGTATGGTTCGGATGAGGATCCTGATCGGGATACGACAGCACGCGGGTGGGATACCCACCATTATGGCGAAGGAGATGACGCTATGAAAATGTGGTATGAGGAACTTCAGGATATCGACGCGGTTATCTCGGAGAACGTCGAGGTGAACCCAACTGCGCTTCCGACTGGTGACTTGCTGGAGCGGATTGACACGGCTGTCGAAGCACTGAATTCGTGCTATGCGCTGGCTGTGCCAGTTTGGCAGAAGCGGATGCTTCACCTGCATTATAACGAGCTGGCCGAGGTAGCTGGCGACCTTCGTGCGGGCAAGATCAACGCCGCTGAAGGGGAAGCTCGTTTCGCTACTGTGATGGCTGACGTTAGCGAGATCGTGGACTTCTCGAATCTGTTTGGGAGTTAAGCTATGCCGACCCTCTCGTTTGACGGGTCGGTTTACTACTCGACGGCTGTAGATCGACGGGAGTTGGTTCGCATTGCGCCGTCTCTTTCAGTGACGATGCTGATGAACCGTGCTCAGTCGTCTATCGCTGTTAACAACACCCATGAAGTCAACTTCTCCGACCTTCCTGGAAATAAGGCTACGGTCATTATGCTGTCCTTGTCGAGCGGTACGATAGCTGTGAATGTTACGGATAATACCTCGCATACAGCTACGTTTAACTTGACCTCAAGCGGCATGTTGATTCTGATGAACACGCTGGTTACCAACTTGACGATTACTTGCACGGTAGCTGCGGTATATGACTTGATCGCGGGGGCCTGATGGCAAAGTTTGGTGATAACACTACCCCCGATCTGGGTTTGTTTTTCGGGGATCAGGGAGGACCGGGTACGGCTCTCCCGCAAACTGATGCTCAGAAGATGTGCCCCTTTCTCGACCAGCAACAGGGCGCTTTCTGTTCGCTGGACGGAGCGATGTGTCCTTTTGTCGGGTTCAACTACCGCAAATGCAAGAAGTACATGAACAACCTGACAAAGGGAGTCTTTGCCAGCACTAACCCGACTGGGATAGTACCGAAGACTAAGCCCCCTCGCCTTGAAGCCCTCACCGAGGGCAAAAAAGGGGGGCGTATTCAAGCTCTCTTAGAGGCAAAAGGTGGGGCAAAAAAGCCTTCTGAAAAGAAGGCAGCCGCCCCCCCTAAGAAGAAGACGACACCTCCTAAGAAAAAGAATGGGTCTACTGTTGACACTGAAAAAGAGCTGAACGACTTCCTTAGTGGTAAGGCACAAGCTATAGAAGTAGGTTCTTCTCGTAAAGGTGGCGGAAAAAAGACTGCCCCGGCACCAGAACCGTCAGCTCCAGATAGAGGCGATCCGCTGCCGCCATTGCCGGTTCGGCAGCAACGAGCTTTACCTGTTGCGAACCAGATAGCCTTAAATGCTGTCCTTGCTTTACAGAATAAGGATGTGCAGTCAAAGGAAGCGCAGCAGACGTTTGCTGATAGTTTTGAAACTTTCGTTAACATTAAAGCGGCGATGCCTCCTCCTCCTGCGTCATGGAGTGCTCGTCAAGCAACAGTTGACAAACAACATCAAGAGTTACGTAATCTGCAAGCTCATATTGACGCCTATCTTCGTCGATCATTAGGACTTAAGATCGAAGGTGGGACTAAGACAGATTACCGTCATGTAACGGATGCAATGTTTGATGCTATGCACCAATACATTGACATGGGGGAATTCCGGGACTGGCGTACACGAGATGTAGATCTTAAGAATGCTCCTGACTCAGGTTTAGAGCGTGATTTAAGTGAACCGCGTGGAGGGAGCCAAGGGACTGAACCGGTAGGAGCATCTGCACATGCTGCTCCTGGAGTGGGGCCACATGATGCCGGGTCAGCAGAGCAATCGGCTGCGGGCGCTCCTCCACCGCCTCCTGGTAGTAAAACAGCGGCACAGCAGGTTGTGACTGATGTAGGGCACCGTATCCAAATGGACACGGATGCTGAAACATCGTCAACTGGAACAACTGGAACATCCAAACGAACAAAGCATCCTAGCGGGTTCTCCCAAGCCGCAGGGGATACTCGTAACTATGAACAAACTGTTGGTAGGATTGAAGCAGAGTTCAACAGCTTAACCCCCGAGGAGAAACGAACTTTCTATCGCGGAGATGGTGAGCTGAATAGCCCCGAAAAACTGATAGCCAAAGCCAAGCAGCTTTGGGCGGTTAACGATACTTCTGGTTTAGAGACTCTTACCCGAGAGCTTACAAATCGTGTAAGGGACATCAGAAAAGTTGCTCAAGCCCGAGCTGAGTTTGACCTCGCTTGGGATAACAACATCGAGTTTCTTAAACGTAATCATCTTGTCGATGACGGAACATTGAAAATGCTCCGTACGGACCCAGCGCGAACCGGCAAAATCGCCGACATGATGAACAGGGCGCGTAAGAAGCTCTACACGGTAGAGACCCAGAATATGTCGCTTGGGGACAAGAAGATCACCAAGCTTGTCCGCCAAGCTACGCTTCCAGTATTAGATCGTACGGACTATGAAGTGATGCGGATGTCCGAGCAGCTCGGGTTGGCTGCGATTCAGAAGCAGCATACGTACGGTCGGGATTATGGTAAGTTCAATACCTGGAATCTTTTAGTTAAGCAGGTTTTAGCCCCGATCGCGTTATTGTGGACTGGACATGCGGGGTATGTCCGCCCCCTGCTGCATATTTGGCCGCAGCAGTTCCTGGACTCGCTGTACTTCGCGTATCTCCAAAGTCCGTTACCGAAGTTGCGGGGGAGCAGTATGCCGCAGCTTTCACGGGATACGAAGTTCGAGTTGAGCCAGAAGATGTCAACTCCTAGCCAGCAAGATCGGCTCATGAAGGGGTTTTACACTGACCCACCTGGGTTAAAAGGATTCGACTCGGCAGGGGTGGTTATGCCCCCGGATACAGCTATCCTCCACAATCGCATGTATCCAACGACCAAGGAGTCTTGGCCGAAGCGTCGAAAGAATGTACTTGCACAGCGGTATCAGGAAGTGAAGGCCCGTTTAGCCAACCCTGCGGATGATTGGCGGCGTGGGTACTTGCGGGGGCATTAATGGCACGACTGGCACCACGTAAGACCGTACCGAAGAAGCGGACGGCCCTTGAAGCAGCCCGGTTTGCTGAGTTTCAGAATCCGGACATGATGCTCCGTGGGTATTGGATGAATGAGAAGAGTCCAATTACAGTCGAAGTGCCGATTTTCCCGCATGGTTACTACCCCAAGCTTGGGGCCACAGAACATGAGGTTCGTGCCAATATCGAGTATCGACGGGTTACAGTACCGTCTGTGTCCGAGATTCGGCAGCATGGCGTCGATGTCCAACAGGCGTTCTTTGTAGCCGAGGTTGTAGTAGATCGCCGTCATATCAAGAACCACAACTACTTTCGAGGCGATTTTCCGGCTGCTGTGAAGGCATTGGCCCGCCAGCATGGGATCTTGTTTGTCCTACCGGCAAACGATATGCCGTCTGCCCGTCTTGTCCGTAAAGAAGTGCTGAACTTTTGGCGGCAGTTGTTCACTCCGCTGTTCATCAAGGGGCACCATTACACCTCGGGGCGGATGACCATGTTCATGGCCGCTCCTTCAGGATCGTTAACCCGGTTGAAGACGGCGTTGAATTTGGAAGCGAAGGATACTCCAGAGGATAACTTGCAAGAATGGTATCCTCATGCGGGAGTTCCGCCTCTCCCCCGAAAGCGTCGTCCGCGTGGTCCTCGTCCAAAATTTACGTCTCGGGAAAATTATTTAGCTGATGAAATTGCGAGCCAAACTACTGAACGGATGAGAGATCAACTCTTACCGGTTCTTCGGTCTAAGTTGGAGATCCCGAGTAACTCTCATGCGGCTCAAGAGTTAGAAGACTACGTCTCTGATCCGGCTACAGCACGAAGCTTGATTCGTGAAACGGGGAACGGGAAATCCCCTCAAGCCATTCAAACTTGGGTGAAGCACCGTTTGATCCCCAGGATCAAGGAAATTGTGAAAGAGGAAGGTGTTCAAGCTGCTGAGGGCGTGTTGCGCTCTAGTGTTCAGTTTGCGTTTCAAGTGACGATCGGGGTTGTGCTGAGTAACATTTTCCAGCAGATGAAAACTTCAAAATTTGGTCAAAAGAGAATGCAAAACTTCAACTACACTCCGGAAGTTAGTACCTCTTACCCGGTTGGTGGTGGAAGATTTGAACATGCTCCTACCAAGAATGTGAACATTGAAGAGAAGTTAGTAAAAGTTGTAGCTTATGCGAGTAAATACACTCGGCAATATGGAGTTCATAATGCTAAAGATGTTCTGGACTTCCATGTTACCCCTACAAAGGTAACAATTAACTTCAACCAAGAACATTATGAATCAGCGTTGAAGCACCGTCCGAAAGCACTTGGGTCATTGGTTGACGCTGAAGAACTCAAGGCATTCGAAGGGAACCTGCCCTTGCTTCAAGCGGCTATCAATGATTCTTATCGCCAGTATAACGACTTGTTTCCTGAATCAGATATGATGGACATTTAGTTTCATGCACCCGGAACAAGTTGAAGCTATCAATGAAGTCGCTGAAAGGGCGGATAGGTTATCCGACCTCATAATGCGAGTTTGCCATTGTGACGAAGATACAGCCCTTAATATCGTGCATGACCTCCCGCAAGTTGTACAACGGCTACAAGCAAATGACATTCAGGGTCTACTGAAAGAGGCTGTAGAACGAGTGCCATATCGTTCTATCCCCCCGAAGCCGATGCCGATCCCTGCCCATCAGCTTTACCCAGGGCACCCGAATTTCTTGCCCCCGGTGACTACGAAATCAGCTTTCAACGCACATGTGGCTCAGGCCATGTCTCCTTACGTGAAAGCGGTTGTGGACCGGGTGGCAAAAGACCGAGAACTGGAACCGCCTGATCTTAAGACCATCGAAGCTGTACTGGAAAAGACGGATTGGGCGCGGGCAGCTTATGAAGCTAAGAAGATGCCTCCTAAGCCTCCGCCAAGCAAGTTACGCCAATTCTTCAAGAAGTATGTATTCGGCCCTTTGGACGCCGTAACAGACAAAGTACCTTTGGCCCACTTTTGGGGCTACATCGGAGCTGCTCAGATCCTGCTGATTTTGTGGACTGCGCTAGGTGGAACCCTAGCCCGAGTTGAGCGTGCCGGAGCACCTGTTAAGGTGTACGACATGATGTCCCGTAGAAAGCAGGCTAGGCTATTCCAGAAATACGCCAAGAAGAGCGGTATGAAGTGGCCGGGGGGCGGAGTCTATTAATGGGTGTTCGCCGACAATGGAAAGTATTGAAACTATCTCAGGTTGAGATGGATAGCGATACACGAGTCAAACTTATCGAAGCCATCACCCGCAAAAAGGATATTCAGGTCACTCTTTATGCATGGGACGTTGACCCATTGCAGCAAGTAGCACGGGAAGCTTTTTTCACCGAACAAGCTGCTATCAAAGACTGGTTTCTTCAGAAACGGTTGTGGGAAGCTGATACCCCGCCTCCTGGGGTTACCCTCCGAAAATGGGCAATAGGTGTAGATGACATTATGGGAAACATTCACAACATGAAGTTGCGCAATATCCCATTGTCGTTAAACGCCGAGATCAGAGTTGGCATCATTCCTTCCTCTCTATACGAGGATCTGCAACGATCCTTGAAAAAGCAGTCGTAAACTCCCTCTATCTCAACCTGTATCTCCTTATTGACTGATTGGGAACTGATGCCCATTTCGGGCAATACCATAGGAGGTACACATGACTTATCCGAACATGGACCTGCAAAGCCTTCCGGCCACCATTGAGCTGCGGGTGGGAACGGATCAGGCTGAGCGAACCCTTCAGCTTTCGTATTACCAGATTTGGGCTGGTATTCAGGGCCTGAAGATCATCGACGACCTGGGAACTGTTCCCGAGGTTGTCCACAACGCGGGCGACGATGCGGCGTTTGCTACGGCGCTCGATAACCTGCTGACTGACCTTGTCGCCGCGATGGTTCACTACGACGCGATTTGGGCGATGGTTCCGTAACCTATGGAACCTCGTCGTGTCACTCAGGCTAAAGTTGTTCCGGGTCAATCTGTGACTCGGTTCCATCTTGCGATGGACAACTCGATGTTGCCAGATGACACGACTGAGCTTCATGTGGCCCACCACACGTCCGGTGATCTGTCCGAACCGGCTGATTGGTACAATATTTACGAGCATCCAACTGAGTGGCAGCTCGAACTTGCTCGTATTGGCCTCAATATCGACAAAGAGGACTGGACGATTCTTGAGCATATGCTCGGGAGTTTCAAATGGGTGCTGTATAAGCATACTGCCGATCCTCATCGAGCCGAAATTCGTGTTGACGTGTCTGCCATGAAACGTGGTGAGTGGACCACGACGTATTTCTAGGAGATCGCTGATGACAGACCTGATCGAAGTCATGCCCTTCAGCTACCAGATTCTGGAATCTGCTAATGGGCGTTTTCGTGTCGAGGGTGTGTTCCAGCGGTCAGACGTGGAGAACGCCAACAAGCGGGTTTACCCGCGTAGCATCTGGGAACGAGAACTTAAAGAGCCGCGTGTTACCGAGTCTTTAACAAACCGGGCGATGTTCGGTGAACTGGACCACCCTTCGGATGGGAAAACCTCCCTTAAGCGTGTGTCCCACATCGTGACGGGTTTGAATCTTCAGGATGACGGCTCGGTTATCGGTGTTGCCGAAGTTCTAGGCACTCCAAACGGACAAATTCTGAAGACACTCTTTGAATCCGGTGCTCAAGTGGGCATCAGTTCCCGTGGATCCGGGAGTGTTCAGAACGGTGTAGTTCAGGAGGACTTCAAGCTCAGCACATTCGACTTTGTAGCGCGACCTTCTACTCCAGGTGCGCTCCCCCGCCTTGCGGGGGAAGTTAGTCGGCGAGGGAGTAAGACCGAAGACGTAACGGATGCTTCAACTGAAGTTGAAGTTGTCGATGTGATGGATGTTGACCTCTTTAACAGGCTCCAAAAAGAGCTAGCAACGTTAGAGGAAGGTCTTGATACTAACATCGACTTCAATACGTTAGCTCGTTCGGTTATCGAGCTTCATAATCTGGTCGAAGGACTCGATGCCATTACACCGAAAATGCGGTCGAGCCTGAATGAGCACATTCTCGTTCTCAGTGGCGAACTTACTCGGTTGGCTGCTGAATCACCTGAGCACCAAACGATCGTGGCAGAGTTGTTGAAGAAAGTCGAAGAGAGTCTTGAGGCCGTAATCATTCGGCCCACGAATACTAGTGTTAAGGAGGAACCCATGGATAGGCTTCAATTCATTAAGGATCGACTCCAGGAAGCCGAGCTGGAAGCTACGGTGGATGCCACTGAAGCGGAAATGCAGCTCGCGGCGGAAGTCGATGAGCTGCGCCAAAATCTTGAAGCCCTCGACGACGACGAGCTGGTCGATGTGGCCCTCGAAGTCGGGGTGATCTCTCCGGACGACCTCGAAGAGGATGACGATACCAGCGCCGACGACGATAGCGGAGAGACCGTTACCGTTCAGGATCTGCTCGATTATATCGAGGAGCTGGAAGGTCAAGTTGGAGAGGCGGCGGAGCTGATCGAGGGTATGGCTGCGCAACTGGAAGAGTCGGACGATAGCGACGATCTTACGCTCAAGTACGAGGCGGCTCTCGGCATCATTCAAGAGACGGTTACCCGTTACCACTTCCTGCAAGAGGCAGTTGGTGGTGAGGAGCGGGCCAACAAGCTGATGGAGAACCTTCTCCAGCGGCTGGAGTCCGACGATGAGGATGACGACGAGGACGACGAGGACGAGAAGCCCAAGAAGAAGAAGGGCAAGAAGGAAGAGTCGCTCGATGAGGCTGTTGCGGAAGTCGAGAAGCTTCTGAGCGAGGATGGTGACGGCCCCGACAAGAACATGCTTCGGTATAAGGAACTCGCTGAGAGTGTCCGCAAGAGTACCGGACTTAACTAGCCATTGGTTGGCGATAAGATCTAAGGAGGATCGATCATGACTCAAGAACTCCACGCTATGGGAGAAATGGGAAGGGCACTTGCCAATGGTAAGTGGCGTCCGCTCGTCGAGTCGATCGAGGATAAGGCCACTCGCGAACTGACCGCTGTTCTCCTGGAGAACGAGCGCCGCTACATCGACATGCTCGATGAGGACGTGCGGATCCAGAGCATCGGTTCGTTCGAGAAGTTTGTTTTCCCGATCGTTCGTGCGGTATTCCCCAACCTGATTGCCAAGGACATCGTCTCTGTGCAGCCGATGACTGGCCCCACTTCCCTTGTGTTCTACCTTGACGCTGTCTATGGTACGACCAAGGGTGGTGTTACCGCTGGTGACACCATGTTCAGTGCCCGTAAGGGCCACCTCGCTGACGACCAGTACTCGTCCGAGGCGATTACCGGTGAGACTCTGGTGACTGCGGCGGATGCTGGCGGTCAGACTGTTATCCCGGCTTCGGCTGCTGATTTCGGTTCCGTTCGTCCCGGTACGTTCTCCATGTCGGGTGTTGTGACTGGTACGGATGTGGTTTGGACCGCGACGGACAATGGTGTTGGTGGTTTCACGTTCAGCGGGAACACTGCTTCCCCCGCTCCGACCATCAATTATGCGACTGGTGTGGTTACCACCTTCACGTTGGGTACTGCCCAGAAGGCTGCGACGGCCATTACCTGCAACTACTACTACAATTCCGAGGGTTCGGCCAACATCCCGATCGTGGACATCAACCTGTCCAGCGTTCCGGTGCGGGCGATTCCCCACAAGCTGCGTGCTCGTTGGTCCGTTGAGGCGGCTACCAACCTCAAGGCGATTCATGGTATGGACGCCGAGAGCGAGCTGGTTGCCCTCCTGTCCGAGAAGATCCGCTGGGACATCGACCGGCGCATCCTTTCCGACCTGTTCACCATCGCGAGCGCCGGGTCTGTGACCTGGAACAAGCCCGCTCCGGCTGCCGTGTCGTACAACGACCACAAGCAGACCTTCATCGACGCCCTGATCGAGGCTTCGAACCTCATCTTCCGGGCGACTCGTCGGGGTACTGGTAACTTCGTGGTTTGCGGCACCAACGTCAGCAACGTGGTCGAGTCCCTCTACGGGTTCCGTCCGCAGGCTGTGGCCGGTAATGGCGTCGTGTTCGTCGGTACCCTTCAGGGCCGGTGGTCGATCTACAAGGATCCGTACATGGACGCTGACACGTTCCTCGTCGGTTGGAAGGGCAACTCCTTCCTTGAGGCCGGGTATGTGTTCGCTCCGTACGTTCCGCTGTACACCACCCCGACCTACGTGCTGGATGACATGCTGAACCGCAAGGGGATGATGTCCCAGTACGGTGTGAAGGCCATTAATGGTGATTTCTACGCGACGGGGACCGTGACTTACACCGTTGTGTAGTGGTCGTTCTTAGTCTGTTAATCTCCGGCCCCCTGTAAGATGCAGGGGGCCTTGTATTTATTGACTGGAAACGGAGGTTGTCATGAGTGAAATGAGACGATTCGTGTATTTCGGCAAGGTGCCGACTAACGTCTGTTTTAATGGTGTGTCTTTCCCAATCATGCCCGGTGACGTGGTCAAGTGCTACCCGGAGTTCATTGCCGGGTTCATCTCCTCCAAGTGGTACAAGGAAGCCCCTGTCGAGAACACAAAGGCCCCGAAGCATATCTTCCCGCATAGCCCCATGTTCTTACGCCCCGATCCTACGGGTGGGCTGCCTATGCGATCGGACCCAACTGCTGGTCCTCGGTTAAAGAATAGGATGCCTCTCTCCCCAGCAATCCAAGAAGACCCTCCAACACTTCTCTATGAGAAGGTGGAAGAGGGTGGGGCCAAGGAAGTTCTCCCGGAAATCGAGGTTCCTAAGCTGGAACTGACCACTCTTCCTGGGCAAACGCTCACTCCCCCTGAGCCGGAAGTTGTTGTACCAGCGGCAGTTGACTCTGTTGACCCTGTTTCCTTCGCGGGAGATGAAGTGGAGGAAGAGGCTGTGCCTGCTGAGGAGATCCCAGAATTGATTGCTCTCGGGATTACAAGGTCCGCTTTACGGAAAGCCACTCGTCCCGAGATCTACGCCCGTGTATTGGAAGTTCGAGAAAAAGGTTGTGTGTTGAAGCCTGAAATGCTTGATATTTTCAACAGTTTCAATGAGGAAACGACACGCGGTGGGATGTTTGCGGCCCTGTGGGAGTACTACGGTTTCGATAAGGAGTAGGCTATGACGACGCCTGCGAACTTCACCGAGAAGTATATCTTTGACTGGGTTAAGAAAAAGCTCGGTGACCCGACTGTGAATGTAGAACTGGACGAGACTCAGATTAAGCATTGTATTGACGATGTTATCGAGCTTTTCCAGAAGTATCGCCCCAAAGAATACTACCAGGGTACGATTCTATCTGAAGGATATCATTTAGTGGACGCCCCTGACGGTAGTATGGGGGTCTTGGGGGTTGAGTTTAACCGTTACGAGTCAGAATTAGGCTCAGGATTAGAGGATGTGTTCAACCCCTTCTACTTCATCTCCTATGGCGGTATGGGTGGAGTTGACATCCAGACTTATCACCTTATGAAGCACTGGATCGAGGTGATGCAGCGTACTTTCGGTACGGAAGAAGGCTACGAACTCCTCGATGATGGCAGAGTTTTCATCTCAGTCCCAGGAGAATATAAGGTTTCGATCATGTGGGCGATGCCTTGGACGGGTCTGGAAGATCTCCACCGTCCGTATCAGCATCTTTTCCTGAACCTTGTACTCGCGAAGAGTCGGCAAGTTTTGGGGCAGATTCGTGGAAAGTACGGCCAGGGTGTTCCTGGGGCCGGTGGGCAAGTACAGCTTGATGGGGAGTATCAACGCCAGAAAGGGCAAGAAGACGAAACAAAGTATACCGACGAGTTGATGCGGATCAGCCCGCACTTCATCCCGTCTTTGGGGTAGCACATGGGTCTCCCTCTGTTTGGGTCAACGAAAGATCGTAAGCTCATGGAGCAGCTCAACAAAGAGATCTATGAGCTGTTCATGCACGATGTGGAAGTTTATAAACTTCACTTCCATACCGAAACCGAGAATGTGCTCTACCACGAGGATATCAATCGGGATATCCTTGACACTCCCACGTATATTGTTCATGGCTATTCTGACGTTTCAGACAACGGACTTGTCGCTTTGTACAAACAAGGCCCGCAACAGGACCGTCAAATCTTCTTGTACTTCAGCCGGAAGCTGTTAGAAGATCACCTGAAGTCGTTAGGGTTGGACTACTATCAGGATATCCCTGTTGCTGGAGATGTTGTACGGATTCAAGAGTCTTATTGGGAGGTCATGAACTCGGACCCGGAGGGGTTCCATATGAACTTCCGGAACTTCCCGTTCGATTTACAGTACAACATTGTTCCTTGGCAGCGGACTGGAACTCCGAAGACTGCGACGAAGCATATCTTTGAGAGGTATTGATGGCTTTTCGTGTACGGAAACTTCGAGTCCGTATTCGTAAAGCCATTTTGGCGGCGTTACGCAAAATTCGTATTTTGAAGCCTACCCAAGCCCAGACGAAGATTACCTCTCGCCCCCAAGCAGTTTTTGACAAAAAGGGGATGAACGTCAAGGGTATCAATCAGGAGATGGCCCAAGAATTCGCTGATGACTTGAAGGCGATCATTGAACGCCAGCTCATTGCCTGGGTACCCCTTAGCCCCAATTATGCACGCCGAAAGCGGATGCTCGGGATGGACCCGCGTATCTTGATCGCCACAGGGCGGTATGTGAACTCCATTCAACCTATTGAACAACCGGATGGGACTTGGGTTGTATCGGTTCCGGCTGAACCACTTCATGCAGGCAGCAAGTACACCTTGAAGGATCTAGCCCGTTGGTTGGAGTACGGGACATTGCACATGCCCCCTCGGCCACATTGGCGTCCTGCCATGAATATCTGGCGTACGAAGATTTATCAAGTGAGGCGACGTGTACGACATGACCTCGTACGGGAGCTGAAAAAGGCAGGATATCGATGACGGGTCACTATCGCCCAGATCGTTTTGCGGATCAGGTGCAAGTAGCTTCTCGGGAACGGACAGAAAACTATGATGTTATCTACCGTACCGATGCTGCTGTGATGAACTATTTCACCTTTTGGGAGATCTATCACGATACGACTACCAATTTGTTGATGGAGAAGATGATCCCACAGGTATTCGCCAGTCCGAGACGCGAGTATACAGAGCGGGATTTCCATGAGCAAGATGATTCAAACCGTTTGGCAACTGAGTGGGAAGGGGATTACCCCCCAACTAAACATGAACGAATCATCATGCCCTCCATTGCGGTCACTCGATTGGATGTGACGTTTGACCAGACTCGGTTTACATATGCCCACTGGCGAAAGTTACTATACTCCAACGACCTGAATATGACGTTGGAGTCGCCATTTCCGCTACCTTACAACTTCTCGTATCAGTTCGACTTTTGGGTGTTAGAGCAAGCCCAATTGAACTCGATCATCGAACAGTGGGCACGTAAGTTTCCTCACCCGACATGGTGGATAGATATCCAATACCCGTTTCCTTGGGGGACTAACACAGTTCATATTCAAAGCCAAGGGGTTATGAGCAATACCTCGGTTCTTGAAGCTGGTGAGGTTCAACGTCAGCTTCGTGGGGTAGCAACTGTCAATGTATTTGGGTGGATCCCGTTGCCGTATACCTGGACTCGTACGGTACAGAAGATCACGCTTGAGATGATCGAAGAGAGTTCGCAAGAGATTCTAGAGACTTATGAAACTGAGTGGGCCGATAAACCAACATTCTGGGAAACCGGTGACCAGGAACAGGTATTGGTGTGGAAATGAACGATCCTATCGAGCAACTCCATAAAGACACCAATGCTCGAATTCGAGCAGGTGCAAAAGCAGGTAAGTACTGGGTACTCCGTTCGGAGGATATAGATGACTATATCAGTCGAATTGTGGAGACCACGACCTCGGGGGCCATTGGGGGTTTCTCCAAACCAATGCTCGGTAACCCGAATGATCCTGCCTTCGGTGGACGTAATAGGTTTACGAAGCAACAGCTTCGATTTGCTGTAGATCGACTTCTTGGCAGAGTATCTTCGGAGTGACCTTTGCTATCAACGATTTATTGTGTGACCAATGAGGAGGGTCCATGCCGCGATTTCGCATCATTGGCAAGTCAGATCGAATGCGAACGGTCTTCCTTCGAGACTCTAAAACGGGGAAGTTCGTCCAGCACAAAATCATTCGGGGTAAGACGATTGACGTGAATGAGGATGAGCTTACGTTTCACGTAGCACGGCAGAAAGGATTCAAGATCCTGGATGTTGTGGAACTTCCTGACTTAACTGAAGTTACAGAGATTATTCCAGTAGTTGAGGAGGAGCAACCCCGAAAGCGTACCCGTTCTCGGCGGCGGAAAGCTGTAGAAGAGACTGATGAGTCGTAACACGAAGCGATAAGGATCTTTAGGAGGTTTTACTATGGGTATCTATGTTTCTCCAGGCGTTTACACTCGGGAGATCGACCTCTCGCTGTATGTGCCTGCTCTGTCTACGACTATTGTGGGCATGGTGGGGGTGACTGGTAAGGGGCCGACCAATGAGCGGACCTACATCACCAATCAGCAGCAGTTCGTGGAGGTGTTCGGCCCGCCTGACGATACGATCGGCTATGAGGCGTATGCTGCGCTTCAGTATCTTCGGCAGGGTCGTCAGCTTTGGTTTGTCCGGGTAGTTGGTGCGGCTGCGGCTGCTGCAACGCATACTTTCCTGTATGGTATCCCGGTTGTGGATGAGGTTCAGGCAGAAACTGTTCCTCCTGATGGCATCTTGAAGGTTTTTGACGGTACTCTGGATAACTTCCCTGTCCAACCGGCCACGCTTACTTTAACCGCCACTGTTGATGCTACTCCAGTTGTGCTTACTGATATTACTGGGCAGGGTATCCTTGTGGGGACGAATTGCACCGGGACGATTACTTATTCGACTGGTGCGTGGACGACGACTTTTGACACTGGTCATGAGCCGGATAACGCAACTCACCATGTGGCTGATTACACGTATACCGATGCTGGGTTCCTGGCTACCTGCATTTCCGATGGTGAATGGGGCAACAACATCACTATCGGTATCGAGGATGGTGGTATCGCAGGGACCAAGAAGCTCACGGTGTACTACGAGGGGATGTCGGTCGAGCGTTGGAACAACATTGACCTCGATGACACGGTTGGCAACACGCAATTCATCGAGACGGTGATCAACGGTA